GGTGTTCGTTAACTATGATTTGATTAGGAAGTAGCTTCTGTAGAGCTGCGGTTAATGCAGTCTGTCCTCTTGACGATTTTTTCTTCTTTTCCTTAACCCATCCTAAACCCAAAGAATTAATTTTTTTATTTAATTGAGGAAAGGATAAACCAAGTTCTTTGGCAATTGCTGTTAAGGATAAGTCTGAATCAAATAAAAGATCTATAAGAAACAGATCGTCATCTTTATCTTTAAACTCCCTTTTCATTTTGAGCCGCCCTATTAACCAGTCTAGCTCTAGCAAAACTAATTACTTTTCCAAAATCGATGATAGAAAAACCAAGGTTATTCCATATCTTTTCAGCTAAAGCTGCTGATAGCAGTGGGCAGTCCAGTACTACTGTATCAACTTTACCAGTAAACTTTGATAAGCTTTCGCAAATTGAATCTACCTTGTCGTAATAGTCATTGTATTGGACATATATTGACTCCATTGGTGCGCCTAATACTTTAGAGATAATTTTTCTATCATGAAAAGTAACTATAACATATGGATTATATCTAATATAAAAATCTACAAACGAATTAAAAGCTACTTCATTATTATTAAAATAATTTTCAAGAGTAGTAGAGTTGTAATAAAGCTGGCTTGTATCTACGCTAGAATAATCTAAATCATTTTCCGGATCGTTTGAATGGACAAACGCAGCTGGAATAGCTTTCATAAAAGAAGGATCATTTATGTTAAACGATTTAGTAATAGATTCGCTAAAGTCCTTTGAGGTCTTCTTGGAATCGGAACCACTCATTGCGATTAATGCTGAACGCGGAAAGTTAACATAAGCATAACGTTCGCCAGTTAACATTTTTGCAGTTAAATCCTGAATCGTTTGTGCTTGAGTTGCTATTTTAATTTCTTTTCCCATGATATATTCCTTATATTCCGAAACTGCCCCAGTCAATTAAGACTGGATTAGGATCTACTATTGAGTTAATATGATCTAATGCGTGAAATTCTCCACCATCTAATGTTGAATACCTTTGATGCTTAGAGATTTTATCTTCATCTTTTACGTACCCTAAATGTTTCATAATTAAATTTGAATTTAACCAGAAATTCTGTTGTCTGATCCAATCAACTACATAAGTTGGTTCTGATCCACATGCAAGTTTTCTATTATTAAATCCACCATTTTCTTTAAATCTAAAGATTCTACTGCTATTATTCGGTGCCCAAAGTTTATCTGTGCGCCATTGTGTTTCATTCCACATATGGTAGAAACGAACGTTGACAACGTCAAATGGAGACTGAGACAATACTGAACGTATATCTATGCTAGACAAATTATTTTTATCATACAGCATTTCGTCACAATCAATCGCAATAATCCAATCACCTAACGAAGCATGTTGAGACATATTACCCCATGCAAATGCTCTTAATTGACCTTCATGTTTTGTGAACAGTGGTTCTGGAGTTGAATAAACTTCACAGTATTTTTTTGCTATCTTAGCAGTATTATCATCTGAGCAATCATCGGTAAAAATAATCTTATCAACCTGCTGAGATAATCTATCTAGAACTTCTTCTAGATATCTTCCTTCTTCATTTCTGCCAACCATTTGAGCGTATATCATATATTTCCTTGGAGAATAAAAAAGTGACGCATACTGCGAGTAGAATGCGCCACCTTTAAATGGATAGAATAATTAGATTTCGAGCATTTCTCGGACTTCAACAGCCGAGATACGTTCTACGTCAGTGCGATTAGAGATTACTTCTCCCTTTACTCCGCGCTTACCAAGCGCTACTTTTTCTGCCTCAGCTTTATTCTTTGCCTTGACAATGTAGCTTGTACTAACTTCGAAGTAATTAAACTTATTATCTGCCATTCTATTTTCCTATCTATTAGCTGGGTATGTATGAGATATATATTCTACAGCTTCTTCTAGTGTGTCTGCAAGTTTTGTGGCAAGAAATTTAAGATATTTTCTATGCTGCAAATCTTGGTGCGCCCAAACAATTATTGGTTGATTATTAAAGTGCGCCCAGGTCATTTCAAAGTCTGTACCGATGTATGCTCTATAAAGTAATCTGTATTCTACTAAAATTATATCACAGCTTTTTTGCAAGAAGAGATTTTTATCTACTATTTCTTTTGGTGAGCAGTCTTCTTCCTCCAACGCATACTGCATTGGATTGACTGCCTTAAAACCTCTATGATCTAGCAGTGCAGTAGCTTCGTCTCTCCAACTATACTTAAAGTCAGATTGGACATCTTCTATAGCGCCTGATAAAAACACTCTAGTTTGCATTAGCTACCTCTTTAGCTGGCCAATAGTATGAAAGATTAGGATCTTCATCAAAATATTGGGAATAATATTCATAATCTTTACGCAATAGATTAGACCTATGTGATCGATGAAATTCTTCTAAGCCAAACCATGGTGGCATAACTACTGAATCTATATCTATATCTTCTAATAGCATGGTGTTTTTGTAACCTCTGCTAATCCACTCTTGAATGGTGTAGTTCTGATAGAGCTGTAGAGCTGATTCATAGCCGGTCCACATAACAGTAACCGGATGATTGCGCCAACCTTTTGTTGGAGTGCGATCAAGTAAGATGTTTAAGACTTGGAAAGTTTCTACTCGTTGCTTTCCAAGTCTACGATAATCTAATACCCGAACTGACTCTTGCAAATTTGCGTATGGTAAAAATGTTTGCATTATGCCTTCTTGAATTCCTCAAAAGTTTTGTCGCCTACGCCAAAGTATTCTCTAGCTAATCCAGCCTTAACAATTTCAGTGTTAAGACATTCTCCAGCTTCATTCCATACTCTGGCAAGAATTCTTCCATACTTCTCATTCTTATCAAGAATTGTTTCAATCTTAATTTTATGATTAGCTTTAGTTAACCACTGATCTGTAAATTCTTTTGCAGCCAATCCCATTTTCTTTTCTTCAAGGTTAGTTGTGCGGCTTTCTGGAGTGTTAACACCATAGAGTCTAACGCTCTTAGGGCCGAACTTAACTTCAAAACCAAGATCAACAACGACCTTAAAAGTATCTCCGTCTACTACCTTAATTACTTCTGCGTTATATAAATAAACATTAAATTGATCTGACATTTTATCTTCTTTCTGTTGTTCCGTATAGTATAGTATATCATTACTCTTCAAGATCTTCGTCCCAATCAGCTTCAAACTCTTCATTTGTTATAAGATGTTTGTCTGCACCAGTAATCCATTTGCCCACTATTTTAGTTCTCCAATATTCTTTTGGCCCTAATGGATAGCGTTCAGCCTCTTCGTTCTCATTATCTAGCTCTTCTCCAAAGTAACCATCATGCTGAGCAATCATTATCTCATAGATGCTAAGGTCATGGGCAAATCGACGGACATAAACATCTACACATTCGTCTTTCCACCATCTAGGCATTGTGCCTTTGTTTAAATAAAGCTTAACTACTTTATCTCCTGTGCCAATGGTTAGCATTCCGTCTTTGTCATGGGCGGCTTTGCCAACCCATTCTGCTGGTAATATTGTCATATTATTTTTCTCCTAAAATAAAAATCCCTGCCAGCCCACGAAGGATAGAGCTGGCAGGGAAATTATTTTTGTATTAGCTGATAGTCTAATTAATTAGCTGTTAAAGTTTTAACAACTTTTACTGCTGGTTTAGGGCTGCTTGTTATTGGTTTGTTATATTTGTTATGAATAAGCAATTTTTTAGGTGGTTCAATTAGTAGAGCAGCAGGTTTCCAAAGCGTTTGATTGTCTAGATACTGTCTAATGATATCATAAGCTCCTTCCCACAACTTTTCATCGCGCATAAGGACACTTACTTCTTTTTTAGAACCCATTTGCTCAAATCTTTCAGAAATAGTTGCCATATACGATGGACCAACTTCATCAATAATTGAAATTATATCCCTATATTGAAGTTGGATAAGACGATCTATACCATTTCCATCTGGATAGTTGGTTGATAACCAGTTCCAATCTCCTTTAGAGTTTGTATTAAGATACTGAGACAATCCAAAACATAATGGGTGTGCTAAAGATCTTACTAATACTTTCTTTTTATCAACAAGAGATTTTTGTTTTTCTTGTTCTAAAAAGATTATGTTTTTAAAGTTGCTTTCTTTTGGATCTAAGAAACCAAGCTGCGTTTGAGGAGCGCACCAATTAATAGCGTTTAGTCTTATGTAATCATGAATCATCAAAAGGTACGCAGAAACTGGAGCTAACTTTTGCAGTTGGGCACTTAATGGATCATTGTCTTTTGATAATCGACTGGTTATACTACTTCTTGCAGCGTGTACTCTTAACGCTTTTGATTCTTTGTGAGGAAACGCTTCTCTATTAAACATCTGCAGTACTTGCAGAGCTTCTTCAACATTTAAGGCGCTGTCTGCTCCAGAAATAAATCTGATTCTCTTAGAGAGATTTGGATTAAGTTCTTTAAGATATTTATCTTCGTCATACCCATCAGCTTCTCCATCCAAAGCTTTAATAAACCAGTTAATTTTTCCTGCGTGATGAAGCTGCGCCCAAGCTTCAACTTTATTCGCTTCGTTTAAGGTATGGGAGATCTGACGAGCTTGTGATTCTGTATAACCTCTTGAAAAGACTATGTCCATATATTGAGAGTTTAAAGCGTCTTGAGGAGCTGTATTACCTTTTGCAGACTCTTGTGCTGCAATTTCTTGAGCTGCAATAATGGCATAAACGCGGTTGCCACCATTCCCAATTCCTTGCCAAGGTTGATTAAATGTAACGGAAATTTCTCTTAAAGTCACGCCGTTACTATCGGTAATTGTCTTACCAGTTTCCACAAGTGAATTGCAGAATACTGTAATGTGATCTAACTTTTTTCTCATTACAACTTGATCAACTTGACGTTCAATCGGGTATAACGCATCTTGGGTTATATTGCAGTATGGTTCTTTTTCTGGAGTTGGGATGCGTGGGTTTGGACCAGTTTCACCGGGCTCATAACCTACGGGTAGCTCAGGCACAAAAGACAATGGTATAGTTAATTGATCATCTTTTAATACTTTAAAATCAGATAAAGAAGATGAAGAGTTAGGATCATCCATTTTGAAATGTTTGACAACCCAAATCTTAAATTCTTTTGGGTTATTAATTGACGGTAATTCGTATTGCTTTTTCATTTTTATTTCTTTCCGACGGAGCCTTTGGAGCTTGGTCTATATTTTGTTTTATTGGGAACTGGATTGTTCTCAACACTTATATACTATCAGGCAATATCCCCTAATGCAACTCGTAGAGGAATATTTATTAGATTTTTTTAATCTCTTTCTATTCCTATGTAATCGCAGGCTTTGCGAAATATTGATTGACTTACTGTGAATTGGGCATCGGCGTGACTGTAGCCTTCTCCAGGTTTTGGAGACGACGCATGCCAACTGTGACCAATCGATACGCTACCATCATACACTACATTGTACCCTAAATGACGAGCAAAATAAGAACACCAAGTTTCTTCGTAATAATGTGGTGTTGGCAGGAAAGCGCCTTTGATACCAGGAAACATTTCTTGGTACTTCTCATTATTAGTCATGGCATTCCATACATTTCTTCTAATAAAATATGCAGACCCAGAAACCGTAACACAGTTAACCCTATCTCTATAGAGATTATCCTCACGATCAACTTCATTCCAACCTCTATGACGAGGAGCTGTATTGGTGCCTACTATACCAGCATGTTTGATGTTGCCATATTCATCTCTTTGCTTTGGGCCAAGAATATGAACGTCTGGTTCTTGATTAAAAATTTGACATATTTTCCTGATGTCCTCATTAGTAAACCATACGTCTGCATTGAGGATGCCAATAACACTATTAGATCCTCTTGCTGCAAGTTTGTTAATAGCTGCTGAGTATCCAATGTTTTTATTTAAATCAATTCTATCTATCTGATATCTGTCGTCGTTTTCCCTTAGCCATTCAACTGTATCATCGCTAGAATCATTGTCAGCTACATATAGATTCCAAAACTTATTATCCGTACCTACACCCTCATGTAAATTATCTAATAGTCTTTGTAGGAGTGGCCTAGTATTGTAATTAACTACACATAAATCTATCATATGTTTCTGTCATCTTCTACCACAGCTTTAAAGGCGTCATCTTTATTTAGACCAAGATCAATATACTTTTCATATCTATTGTATGCTTCTTGTATATTCTTTTGATCAAAGAATTCTATAAAACTACTTTTTGGATTATACATTTTTGTTGCTTCAAAAAGTTTTGCGTCGGTAAAAAAGTTTGTTTCCATCATCTTTTTTCTTTTTTGACCATAAGCCACGTACACTCCAATAGCCATGCAGGTCGCAACAATAATTAAACTAGGCCCAGTTTTCTTCTTCGTCATATATATCTCCCGTGTATTGATTTTCTGCAATTGCTTTAGTTGCTTCTTCACTAATTTTTAAAAGATCTAAGCGCTCTTTCTCGTCTTTTATACTAGCAGATAAATGTATCAATGCTGTTGATACTTGGAACATTTGTTGAGCGTCAAGAATTATATATGTTTGCCCAGGAAGTAATTTAATATTTACTTTCTTTTTATTGATTTGTTTTTTAGCCATCTTTCTTTCTTACTTTCTTTACCTTTACTTCTTCAATGTCTTCGTCATCTAATGATACAGGATAAACGCAAAAAGAACTACTGTCTGGTTCAAAGGTAGCAAACAATATTCGCTTGTCTTCGTTGGTGTAACCCTCTGGCGGTGTAGATTCTAAGGCAATTTTTTTAGAGGAACAGCCATAGACCTGACTGTGGTTCTTGTATAAAACAATATAATTTAATTTAGAAGCTGCCATTATCCATAACCTTTACAGTGTTTATATTAGCCTTTAATAAAAAAGATTCTACTTCTTCCCAGTTTTCATAATCAAAATCATGTAGGTAGTATACAGTATTTAAAGTGCTATTTGCTATCAGTTTAGCGCAACTAAAACATGGTGGACCATTGACATATATCTTAGTTGGTCTTGAGCTGTAGTCTGAATGAAGTAGGGCATTTGCTTCTGCATGTATTGCTATGCAGTTGTCATAGGCTGAGCCGCTCTTAGAGCCTTCTAGGAAGCGTTTACAGCCCCCCTCGTTACAGTGTGTGAACCCTCTAGGCCCTCCATTGTAACCGAAGCCAACTATATGGTTGTAGTCATCTACTAAAATAGCTGCATATTGTTTCTTACCACAGGTAGAGAAGATCTTAGAACTTGTTATACACAGGTTCATGAATTGAATATCTTTTTTATTTACTAAATTCATAAATTAATAGAGAACAACAATCCCGCTATAGCGCCTATTAAAATAGCTAAACTAATTGATATAGTTTTAATACTTTTTTCCTGGGTTGATCTATTTAACATCTGTAAACTTATCACCCAATTAAGAAGCAGTGAAAATAGAATAGGAATAAAAATAAACTTAATCATTTTGATCAACTAATCTATTAATTGAAACTGGAAACTTTTGTTTAGCTAATTCATAGACAGCTTTAGCATATTCCTGTATCTCTACTTGGGAATCTTCTCTTAACCTTTGATTTAAAAAGAGAGATAGTGATTGCAGGCTGCATGACCATCTATACGAAACATACATACCGTATGCCGGAAGAAATAGTCTAGCTTGTTCTGGTGCAATCCCTTGCTCCATAGCCATGTTGTATATAGATTCACATTTATCTATTAAATTTTTTAACTCTACGCTTAAAGTAGAACCTATCCAAGGTCCAGCTAATCCTGCTGACCCTTGTTTTTTATTTTCTGGAGCTAGTCTCCATTGTTCTGAATTAGGAATATAAAATTCTGGATTCATTGTGATGTATCTTCTAGAAGATTCGTTCCATGAATCCATAGTGTGATCAGAACCAACTACATACTTCCAATGTTGACGGGCAACCATCAGAGGTGCTTTAAATTCAAAGGTCATAAATGCATGTCTAAAAGGAGACATGTGATTTTCTCTTGCTAGAAAATCTATTAACCTAGCATCGTGTACTGTTAGTTCTTTTGCCTCTTTTGCAAAAGAAGCTCTAGCCGCGTTTACGATAGATAGGTCATCACCCATTGTGTCGACTAATCTAACGTACCCTTTATCTAGTACTTGAATGTAGTTTTCTTCATTCTCTGTCATCATCATTGTTGCCGTTGTTTTCTTCATCTATGTATAGAAAATAACCACTATCTTCTTCGTCTAAGTCTATCATGAAATTATTGAAATCCTTAGTATTGGAGTACAAAGATTCCAAAATTTTTACAGCCTCGACTGGCATGGCAAACGGCTCATCACCTGGTTCAGTTAAATTAAGTATAATTAAATTAACTTCTTGAACCGTAGTAAGTAGTTCCGCCATAAACAATGAATAATCTCTAGCAGAATTCAAAGACAACGCCCTAACGATATCTGGCATTGCTCCTATGTTTTCTGGAGAAGTTATTTCAGAGAATATTTTATCAAAATTTTCTTCATTAGCCATTATATAACTACTCCTCTTATTTAGTGTTGTCCTTAATAAACTTAATTTCACACGAATCGGTTGTACAATAGCGTTCACCAATAGCATCAGAAGCCATGCCTGCATAAACTCCAGTTAGATCTATTGGGAATAATTTATTTTTATTATCGTTATATTCCTCTTCTGTTATTTGGGTGTAAGGCATTTGGAGATAAGTATCATTGCCGCTTGGAAGGAATGATACAGTCTTTAATTGACCATCGTACATATGTAGTACTGTGCCCACGTGATTTGATTCTGTATCTTTATTGAAAGATATAGTTACAGAAACAGAATTGTCAGACCAGTAACGCTGAGCTGTAGCTGCCAATGACATTTTCTCGAAGATAGTTACATCACGTTCCGCTCTCTCTGCGTCTGATTTAATCGGGAAGTATACAACTGAAGTTGTATCTGGAGATTCAGCTGCTGCCTCTACTGTGTAATTAGCCATTCTAAATAGCGGTAACATCGGATCATCATTAGAGAATCTAATAGTTCTATAGAAGAACTTACCACCCGGAGTCCAGTGAACTCCTGGAGATTCTCCAGCTAAGATCGACACTGTACCAGATGGTTTAATTGTAGTCATTTTTATAGACTCACGGATTCCCAACCACTCAGAGTATACATTATCATAGCGTTGTATAGTTTTATATCCTTGGTCCATCCATTCGCGCAGTGCTGGAACGCCAACACGATCAGCAAAGTTTGCTACGCCTGACATAGATGCTCCAATGCGACGATTTCGTTGCATGATAGCGTTGGTCTCTTCCCAGTGTGTAGGAAGTAGCGTAACAGTCTTAGCATAGAGGTAGGCAAACTTTAGGGTACGCTTATAATCCTCTAGGTTGTCATGCCTATTGAGATAGGTCTCCACAAGCGTACAACACTCGTAGGACTCTAGAGATTGCTCTGCGCATGGATTATACCCAGCTACTCTATGATCCTTGTTATTCGGTGGATCAGCTAGTCTTCCATACTTTCTAGACATATCCATCCATATAACGCCAGGTTCTCCGTTAAGGGAGATTCCTTCAACTATCTTAGAGAGATCTGTACCTACAGATGTTTCTATTGAGTTATTAGACATCCAAGCCCAGCCTGGATTGCTTCTATCGTAAGAGTTTCTTTCAGGAAATGCTGCAGCATTTTTTAGGTTAAGGAAATTGTCATCTTCTAAACGCCCAATTAACAACTCAGCTGAACGACGAACGTTACCAGACACTACGCACACACCAATAACGTTTCCAATATCTGCTATATCAACTCTAGTTAACTTATCACCCTTACGGCCCTTAAACATATTACGTATATGATCATGAAGTCTTTCTAATGGTTCATGACCAGCTGCAACGCCGCCAAATGTTTTGATCGGAGTTCCCGATGGTCTTATTTGTGAGTAATCAAATTCATATGATGGTTGGTTTTCTTTTAGATATGAATTAAGAATAAACGATAATGATTCCACCCAACCCTCACGAGTATCAGGAATCACATATGTAATAGGTTCTTTTGGTTCATAAATATTAAAATCTTTATCAGCACCTTTGTCATCGAATCCAACACCAACGCCAAGCATTGATGCTTCCATTAAGAATGCAAACGGTTTTGCTGGATTAAACTTGTTCATTTCTGCTGTGGAAACAAAAGCGCAGTTTTGTAAGGCGGCAGAATTCTTTTGAACATTAACAATATTTGTACCCATCGCCCAAAGTCCACGGCCTGGTGGTGTCCACTTTAAATTGAACAGTCTATCAAATGCTTCCTTAGCACTTGCCTGAGCTCTTGCGTCATTCCATGGAAGACGGCTCTTCTTGCAGTGATCTTTTTGTAGCGAATACATGCCATTGATAACACGTTCGCATACGTCTACCCATGTTTCTTTAGTGCCATCTTCTTTTAGACGAGAGTATGTACGAAGAAAGGTTATCTCTCCAACGGAATTACCACCAGCATCTTTGTAACCAAATGGTGCAGGTGTATTTCTATAAGACTCAACAAAATCATCACTTAGTTTAAAAGAAAACATAGATGAATTTTTTGGTGCTATAGGTGTAAGATCTGGGTTTCCGTTTTCGATTTCTTCTGACATTTTTATCTCCTGATTATTTGTTTAGCACTAGTGTTTTTACGTACTTGGGGTTTAATTTTTCTATTTCTGTTTTTTTAATTTTCTTGATCTGATCATATGTATAGATTGTATATATTTCTCTCTCGAAAAAATATCCACTTCTCCAATTATATATCTTGTCTAGAACATATTTGTGATTTGTAAAGATGTTAGAGATAACAGCTCCTCCATATATCCTTACTAAGTTCTGCATCTTTTTAATCACGGCTGTTTTATTCTTTTCTGTTATGTCATTATTATGTTCAGCGTGCGTATATAACCAATTGAAAGCTTGCCTAGTTAACGGTGAGTAATCTATTGGGTCTATGACGCCTAATGATAGTAGCTCGTTGTGATTATTTTGTATCAATAAATCTTTCTTAATAACATCTAAAAATAAAGAAAACCAATCTTTCTCTTTAAATTGAGTCCACGTTGGGCACCAAAAAAGGATCAGGTGAACTGGATCTGGAATATTAGTTTTCTCTATGGTTGGAAGTAGTATGGCACAAGAGATAGCGCGCTTTACTTCATCTTTACTTAACTCAGAGTTTTTATTTTTATTCTCAAAATTATTCCACAGCTTGGAAATATGAGTCTTCCAATCAGCTTCGCCTATGTACAGGTTTAAATATTTTTCAGCTACATCGACCGATAGTGTTTTTTCTTGCACTACTTTGTTAAGCTCATCTAAAAACATTTATATAACCCTCTTTAACTCTAGACAAATGTACCAAAACTTATATAAAACTACCCGTTAAAATAGTTATCCCGCCCTTTATGGGGGCGGGATAACTATCTCACACTCGGTGAGGAGCGTCGGTTTCCGTGCTGATAAGTATATCAGTTCGGAGTGTTTAGTGTAGTGCTTAGTGCAATTATTTCAACGTTGCTGCTGAATCCTTTGAACCAATCTTCGTTGCAGCAAAACCTTTGATAACACTGAGACCAGCTGCTGCTGCAGCAGTTGCTGCGGCCTTAGCTTGGTCTACCCCACCAACTGTATAAACAGCGATGAAGGTTTGTGCTGCGGTCCAGAATGCACGTTCTACTACGTCTTTAATTAATTTCTGATCTAACATTATTATCCCCTTTTTTTAGAGAGCTTTAGCTGATGCTACACCTGACCATTGACCAACTTTATTTCTACCATATTCGCTAGAAGTGTTTGCTTGTCCATAGCCTGACTTCATTACTTCTGCTGAAGCAACACCGTCAAAAATATAATTGTTATAGAGACTGTATGCAGTCACTCTCTTAGCGTGACCCATGTTTGCAAAGGCTTCTGCCGAGGTAACACCGTCAAAAATGAAGTTGCTATAGTTACCGTAGTATAGACTACGCTTAGCGTGTCCACCGGCAAGTGCTCTTACACCAGAAAGACCCTTATATTCAAAAGGACGGAATCTAGTTCCATCGTATGTTGCTGTACCGTCAGCAAAGGTGCCAGCTAAAGGCGTAGTTGCCGTGTAGAGTGTTGAACCCGTGAACAACTGGGACAACAACAAGCTGCTTGGACGGTTTCCCGTACCTGGAACATGATGATTATCAGGACCACCATCTAATACATGGCTACCACCTTTAAGGGGATAGTAGGAGTATGTGCCAACAACGCCCTTTGGGCCGATCATGTCAGCTGTCGTGCGCCCCTTCAATACTGGTCTTGGGCCAACGTAGTAAGTCGTCATTTTATATTCTCCTTTTATAAATATTTGTACCTATATAGTAAAAAGAATTAGCTGGTTATTAACGAATCTAATTAGCTATAATTGACGACAAGGTCTGATAATACGGGCGCTGTTCCATCTCCCAGTTGATTTAGGGTGACCTCTATCCATATAGAAGAAGAGCTACCGGGGTTTGTCAGGGTATAAACACCACTATCTTTATAGATTATTCTATAGCTAAATGCGGTTGAGGTTAACTCCTCTGGAACATTATACATTCTAGGGATTACTTCTTCGACTGCATAAATCAGGGTATCAACCGGTGCTGTAAATTTAATAAGTGTTTTTCCAGTGTCTAAGAATTTTTGAGATCTTACGTCAATATCTGACAAACCATAAGTGTAGACAAATTTACCGTTTTCTTTAATGTAATTTCTTTGTCTCATATTTATTCTGATAGCTGTAATTTTAATAGGTGGGAAATAAAAACCTATCGGTCCAGCATTAAGGATGGCATCCGAACCTGTTGTTGACCACGCACCAGGAGGAACTTTCCCGATTGCTTCAGCCTGACTATCATATAGTCGGTTAAAGTTCAATGGTGTCCACCCATCATTCTGGGACAGGGTTGGATCTTCTACTGAAGTATATTCAATAGACATTATGTCAACCCCAAATAATGGATATGGAATTAATGAAAAATAATTTGCTGTGTCAGAACCAGAATAAGCATTAGGTATTTTAAAGTAAGCATACATCTGAGCACCAGTTGCTGAAGCTGAATCAACTATAACATTACGCTTCCAAAATGCGTCTGACCTATCCATAATCGAATAGAACACTGGAGTTGTGTCAACAATAGCACCAGGAACATCGACGCTTATAAAGTTATTATCTATCTTAGTCTCGGTAAAATTGGGTATTACTTGACCACTGGAAGTATCAAAAAATTTTAACTTAGAATAGGATGACCCATCTACTTTAGGTAGAGTAATGATATTGTAGACGTGATCAAAGCTCAATGCATCGGATGTTGAGAGCGCAAAACTAGTACTAGCAAAGCTTCCTAAATCTAATTGTGAATAACTATATATGGAAAGCTTTTTATACGGAGAAGATGAAGTGTATTCAATAGCCCTTACTCTATCTTCTAAATCGGCCAAAGCCTTAGAAATAAATAGATGGTCCTTAATTACTCTTTCAAAAGCTTCTGAAAGCTTCTGATCTAGAACGCCAGATCTATTATGGAGATGTACTAAATCCTGATAGTTCTGCTCTATAAGAGCATTGTAATCAGAGCTGTTTACCGGACCATTATATTGTATGGTATTGTTTTCTGTATTTAAAAAATCTGACATTTAGCCCAACTTTATTGTAATTGTTTTTCTAGTTTATTAATTTTATATACTATATTGGATAATCTTCCACCTATTGAATCTAAGGTATCTAATTGTACTATAGTTTTTTGATTAACAAAATCATAAAACTCAATTGAATCTTGAGTTAAATCATAATGTCTGGAATATCCATAAACATCATACAGTGTACCAGTATTATTTTTTATTAAATATTCACTAGTTACATGTGTATTATCATGTTCTTGACCTAAAAATATCTTAACCTTATTTAAAATTTTGATGTTAGTTAATTCTAAAGCTAAATAGATTCTTTTAATATCCATATATATTTGCTGCGCGTAGAGGTTTTGCGGCGTGCTTTTTCTTGGAGTTCTATAGAATGATCTAAACCTTTTAACTAAAGGTTCTCTGATGATTACTTTTTCTGCTGGGTTTGTATATGAAATAGCCATTGTTTCCTCTCTTTAAATAGTACAGCTTATAAGCTTGATGTGGACGTATTGCTGCTAGATAATTCATTAGTCAGGTCTGCAAAACTCTGAGAGTTCTTAAACTTAACCTTAAAAGAATCTAAGCTAGGGGCAGCTAGTGGGTTCTTACCCCTGGAAATATCCGCCCTAAATCTTATTTTTTTAACTGCGTCAGGATTATTTGTATAGTAGAATATTCTAGAATTACTTGCTATATTTTGCCTAGAAAATATTTCCTTATTGCCAAAAAAGTTTTCAATAGTAAAAACATTATCATATATAGACTTATTGTTCTTGAATTCTAAAGGATCTACATAGCTATAATACTGTCTGTACACCAAACCATAATCTAATAGAGATCTGCCTTCCATTAGGGAAATAGATCCATTAGAACTGCCTGTTATATCAATGGCTAATTTAATAGTGTTGATACCAGCTTTAAAATTCCACTCAATCATTTGAGATGCCACACCTGCTGGGACCGTATAAGATAAGTCATTAACATAGATCCCAACAGCCCAGTCTTTTGAGGATAAATCATTCTTTACAAACTTATGCTTTATCACTATGTCATTTGGGCAGAATATTTTAACATCTAATAGGATGCTAATGTTAGATAAGTTTGGACCAGTAAAAAATAAAGAATTGTTTTTCAATTCATATGATGGTATTTTAAACACTTGTCTATTTACAGCGTTTCCAGCTATAGCCTGTGACCAAGTTGAAAGAGTATCTTTTTCTGAATATATGCTTCCAGCATAATTCATATAGTATCCACTTATTATGTTAATACCTTCTAGCATATAAGAGCTAAGTGGTTTATCTAGCTTATCTAGCTTAGCAATTCGATAGATTGATTGGTTTGGATAAAGATCTACTATAGGATTTTGTTCATTTAAATTTTTTGATACTGGCTTTGATGACAAAGCTATTTTTGTTATTTCATTTGTAGAAGACATTGGTTTATCTAATATTTTTATTGACTTTAAAGTAGAGCCAGAAAAGTTTACAGTATCACCATATGAGCTAATTGTATCTCCGTTTTTAGAAATTGGTATCCATGAAAAATCAGATATGTTATCGGCTGATTCATTATCTTCTGCAACAAAATAATTTATAGACCCAGATAGTAGATTCGATTCTTCAACCTGAATAGATACAGCATCTATTGCTAGAGTGGAATTATCTGTAGTATTTAAAGATAATGGAGAAGAAACAAACGACGCATGCTTATCATAATACTGACCGCTAATTGCTATATCTCGTATTCCAAACCTATAGGCATACTTATCAGCTCTACTTGGTTCTATAAAATCTGCTTCAACTTTAACTAAATATAATTCTATAGATCCTACGTTCCCACTTGTAAAACTAAAAGAAAATCTATCATAATCTTTTGTGGATTTTTTTGAAAGAATTTCAGGCGGCTTTGTTGGATCCACATAATTTACTTTAATATAAATATCTGTAGGTGATATAGTATTTAGTCTTCCTTCTATTTTAGAAAGACTAACATTTGCTACTATGGGTAAAGTTACAGAAAAACTACAAACCCCAATAGAGTTGAAGTAAAATATTTTTTGCCATTCAGTGTTATCTAAACCATCAAATACCGATTGAAAAAAAGAATCATCATTAAAAGATTTAGAATTTTCTATTTGTTTTTTATCAAAAGATAATGAATACGTTGGACTACCTGCAATAATACTGTTGGTAGAAATTAAATCAAATACAGAAGAATTTAATGTTGGTAAACCAAATTTACCATTAACAACATCTACAAATCCTGTAGTATGTTTTAAGTCGGTACCTTCTATGCTTGAAAAAGTATCCGTATAAGCAGAGTAAAAACCTTCAGAATTTTGATTGCTAAAAATCAAATCATCTATCTTTGCCTCTAAGGCTATGCGCTTATTCTTTAAGCTTTGTAGTCTTTTATTCAAAGACGTAGTTGTTGTTAATAATTCTTCTGAGTTTTCAAATATAGAATCATACAAAGTTTCAATATTAAATATTGTATAAAGCATTTTTTGATTAAAGATGTCAACGTTTCCAAATGAAAGCTGTCTAAAAATTTGTGAATTAATGGGAAGCGGTTGTCCTGGTTCATATGTGGAAAAATACTTAGAGAAAAAATCTAATATTTCAGATTCTTTTGGCTTATTGCCGGCGGCATACAGTGATTTATAGAGTGTATCTAAAAACTTTTCTTTTTGTATATTACTGATACTCATGCTTGTTCTACTCTCCCAGATATTTTATAAGAATATATTAACGGAGATGCCGTCTCATAAGAAGGTTTCTCTATTTCTATCTTTAGTCTAACGTTTGTTGTCTCCAGCGGAATAATTGGGTAATCAAAATAACTTACACCTTTAATCCCAGCTATACCTTGGAGGTTTTCATTGAATGAAAGTATTTCAGGTACGGCGTTAAATGGATTTTCTATTGGTGAAATTTGAATCCATTTAGCACCGTCGTCTAATGAAATATAATATTTTATATAAGTCTGATTATAATCAACCTTGGACATACTACCTGAAGACTCAGTAGAAATAGTAAGATTCTTTACGTTATAAGGGAATACAAATGGTTTAGATACTAACTCTGCATATGATTGGCAGGCATTATAGTACGCATCTACAGACCTTAATCCTATAGCTGCCCTCTTCGCAGGGTAAATCTCAAATTGTTTTTTTAACCAGATAGAAGTTGACAACGTCTTTGGAGCTAGATTAGATTTAATAGTTTCTACTTTTAGGGATTGATACTTATAAGTACTCCATTCAGGAGAAGTCCCAGAAATTTTAGATGTTATGAACTCTAAATTACGTTGAGCAATTTCTGCAGATTCGTATCGGAATGCAGAATTAATATCGCTAGTGGCAGTTTTTAACTGCTGTTCAACTGCAGATTCTAACCCTGTTGCATAGTTTGTATAATACATCTTTTGAGTTGCAGCACCGGGGGTTGCACTTTCAGCTCTCTCAAACGAGACTAAGTATTTATCAGAAATTGCAGTGCTTTTAAATGTTATATTTAATACTTTATTTTCTAAAACAGATTTGTCTTTATAAAAATTTGGTTGCAGTATATTAGGAATTAAATCAGTAACATTATATTGTACATCTCCTAAACCAAGCGAACTTAGTGAGGATGGATCAAATCTATTTTTTGTGTCTAACTTAGCTAGCATATTAGAATCAGATGGTATGGGTTGCCAATATAGATGTTGAGCTGTTATATCATCATAGTTATTTTGTTCAAAGTATATATTAATTTCATTAGTTGTTATCTCTGGAAAAGAAATAACTGCTTTATTATAAAAATAATTCTTTGAAGACTCTATACTTTGGGGTACAAAACTAGAACCGATATATATAGGCTTGGAGATAAGATCTACTAATTGTTTGGTGGATTGGGAAATTGCTGTTATTTTTACTATCTTCATTTCTGAATAAGTATTTGCTACTGTTCCAAAATATGGAACTATAGAAACAGTATTTGTTTGTTGTGAAGAAGCTGAAGTTAACTTTAAAGAAAGTTTTAATGGTTCAGCAGTATTTTTTTCTGCCCATGATTTAAATTTAGTAGTTTTATTGCCATTGTTAGTTTCTTCATATGAAACTAAAAACTCAAAATCTTTTGCATTCTTGGCTTTAGTCAAAGCCTTATCTATATTAACTCCTTCGTATTCAAAGTATGTTAATGGATTACTATCTATAATGTTTTTAATTAAACCTAAAGAATTATTATCCTGAAAAGCATACCTATATGCAGTTTCTCCACCCTGCATTGCGTAAGCCATATGGTTATTACCTATAAAACCATTTGAATCTTCTTCAATAATTGAAATAGATTTTGTCTTCCATTCTTTAGTTGAAGTAATTGGTAGTTGTGCACTGCCATCTTTTATCAAAAGAAGAGAATTAGCAGGGGTCTTAGCTATATCTATGAAATCCATATTTTCAAAAGAATCACCAAAATAGTAAAGATCATTACCCGGGCTTTCTGAATAGGCTTGAAGAATGCGCACTTTTGATTTTATTCTATTTGCAAAACTAGTTTCTTTTTCTATTTCAGAATTAAATAGATTATACATTGATACAACTTGAGCACTTTGATAGTCTAATTGTTTAGCAATTATATTTAAATCGTCAGCTGCGTTAGATAAAAATCTATTAAACTTAGATGAAGAAGGTGGTTCCCCCTTAATAACTTGCTCATAGTTGGATATAGGCTCTGATGAATAATTATTAACATCAGTTAATATTTGATGATACTCAGCAGCGGCTTCTTCTTCTGAAGCAAACGTATTCGTTGCATTTTTTACTAGAAATTTTTGTATGCGCTTAATTAACTGATCATAAAAAATTGTGTTTGTAGATAGTTGTGCCATTTTTTATCCTAAACTCAATAGTTTATTTGAATTTATATCTGTATTTTTTGTTTTTATCTTTAACATAATATTGTCTACCGAACCAGTTGAAAAATAGTTATTGTAATTGTTTCTAATTATTAATCTAAATCTTAAATAGTTATCTAAATAATTATATATGACATTAAAAGATTTATTTATTTCTTTATTAAATAAAATATCTTTTCCATTTTGGAAAAATAAGATTTCAGAAGTATTATAAAATGTAGCTTTTTGATTATTACCATCAATATAGTTTGTTAAATTGATAGCATAAGTTCCATCGCTAAACCTAACGGCAACAGGAGTGTAACCCTGGTTTGCAAGAGTGGTAATTGTTCCAAGAGTATGACTATAGCTAGCATCTACTAATTTTTCTTGGTCTACAAATGGTTCGTTATCTAACTTCACGGTGTTGCCTGTAAATGTTTTATTAAACGATTCTCCATTTACTCTATTAGTCGAACTGCCGACAAAGCTATCGCTTATTCCAAGAACTGATAGATCTATATAGTCTTGAGAAAAGTTAATATCATCCACACTGTAAGATACTATGTATGTACTTTTTGGCTGAAAATTGTCTATGGTTATTGTCTTATTAAATTTATTAATTCCAAAATTATTATTCACCAATTTTTGATCGCAGTATAGTCTCAGTGAAGTTTCTATTGGATAGAATCTTAGTGTAGCGGTCTTGCTCAATGGATCAACAAAAAGGATTTCTGATTCTATCGTACTGCTTCCGTAGGGGACAATTGGTCTCCAATCGTTCTCAGAAGTTGGTTCCGGCTTAAGTGAAATAGAAAGCTCATATGAGTTAGCTTGCTTTAGATCAAAGTTTGGAAGCGCTATACTGCTTATATTATCATCTAAATTAATCTTTGCCTTGATACCCAAAGCGCTACCTGGTATGGCTACAGTAGAGCTTATAAAGCTGGCTTTTGACATGTTAAGAGCGTTTGTTGCATTTTGATTTGTTCTTCCAAATTGAACATTCTTTAAAGAAAAAGAATACTCAAAAGAATTTACCTGACTATCTAGATTCTGAGTTATCAAATTCGACATAAACGTAGAGCCTGGCATTCGAGAGTCATTCATAAATTGTCCAGGACCACGGCGCCAAGAACCACCAGAATCGTTTGCTATTAAATGTCCAGAATTATTAATACCCGATAACGATTGATCACCAATTCCAGCCTTCTTATCCAAGAACATTGTATTGTTAAACATATTAAACTTTTGTCCAAGGGCTTGAGATAATATGTTTCGCACTGTGTGTGTTAATTGATTTTCTGAAAAAAGATTATTATCTTGATCAATATTAACTAAATTGTTTTTTTGATTCATAAACTTTTCATATCCAGAATTATGTTTATGGTTCTCGTCAATTGGATACTTATAACTATAATAATCGCTATAAGAATATTCATTCTTTTTAGCTTCATCTATAGATGAATTTTTTCTAAAATATTCTAAAACAATGTCTTGCAGTTTATTATGGGCATTTTTCTTATCAAGTCTAGATTGCTGTAAAAGTGATTGTATTACTCTTGCTGCTGATTCATCTGGAGATATTCTATTAACTGATTTAGTATAAGATGGCTGGTTAAATACCAAAACAATTTTTCTAACCTTGTCTAAAGGAAAAGTAATATCAAAAGTAGATTTCATTTGAACTGGTGCACTGAGCAATTTCTTTAATTGATAACCTGAGTTTGGCACATTTGAATTTGCAGAGTAAATTGTTTCAGCAATATTTGCTGAGTCTATCGCTACCTGCATTAATTGTAATCCATTAAATTCATTTGGATTTATTCTTATAACATCCATTTCTATTTCTTTAATTAAATTTATTTCTAATACCGTTTTTGCACCGACGATATAAGAGTAATCGTAATCTATATATTGAGATAAAAATTTAGGTAATGATGTTAGAATTGTTGGGGATTTAATTGAAACATTCCAGACATTTGATTGCTTTTCATTAAATAAATTAGCGTTGTCGGATATGGATGAAATATACTGAGAGTAATTAGAGTCAAGTATGAGTGACTTAATTAAACCTACTGGATTGATAAAATTAATTCCACTTCCTATCCTAAATTTAGATACAACAGGATCTATATAACCATTGCCATTGCCATCAAATGGAGCGCCACCTCTGTCTGTATAAGGTATCTTCTTAGCTGTATTCTCATTAGACTTTAAAGCATTATTAAAATTTTCTATATATGAATAGTTATATAAGTCATCTTTACCTGATATAAAGTCATAGTTGTTTATATAACTTTCAAGGTATTCTATATTTTTTTCAATATTTGAAATTTGAGATAACATTACATCTACCATTGAATTTGTTGTTACGTTAATTGCATTTGCTGTATTAAAGTATTGAGCAAAACGCATCTGCATATCTCTAAATGCATCAACAAAAGTCTCAGACTCTATTAGATCTCTAGGATTTATGTTTGATGGTGCATAATCTGCACCTGCAGAAAATGTAGAGAGAGATTTTACTATTTCTGAAACTTGCGCCTTATCAGCTTTGATGCTTTTAATTAAAGCACCGACTGTTTGTTGAGATTGATTAGAAAAAGTTTTTATCGTATCAGGAAGAAAATTAATCATTTAAATTGTGCCCCAATCATTTCCATCCATGTCTTGTATTTTATAAGCAACGCCGGCAGTTATGTTTCTACTGATAACATTATATACTTCAGCCTCAGAAGTGAAATTATCTAACACATTTCTAGGTAACTTAATTATAACATATCCACCCTTAGGATACGCCTGCTGCTCGGGCGGGTATATATCCCAGAACGATGAAGCTTCTTTTACATCTTTGAAAACTTTATTGATATCTAAAGAACCATAAGATTTAACATCAATAGTTTTACCCAAGGTAGTTTTGATGCCGCCACCTCTTAATCTCAAATCTTGTAAACCTATATCTTTTATATCCACTGAACTTAATGTATGAAGAAGTCCTATTTGTATAGCAAATGGGTCATAGTTAACGCTATTATACTTATCAAATATAGAGGGATCATAGGTAAAATCTACGCTACTACCATAACTATAATCTCCTACAAAATTCCACGAGTATGAACTATTCACAGAATCTTTAACTTCTATTTTTATAGGTTTAATATAAATATGTAAAGCCTTTTCTGGTTCCACTAAAGCACTGTGTAAGAACGGGTTGACCGGAATAGGCCTTCCGTCTACATGTTTAATGGGAATACCACTAGCTTTTACTGTATAGCTAACTCTAATTAAATCCGCATTTTCTGTCACTGGGGTAGTGAAATCTACTATTCCAGTATTGCAATTTATATTTCTTATTAAAGAAGAATCTAATGAAACCCAAGGATCATTAATTGTTTTTCTAGTAGAAAAGAAAACCCAATTAGTGATTACACCAGAACGGTTATATGATGGCTCATTAAATGAAGCAACAGGTACTTGTGTTAGCTGTACCCTTTTAGATGAAAGAACTATAGGAGTTTCATTTATAACATCAACATATGGTCTTCCAGCTGTTTGTGACCAAACTACGCTATCTAAATTTAATGTAGAATAAGTAGCCCTCAAAGTCTTACCGCTATACTTCTTAGCCCAAGAAGTCCATCCGTATGCTGGATCAATATATATGTCTTTGGTAAAAGAACCAGATGTTACATAGAGTGGCCATTGTTGAAACTTTGAAAGATTAGGAGGAATTGATGATAGAGCAATACGTGATGAAGGAATGTATTCAACGTTGTATATTGGACACGCAAACTTAACTGGTATATTTGCAGGCGTAATAGTTCCTGAAGTTTTTGGACCAAATATGTCTACAGTAGTTGATAAATTTCCATCTGCATCAATGGCTAAAATTCCAATGTAAACATTATCCGGGCCTCTATTGATATAATCAACATAGTATAAATTAGTTCCTAAAAATTCTTTTTTATTTTTATCATAAAAACCATAAACCACACCACCATTATTGGGGTTGTTATTATTTAATATAAATGAACCATAGTCTATATTATACTCTTCATTGGTTGGAAGAGAATTTCTAAATGATTGTAAATTAATTCCATATGGTTTTCCAATTTTATCTGGACTAGAACTAGGTTGACAGATTAGTAACAAACCATCTAAAACAGATGTTGTGTTTTTTGAATTCTTTACTATAGATCCATCAGACTTTAACAGCCAATAATTTTTTATTAATTCTTCACTGCTTTTTGTAATATTTGAATTTGTATAATTAAGAGCTGAAGTTTGAAAAGTTAACGTCTTTCCCACTATTGCAGTTGAAATTGTAGAACTTGCAACTGGATTTTTTGTAGCGCTAAGAACATTTGAAACTGAAAGACTATTCGAAATAACATCAACTGTTTTATCTGACGTAAGATCTATGGTAATTGATTCATTTTTATAAGTAGGTTCTGCGGATGTGGTTGAACCGTATGGTGTAAATGGAGGATTGTATCCTGTGCTACTAAAATCAATTGTAGTCTTAGTTAAATCTAAAGTATTGTAAGTAATTTCTGGCCCATTAAATACTGGGTATTCCATTGATAATGGTTTATTGGTAAACTTAACTGATTTTAAACCACTTAAATCTATTACCTCAGTTTTATTAGCTGATATATCTTTTACTTCTCCGCTTATTTCATAGTTAATAATTACTTCTTTTGTTAAAGTCGGAAGAGCTACATATGAAGTAGTCTCAGCAACATAACTTTGTATAGTTTCGGTATAACTGATTTCAAATGTTATATTATAGAGAGAGTAACCTCTTGCATATGGACCAAAAGATCCACCTAAAGCACCGCCAGTAAGTTTTATTGTAAATTTATCACACTCTGATATGGGAAGGTTTACTGGATAACTTGTTGATGCGTGCTTTATAAAATCTTTACCCTTAATTGATTTTGCTGTACCGCCGAGACGATAAAGCATCGATTGCGTTTATTGTTATTCCTGGATAACCAGAACTACCAGCAAACGCTCCTGGAGAAACTCTAATATTTTTTACAATTACATTAGAAAACTTTGGATCAGTTTTTAATGCACTTGGCGTGTAAGCTGTTATGATATCTACTATGTTTGCAGCTGCCGTAGAACCAGTGTAGCCAATTTTTTTAAACGGATGATTAGAAGCTAGCTCATCTATTGCCACAGATGCTCTAGCTGCTTCAATATACTTAGCAGATGCTTTATTTGTTCCCGATTTGACTCTTGCTAGGATACCTTCATATTGCGCTGCATCCATATCCTTCCAAGCCTTTGCTAGCGTGGATTTTGTTTGGCTGTCAACCTTTCCATCTGTAGGCGTTCCTACGGAAGACTGCCATGCTTTTACTCCCGCTTCAAGTGAAGGATCGTAAGCCCCATTTAATGGCAGGGTTGGTTGTCCAAATTCTCTTAAGGAAATCTGTATATATTTAGTATAGTTTGGGTCTAGTCCACCTTTATTTTTTTCATACACTATGTTTTTATTGCCAGCGTCTATATCTCCAGAGTACATAAATCCAGCGCCAATACTAGTAAGTGTTGTTATACCGCTGTCATTTTGATCTGGAGTGTGTAGGACTATTCCTCTGTCAACATCTAAGGGATCATAATGTGCAGGTACAGTTTTTAGTTCTTCTCTAGATAAAGATGCAGTATACGTTGCAGACAATTGAGCTTTCCAATTTGCGCTAAATTGCAATGGTGATTCGCTAGATTCTATATACGAATTAAAAATAGAAAAATTGAATGGATAAGATTTATAGCTAGATGATAAAGAGTTAGCTGAACTATTTCCGGTCGTCAATTGGTTAGATGATCTATAATTTCTGTGCCTTATTACATAAGGACCAAAACCACCAGGAACTACAAATTGTGCAGATGGTGAATCTGTATAAGCGTACATCGCAGAATTAATATTTTCTGCATTTATCTTAAATAGCGTATAAGAAGTAGGTATCTCATTGACGTTTTGCAAGGCGTAATCGTTTGTTACCTTTGTAGCGTTAGCTAAAATTACATCGGGATTTGTTATCTCTATGTAAAAATCTAAATTAGACAAATCAATATCTTGTAGCGAAAGACTGTGTTGATCAGATAAGGAATCATAGACTGCATCTTTATAAAGACTTAATATTGAACCACCTTGGGGAAGAAGATTCTTGGCATACTTAGTAGTGCCTATCGGATCAAATGTTTTTTCTTTTACCGTAGTATATTCTTCTTTTATCTCGTCTTCTAAAAGTACATTGCCATTTATAACGTAGTTTGACTTCCAATCAGATAGCTGATAATAGATAGAAGATCTTATATCTTGAGTTTTACTTGAAAAAGCCCTAGACAGTAAAGCAACCGCTGTTGTATTATAGAGCAATTTCATTGGCCCTTCAATTACGGCAGATGCTGTAAACGGATTTTCTAGAATAGAAGATGATTTATTATTACTAACAGCTGTATCAAATATTGAAGAAGGTTGATAAACATCATTGCAATATTTTAAGAATTGAGTTGTCGTTGCCAATACAACTCCCCTAGAAAGAGCATCTGTATTAGGAGTATATTGTAAGCTGACAAATAATGGCTTACTCCTAGAGTTCTTTAAAAGAACATTGCTTTCAGCAATTGTTCCAGTAAATTCTTTAGCAGTTTTATTGGTGGTCAAATTTGATAAGTTGTTTCTGCCAAATATTGAATAGATATTGTAGTTAGTAGAATCTATAGTTAATGTTTCAAAAATGCTTGAATTAATAGGCCAGGCATTGCTCTTAGTCTCATCTAGTAATAGATTGCTTGTATTATAAGTCCATGTATCGAGTGCGTATGCGGATGAGCTAACCGATAGACTAGGATCAATATACTCAGCTCCTACTGGACTTTGCGACAAATCTAATACCAATGTTCCCTGTGTAGATTGTACGTACTTCTTTAATTTTAAACTTTGATCTGTAGTAATGCCTGACACTGGAGACCAAGTTAGTATGTCGTACATTGCTAGGTCAGCGTCGTTAACATTATCTATATCCAATAACCAGTATCTTGCTGTTTCTTTACTGAAAGTTTTAACATCTACCATTGGATTTGAGAATGTATACTTTGATATATTAAAAGGAGACTGCTCAAGTCTAAAGAATACATATGGATTTGCAGAAGAATAATCAGACGTTTGTATCATGCTAGCTAATTGAGCCGATGTACACAACACTGCGCAGTTAACTACTTTTTGTTTTATATTATCTTCTGAATCAATATCTTCACCGTTATTAACGCTAGATACGTTAATAGATCTATTTACTTTGGTTACTAGTCTCCAGTTAAACGATTCATAAGTTCTACTATCTGACAATGCTTTTTTGGGAACAAAAATTTCAAAACCTTCTGAGGAATGATTCGTGCTATTAATTAGATTATTCTTTGTTGCTAATGATTTTTTGGCATACACTTTTTTATTTCTAGAAGAATTATCAACGACCGAAGACTCTTCTAATGATTTATTAAAGAAACTTACAGTATTAATATTCTCCGTGTGCTGTGGGACAACTGCCGTGATGAGTTCGTTAGGAGAAAGAGATACTTTATCATATACTAATTGCAAATCCGATGGTGCCGGGCTATCAAATAATACTATTATTTTAGTTGGGAGAGTTTCTCTAGTTGAATATTTATCTAAGTTTAATTGATCTAATAAAATTCTATATCTATTAATGCCCGTTTCTGCATCGACGTATAGTTCACCATTTTTATCTAATACTTTAATAGATTTAGGTATTTGACTTTCTGGAATAAAATCATCAAGATTATTAAAAGTAACAAAACCTCTAGGTAATAGCGTATACCATCTAGAGATAAAATAGGAGTGCACAAAAGTATTCTTTGCAATGTCATTAATAAAATATTTCTTGTCATACATATCTACGTTTAAGAAGGTATCACTTACGCTTATATCGTCTGAATCAAAAACGGTATAACCATTTATATCTTCTAAGATTCCTAATTCATTTGCAAAAACAATTTTATTTTTAGAATCTTTATTACCAATGTTTATATCTGAAGAATAGGAATTTTCTGGTGTAAAATTTGACAAATCTGTTACGGATATATTATTTCCGTGGGGTTACAGGCTTTGCGGAAAACCAAGACAAGGCCAAAGAGTGATCATCGACTGGAAGGTTTGATGCTTTCTTTATGCTAATATTTTCCAAAATTAATCCTCATAATCCTTTTTTAGACCTGAATAATCATACACTGAATATGGAGTAGACCCCAAAAACCCTGCTTGATACTGCTCATACCTTGATAATGGAAGCCAAACAGGAGGCTGCCATCTAGGGGTAGCATGAGTTGAGACGACTAGATCATCTCTATAGTAACTAACTTTAAAATTTGGTGTAGCATATAGTGTCAGAGATTTTGCAGGGTCGTGATTAATTAAATCTGGCATTACAACAGATGTGACATAATTATAATCAATGTTATCATATGCCTCATACCAATACGCTGCATCTCCGATGACGTTAGCGGGTGTGGTCGTAGCGGAAGTTGAAAGCTCAGATTCAACTACGATAAACCAATAACCTGGAGTTAATCTAGACTGTGAAACAACTGGACCTATAGAGAATTTTCCATTAGAATCAGTCACAGCTATACCAGAAACCATCGTCGACCCAGGAGTGGTAGTGGAAGTTGAGTAGGATACAGTTTTTAAAGCTGAATACAAGTCTCTAGCTTTTTTCCAATAAACGACTTTATTAGCTTGAGGTACTCCACCAGTGGTTAATATTCCATTAACATAAATTGATGATACACCGTCTGCGTTTATTCTATCTGGATTTGCAGTGATAATAAGCTGAGAATTAAATTTATTATTTGAATATATATGTATTGGCTCAACCTTTGAGTAGCCAAAAGACTGACTGGAGATATGAGCTAGAGCATTAGTGGAATGATTAACGCCATTAATTGTGATTGTACTCTCGACAGGACTGGTAATTCGAGTAGCGCTATTATACACTGCGCTAGTCGTAGCAAATCCCTCTGAATTAGTTGTTACCAAAGTATTAGCAAATGTTAACACTGGACTAGAAAGTGAAAATGACTGATACGGTTTTGGGTTTCCGTTGACGTCAAGAGACGTGATACTTAAAGTGAGATAATCTTTACGATCATCAAATATATAAGATGGAGAAACAACTATCTTAGCAGTGCTGAAGGCGTACTCTACATCTGACATAATTACGTATCCCTCTTCTAATACGGAAGAGGTCTGACCAAAGTTTAGAGAAACTGGAGTAGACCTTTCGTAGATGGAAGACTCATATGTAACTGAGTAATTCATGGTAGAACTAGGCGTTGAATCAAATGTAATAACGGAATAGTAATTACTACCGTTTAATACGTTATCCACATGATAAGAATTTTTTACCCTATATCTTATTGAATAATCTCTATCTCGAACAAAAGAATGTTGCGATGTAGGGATTGAGATATATGATGGAGTTGCTGATAATTGGCTAAATAATACTTCACCAGTTAAACCATCTGTAATCGATAGATCGTATACATCTTTATAGCCAAGATGAAAACTATTATCAAATTTTGGCTTTAATATTTCCGTATTATAAAAACCAAATTCTCTTGGGGTAGCTTCATCGGGGAAGGCAACTTCTGTAAACGGAGAAGCGCTTTCTAATAGTATTGGAGCACCTTGTCTTGGTATTCCGGATAATGTAATTGTTTTTAGTTTTCCAGAAAAAGTTTCCTTTACGGGCTTTGCATAGATGTAGTGCTCATTTTTGCCTATGTTTATCCAGCCTGTTTTAATTGTAGCGTCTAACTTTGAATCGTACAATCTACCCTTTGCTATAAAGTTTGTAAATACAGTAGTATTTTTAGTTTGATCAAACGACTCTACGATGGAGTTGTTTGGATAATCAATTGATAATTCAGTATACTGCGTATTATTTAGCAATGAACTTATGTTTTCTGTATTCAGAACATAAGTTCTATTTAAGAATGGCTTGATAACTTTTTGTTCTGACCAGACAAATACATCTAAAGATGGTGGATCTACTATATTAATATTTTCAAAGAAATATTCAAATTGTGCGGATCCAGTTAAACCAAAACTTTTTCGAGTCAACTCTGGAATTAGTATCTGATCACTATTTTTACCAGGAATATATTCTCCCTGACTTATATCATAGTTGATGATTCCATTTTCGTCAACATATCCGCTTATTGGAGTTGAAGAAGTAAGAGTAAATGGCTCCCAATCTATTGCCTTAAATGGATATAAAGATGTATCTGCTGTGCTTACTGTTAAAGAATTTGGCGTTCCGCTATAAGGATATTGTATTTTTGTAAAATAATAATTTGCAGTAGCGTGACCAGAACTAACTTGAGTGCTACCAATTTTAGAGTTAGAAATAGGTGTAGAAAGATTTGACCCGTAATAATTTAAAACTATATTTGGAGAAGATGGAATGAATACATCTTCATCTATTTCTGAATAATAACTAAGTCCACCATAAGTATCTGATGGCTTAATATTTTCCATATAAATATATTTAGGCGTTGCACCAACTGGTAATATTATATTATTAACAATTCTACTATGATCTATTTGATAAGCTACTGGTGGAGTTGCTACATCATTTACCCTAATTGAAGAAGTTTGTATTGCCGTATTCTTTATAACTTGTTTTGCGGTATACAATGATGATACATATTGTAATTGTGTATTTTGAGTAAAGTTAGGTGTTGCTGAAAGTAAGGACGAAGAACTAACTAATGTAGAATTTCTGTGTGAAAACTTTGCTGTAAAGTTGTTAGAGTTTGGCGTAGCATATATCGCACCGTTCCATAGTCCATTTTTTATCTTAAGATTCAAAAGTTTTGTAATATCTAAACGTGTTGGATTGGTTGTTTTAGTAGAATCTTTATATCCCTTTAACGTATTCTTTTCCAAAATTGTGTGCTTACTAGATACGTAACCTTCGGTATCAAAAATTTCTAAACTGTTATATTCGGGACTAGCTGAACTAGAAGGACCAAAATTATTTTTAGGGTATAGTATTAAAGAAGTGAAAAAAGTTGTTGGAGTTGCATACCCACCATGCGGTGTAGCATCAAACTCTAGAGTTAGATTGACTGTGGCGGCCGGATTGTCATATTCAGTTATTTCGTAAGAACCATAATACTGATAGTCCATTAATACTGGACTGTAAGATAAGGTAGTTCCAGTTTTTTTCTTTCCCGTAGCAACTACAGAAGTTAAAAAATACTTTGGCGTTGCGTCTTCATTTCTGATTACCAACTTGGCATCAGAAAGATCTCCAACTCCAGGTTGATAATAAGGGACATCGAGATCTTCGTCATAGTATCGAGACTTAATTCTGCCAACACCTTGTGCGCCAATACCAGCATAATCCCAGAGTGCGTCATCAAATTTAAAGTAACCCCAATTATTTGGATACTTAACATTGAAATCTTCTACTAAGCTTATGAATTTATCAGTTGGATTACCATCTGCCGTAAAATACGGAGTTGAATATTCTATGTCTGATATTTCTAAAATTTCTGGTGTTGCACCTGGATAATTAGAGGAAGGTGTTGAACCAAATGCTTTCCATAAATTTAATTCTCTTCTAAGGACTTTTTTAAATGAATCAATATCGGCACCATTTGGATTCTGAAATACATCTAATATTCTTGCCTTAAATGACGTATTAGATTCAAGATATAGTCTTTCTAAACCAACCATTGCACCAAATTCATCAAACCAATTAAACTTTAATATTGGTAGCTGTGTCAATTCAATAGAAGTTGTATTCTCACTCTTTGCAGATAAGGACAAGAATTTCTTTAGTGTTAATATTTCCCTATTAACTGGGTCATGATAAAAAATATAATCTGTATTTTTTGATTTATAAAAATCTACTAGGTTGTCGACTCTTGCTAATTCTATATTATTGCCAATAATTTTATTAAAAGTATTAATTACATTTTTTGAAGAATAGATCCATGCCAATTGATTTTCATCCGCAGTATTAATATAAGAGTTTAATCTAAATGAATCTATTTCTCTACTAAATAGATCTAAGTTTTCTCCTATTATAGAGTTAATTACTTTTGCAGATGTACTTTCTGGAACATAAAGATTGGGTGTTGATTGATCCAAAGTGTCTTTATACATTGACATCCACGAAGGAAATCTTTTAAGTATGTTCTTAGTGGCGGTTGTAAGTACTGGGCTATTTGGTTCAGATATAGCTACTTCAACTAGTAGTAAAAAATTTAGTACATTTAGATTGCTTAATTCGGAATCAATCGTGACTACAAATTTAGCGTAACGTTTTACATCTTTAGAAAGAAGAATTGAACCAGAAGCACTAGAATCTGCGACTGATGATAGTAGCCATGGTCCGTGCGGGAGAATCAGATTCATGAACCTGGACATTGAAATTGATTGACTCCAAACTGTTAAGGGCGCTAGAAAATGCTCCCTTAAAAGTCCTGATATCTATTCTAGAGCTAGTATCTATAAACCTATCGAGATAAGTTTCTTCTGAATCTGCAGTAAAAACTGGAGTTGATGATGAATCAGGACTGAACACATAGTTGCCACCATCTATAGAATTGTAATTAAATATTAAGTGTGGGCTTACATTTGGATCTCTATAAATCTCACCATAGTTAGTTACCGCATAAGCGTTTTCTATAGTCGGTGTAGCGCCTGATAATAATTTAGTTCCAGTAAATGTATAATCACCTAAGGAGTTTAATCCCATCCTTGAACGAGTATAGGAAAAGTTTGTATAATACTTATTTGAGTAAAGGTCAATAACACCAGATGTCCAAACGTTGTTAGACTTGACAAAGTCACTAGTGGCAAAGCTTAACAAATAAGTTTTCATTTATTAAACTCCTAAACTGCGTCTAGCCAAATACTGTACTCGCCAGTAATTCCATTTTCCGGGTGAACATACATCAACTGCTGAGAAGGCCTACTCATAGATGAGAAGTATTCTTGAGCATACGTGTTATAGCTTTCTGGTGATCCAGAGATTCTTAGCATAGAGCTTCCTATTGACATCTTAAACTGCTGGTGATAATGACCCATAAAAACATCATCAAAATGCTCTGGAATTGCTCCATCTTTCCAGCCCATTATCTTTTTATAGTAACCGTGGAATGCGTTAGGTGAAGGTAGTTGATCACCATGGATCAACAAGGCGCTATATCCACCTATGCTATCAACAGCGTACCAGTGTCTTTCTCCCTTGCCATCTGGAATATTAAAAGATACTCTTGGTTCATTTCTATATAAGATTTCCATAATACGATAGAGTAACCTGTCCATGTTGGTTTCTGGATCGTGTTGCTTCCTTCCACGACCACCAACAGCTCCATGGTTACCTATTACTCCGGTAATATGTACATGTTCAAAGTTTTGAAGTGCGGTTGTTATGAACTTGCTTAATATTTCTGGACCATTAACGCCGACCTGTCTGTATAGACCAGAGTCTATTAAGTGACTTTGTCCTGGAAATATCTCTTCACCTTCAACAATGTCACCCAAAAGCCATACATGAAGGTTCTTAACGGGATGATGCTTTCTTTGTATCTCAGTTATTTCAATAAGCTTTTCCGTGTATAATTCTATTCTTTCGGCTAAAACAGATGAGTTATAGTCTGGCGTTACCTTACCTAATTGCCAGTCAGCAAATACTGCTACTGCTGTTTCCTCTGCACCTGGACCATTAACAAACTTTGGCTTACTAATTGCTGGCATTTCAAATTCGGAGAATGCATCAATTGCTGCTTGGTATACAGAAAATACGGTTTCTTCTTTTGAATTCTTATGCTTTTCTGCAAGCTTGGCTAAGCGTCTATTCTCTGATCTCAAGAATGCTGAGGCGTCTGTGGCTGTAGCTTCATGGGCGTTAAGGAACGTCTGTGCCTCTTCTTCTTCGGGATCCCAATTTACATCTAATGCTGTTTCAGATACGGAAAAATCATCGTGAAGAACTTCTCCAGGAAAATCTTCATACCCTTCGGCAATCATTCTTGCGTGGGTCATATTTTTAGCTTTAACTATCTGTTTTCTAACAACGGAATAAACCTGTTCAGACATGTATCACAACCTTTTCTAGTAGTTCGTCGCTCCCATTATAACAGAATATAAGCTCAAAACACCAGCGGACATGTAACTTTTGTCATCAGATAACCTATAATCTTTACTTGGTATATTATTACCATCAATCTTTATGCTACCTATCGTAACAGACATAACTAATTCAGAAGACATTCTAATCTGTCTTTCTATCTCTGACATAGAAAGAGAATCACCTATTGATAAAGAATTAAGATATCTATTGAGGAAAATTCTTGATTGGTTTTCTACTCCCCTAGCTATATCTGTACTAGTTCCCTCTCTAAGTATTAATGTTAATGATATGTTTACTAGTTTTTGAGTAGCCACTCTTACATTGAGGTTAATACCTACAGGTTTAATAAGTCTAACTTTTTCATAAACTGATTGGCTTACTGAGGCTATTGTTGATCTAGTTTCTGGTATTAGAATAATATCACAAGATCCTATACCAAAAGAAGCTTCTCTAATCTTTGCATCTCTAACACCTTTAACTGAAAGAGCTGCAAAACGAATTGACTCTGCAGTACCGGAAGCAGATCCTCTTACTGCTGAAATGATTCTTCTTCTATAGTTATCGTCAGATTCAGAATTTATATTGCTATAGACTTCTTTGGGGTTATTGCAATATACTACAACTCCAGGAGGGGAAATAAAATTATGTTTAACTAAAGTGTTTCTTGCTGCGGTAATTGTATTATCTGCAAACTTAGCCTTTACGGAGCCATATGCTCTAGTGTTGTTTGCCGCAATAACTACATCTCCAGTAAGCTCATATGGATATTGAGCGCTAGCAAAACTGGAAACATCATTATATACCAGCGTACCCTGAGGAATTACTACGGTGCTAGTATAAGTTGTGTTTAGAAAAAATTCAATATTTGCAGTTACTCTATCCGGAACCAACTCCGAAGAAAGACTTCTACGCTGTACATTATACAGAGCACCTATCATATCTAGGTTATTACCTGCTGCTGTCGAAAGACTGGATTGTTCAATGCTGATCTTTAATGAATTATATAAGTCATTTATTTCTGAGTGTATAGCTTCAGTGAAAGCTCTAGCAATAGAACCTGGGCTAATTGCACTGATCCCAGCGTTCTTTTGTAGACTATCTAAAGTCGCAATAATCATTTGTTCTTTTGATTTAATATTAATAGATGGCATTTAGGCTCCTAGATCTTGAGTTATTGACAGCACTGTGGGTTCGGCGTTATTACTCATTAGATAGACATCAAATCTTATAGCATCTGCTGAAGTAGGTACTGCTTCAATTGTGATTTGTCTATTTTTAAAAACACCTTCTCGCTCTAAAGCTGCTCTTATTAATCTCTTGCCAAAATCTCCAGTTTGAGATGTCTGTGGCATTCCGTAAAGAATAGAAAGATCTGTGCCTAATTGAGGGTACATAAAAAAATCACCAGGTTCTGTCATTAACCTTATATAAACTTGTTGCAGATCTACGGCCGTTGGAGTGTCAGCTAATGCCAAGTCACCGGACCCGGTCACCAGCAAATCGCCGTTTAAATCAATGTATAAATCTGACATTAAGAACCCTTGATATCGTTAGTTATTTTAGCCTGAGCTTGGTCCAGGCTATACCCCTGGCTTTTATATGATAATATTAAATTAACCAAACCACCTAAGCCATCTTTAATAGTAGCATTAAACTTTTGACTATTATCATTCCAAAAAGTTTTTATTAAATCTGCTTCTTGGTTTGTAAAATTTTGAAAAACATTGTCTTGTCCAGCAAATGATTCATTAACTACGCTAGTGTTTGTGGTGGAAGAATAGTTGTAACTTCCATTTATAGTAACACCTTGCTGAGTCTGTTCTTCTTCTAATTGATCTAAATTATTAATAAAATAATCTACATTTAAGTAAGCTGGGTTGTAAGATTTAGAATCCGCATTCACTAATGCGGGTTCAGCGAACGTTGTTGCGGAATGGTTAAACTCCATAGAGTTCCATTTTAGCCCATCCTCATTTGTATGGAATTTAACATTCTCAGCAAAAAATGAAATTGTTCTAGTGGATCCATTAATAACAATCCCAACTCCAGGAGCTGCAAAAATTTCTATATCTCCTGCATCCGTTAATCTTATAAAGCTTGAATTGTCTGGATGTGTTAAACCAACTTCTCTTGGTGAAAAAGATTTTCTACGAGAAATTTCTGTGCTTTCAGAAGCGGTAGTGCCTGTTGTAGGTGTATTAGACATAGGTTATACCAAGAACTTTGGGACGCCAGTATCAATACCGTAATTTGGAATAAACTTTCCCGCTGCATCGTGTCCATCTATATAGGATACTATGTATGGATATCTTTCATTGTCATCGGTAAAGCCGACAATGCAACGAGATCCTATTGTTGGGGCTGTCATTTGTACGCCTTGTACAGATGGACAGGGTACATCTTTGATAATATTACCAATATGATTAGTTACCCTGTCGTCTAAGATGATAACTAAAGTATTTTTATATCTATCAAAAGATACAATAGTTCCAGGTCTAGATTTAGTTTGTTGAAATCTTTTATTAGATAAATGTAAATCTAATTTTTCATCAAATTTTGGATAATGTTTCATTGAATCCCCCTTATTACCATGCCGAAGACCAGCCAGCATACTGTGTTTTACTACCTGGCCAAGTTGTATCTTCTATTGACTTTGGTTCCCAATCATGTTGATCTACATATAGTTTACCACCTATCGATACACCAATATGACCATATGGTGTTCCTTCTATTTGTCTCCAGAATACCAATGACCCTACCGGAGGATTATTACCGACATCATCACCAGCTGCATGGAAAGTAGAATTACTCTTTATCCTATTTAGGTGGTCTTCTGCGGCCCCACCACTAGTCTGTAAGCCGGTAGCTGAAACTAATCCACCATCATTAGGATCGAGTTCTTCCCAAGCTTTATTTATCAAATCTGTTTTAGCATCCGAGAAAAGACCTAGCGCTGCTGACAGTATTCTAGCAAATTTTTCACAACCGATCTCCCATCCGCTGGTAGCATCGCCTTGCAATTGAGCCGTGTTTTTATTTTTCCAATAGGTGATATAAGAAGGTGCCCTATTAGCTTTTAGCCAATCTGCGCATGCTTTAATATCGGCCTTAGTAAATGGTGGTTGCATGGAACCACTGCCTTGCTCCTTCACTATCACTACTGAACCAGCTGACTGAATAGGGGCTGAAGTTTTTTCATTCTTTAATGATCCACCTTCGCCTGTTCCGACTTTTGGATGATCATAATATACATCGCCTAAAATCCAACCTTCTATATAATTTTTTGTTCTTGGATTTTTTGTTGGTAAATTTTTTCTAACCCAAGCAACTAACGTTTCATAAGTCTTTCCAGTTGTTAAATATGCGTCCACTGCAATTTGAAATTTTGTATTAAAAATAAATCCGCAGTCAGAACGAGGAGTTTTATTTGCATTTAAGTAATCGCCCCATGGATAGAAAATAGCTGAATCATCAATTTTTTTACCAGGAGTTCTACCCATTTTAGTATATAGAGAATACACCTGATTTACTGGGTACCATATTTTATCATCAGTAGAAATTTTTCCATCTTGTTTTAGTTCATTTATCTTCTTTAATACTGCCTGAGGATCCCAAGATGCAGAATCTGCAGATACATAAGCTAATGATGACGCATAGATGCTTTGCGGATTAACTTTAGTCCCATCAAAATAAATCAAAACTTTATTTTTTTCACCGTTAGATCCAGTAATAGGTATTTGTGACTTTAGATTATACTGAAATAATCCAAAAGAATAATCACTACCAACACCATTCCATGCTGAAGTTTTTAAACTACCTTCTCTTGCGGAAACTGCGCACATTATTGCTGCAGCTTCATCACTTAGTGGCCCATAGTCTGGATCTCTTAACATTGCGTAAAGTTCATTAACGGTTAAATCTCCACCACCATTTTTATAATTGGTAAAAGCTTTTTGTTTAGCTGTTTCTGCATTCCCTCCAGCATCGTTTCCTGATCCTCCCGAACCAGAGTTCCCGCTATCAGCAGATGAAGTAGTCCATCCTACAGCGCCCATATATTGTCCTGCTCTTTGCGGGCTAAAACTTATATGTATATTGTTTGTGTGTTCTGTCCCTGCTTCAAAATTTACGAATTTAAGGGTTGGATACTTTTGTCTAATAGCGGTACTTGCGGTATCGTACCCCTGCATCACTCCAAGATCTTTTGCTACATCTGGACTTATGATTATTAAATCAGGTAAGAGTGGAGTGGGTAAGGTGGACAGTTTGTCCAAGAAGGTAAACAAAGCTGCTGAGTAAACAGCTTTGCTCTTACCTATATTGTTAACGCTGCCGACTTTGGTTACATCAAAAGCCCTACCGAATGCATGGTCAGATATAGAGTTTTTATTTTTTTTATCTAAATATTTTTCTGGACTAAGATTTTGATCGCTTTTATCGTTTTCGGATAAGCTAATTCTATTTAAACCAAAAGAACCATTAACGTCTACACCCTTAGTTGGGTCTACTAACATGAGTAAACACTCTATAAGAGCAGCTGATATATAGGCTTGCGTCGATGGAGCGCTAATAGTTTCTGAATTAACATCTTGGGAAATGCCATCAGTTGGAGGAAAATAAGAACTAGTTTGGCTAAATGCATACGTAGATAGCTTGTCAGGTATATCAAATTGAAAACCCAAAACTAACGCTGGCTCGTTTAAAGATGCCTTTAATAGAGTTCCTCGATCTATGTACATTTGCCTTTCTTCATCAGATAGTTCCGATACAGCAGCAACTGCTCTTTCTCCTAGACTTGGTGCCGTAGCATCTATAGTGTAGGTTATATTATTGTGAGACCAAGTAATTCCATTTGAATCTCCAACTTGGGATTGAGTCCCATTTCCTGGCCATTTACCATCTACTGAATCTGACAATGGACTTATTGAACCAGTAGGAGTAAAACTAGTTCCCATTATTGATCCAGATACGGCTTTCAGATATGCTTCGTGGCCAGTAAGAATTGCAGTTTTAGCATCCTCCTTGGATGTTCCTTGATAATCTGGATTAGCTATCTGGAAAGCATCGCCGGCTTGGTATCCTACGGATAAAATTCCGTCTAAAGAAGATTTTATAAATTTAGATGTTGCATCTGCAACTGCTGCTGGGTTTCTATTTAATGCACCCCCTGCCATTATATCTGTTAGATTTCTAGAGGTCAATGTTTGATTAGCGTATTTATCTACAGATGCTGTAGTCTTTAAACTTGCTGCACCATCTGGATTATAAGACTCACTAATTTGATTAGTTAAAGAAGCCGAATCATTTAAGTGACTTATATCAAAACCAAAATCAGACATATTTATTCCTTAAAGGGGAGAAGTTGGATTCTGTTGTTGTAACGTTGGCATCGGGAGTTGATCGTCCAAGCTTATAACAGATGGACGCTCTCTAAGTAGATCTACCGTGTAGACTTGTGCGAGATTATTAACAACTAATTCCCAGTTCAAGGTTGCTGGAGATCCATCTTCATAGTACTCATCCCATGATACATATGGCCATTCTGAAGCTTTTGTATTTAAAATATCTATGATTCTAAAATTAACTAAAATATTAAACAAGAACTTATAATCAGCGGTAAGATTTGCTAGTGGATCATTACTTCCGCTTAAAGTAAAGTATGAATTATTATATGTATCTATCAAAGACAATGAATCAAATACTGTATCAAATTTTATAAATAAATTAGAATCTGGATATAGCGTATTTTTAAACTCTGTTTTTATTTGTTCAATACTTTTACTGCCTATTACCGAAAAACCACTTGTGGTAAGAAATAATCCTCTTACTTTTTGAATGACTGAATTTAAATCTTGATCAAGTATTTTATAAAAAACAGTTCCTAAAGTATCGTCCTTCTTGTTATATGCAGTAGCTTTTTTATAATTCTTTGGTGTATTAATACTTGAACCTGGAGACATTTGATCTTCCGCATATATAGAAACTGAAGATTGATCGTTTGGCGATACTCGAATTACGAAAGGTTTGCCAATCAATCTTTCCTCTACAAATACTGCTGCTCTAGATCCAGCTGCTGTAGTACTAATTCCTGACTGAGCCTTGCCTTCTGCGTAGGCTTTAAATACGTTAAGACTTGATGCTATGATGCCATCTAATCTTACTATAAACGGAGTACCTGATGGATCTAATAAGTCTATTACTTCTATCTCGTCAGCATTTAATATCCTATTTAACTTACAAAGAACTTTAAAGAATTGATTTAATCCAGTTTTGTCAGGCCCTGTTCCTGAATATTTAAGTACTTCTGCGTTGACTAGCGCATTTTCATAACTTGTATATCTAATTAAATCTCCAATTTGTTTTTCTTGCCAACCCATATTTTTTAACAAATCATCATATCGTATATAGGCGTTACCTTCTGGAGTTTTAGTTCTAGTTTTAACTCCGAGTATACCCGGAAGAAGTCTTTTTGTGGCATATCTACCAACAGTCATACCCTGATTAATAGCTAACCCTGCATCCATCGGTTGTCCATTTTTATTTAAGTATCCAATGTAACATCCGTGTTGATCTAATACGTTGTCCCTAACCCACTTCCAGCCCTTCCACATTAAATCTGCTCCAATTCCGGCACCTAAGCCTGCACCAAATGGACCGCCAACTAGTGATCCAGCTATAGCTCCAACGCCAGCTGCACCAATATAAGCTGCTGCAATTCCGGTTAAGCTAGGAGCGCTGTTTTGTGCTTTCATTTGCTTATCTATTTGACTTTGAGCATCTGACAAACCTTCGGCTGCAAAGTTAGCCATGATGTCTGACATTAAAGAACTTGATCCATGGGTAAATTGGAGACCACCTAACATTTGCGCACTGAGTGCTTGATGTATACCGTCAACAGATATATTTCCACCAGATAATATTCCAGTATTTCCAGCTTGAACAGAGTTGATAATCATCTTTGTATCATTTCTCATATTCTGTAATGAAAAATATGAATGCACCCATGATGACATAAACCATCTTGCTGGATCATTTACCGTAACAAATGCGTTAGGTGTTATTGATGTTATAAAACCTAAATCTGAAGTAAAATGATGTACTACTTGTTCTACTTCAAATATTCCATACATCCTCTCATAGACATCAGCAAGGTATACTAGGTCATGAGGGCGTATATCTGGACTACCTATAACCACTATTTCTCCACTATATATATCTTTTAGTGATTCTTTAAGATGCGCTAAACCAACTCTTTTTGCCATTAATTCATCTGGAGCACCTTGCGATAATTTGATTGCTCCTCTTGCAAATTCTATAGGATGAAATAGTGGTTGAGCTATACCAAATAAACCATCACCAGCAACGTTATCAAAGTATATACCTGTTTCTACTGTTTTCTCTACTTGTCTTTCTGAAGGTATACTCTTGTCTAATGCTACGGTCACTGGATACTTTCCATCTGAGACAGCCGTTATTTGGGTTGCAACATCTATTGTGCTTTCTTGTATTTGATTAGTTAGAATATGAGAGAATGAATTTATATAATGCATCTTCTGGAAAGGCTCACGTATTTCTACAACTGGTTCTCCGTACTCTCTTGTAAACGGATTATCTGTTGCCCTCAATAGGGAACCAGCTCTTCCTAATGAATAATAGATAGAATCATTTAATGCTCTATTTAATATATTAGCTTGTTTGGTAAAATTATCCAATTCAGATAATCCATATCCAGTCTGGACCATAGACATTCTAAACATAGATAATAATCCTGATAGTCCATCGCTAATTGCTGTAAAAATTGGTCCTATATTGTTGTTCCAAAATTCTCCAGTATTATGAGTGAGAACACCTAGAATGTTTCCAGCACTATTGCCCTCGCCTTTATTTCCTGCTAATAACTTTAAGAATTTCTTTTTGTCTGAAGAATAATTTTGATTAGGATCTATAAAAGCTGCAAAAACTTTATTTACTGGACTAAAATCCCACATGTCATCACTAGAATATTTTCTGTTAGGCTTTAAAACCAACCATGCTCTAGCATATGGATCTTGCCACATCGCTTGTCTAAACATTCCTACTATAAGTAGAAATACTTGTTTTGCAGTAAAATTTTCAGTAATGATATCATCTACTTTTTTAGCTCCACCAGAAATATCAGAACCAAAAATAATATTTATATTTGTTTGAGATTGTAAGAATAAACCTAATTTCTTATATTTAGATTTAGCTAAAACATCAAAGTATTTAATCAATCCACCTTGATCAACAGGAGCATCAATCAAATTTTTTCTAGCATATTCTATGGCTGCTTTTACATCATGTATATCAGTTGTAATAGTTCTTTTAACACCTTCAATTATAGTTGTGGCTGGTACTGGTCCCGTTATGCCTTGATTATTAGTATTAATAAAATCACTGCCTAGTAACATTGCAAATTCATCTTCAGCTGTTTTGTTTGTTGAGCTAAATGGTTTGAATATTGCTACGTCTTTAGTTGGATCTCTTAATATATCAATAATAACTTTTGGCATTGGTTCAACATTCTCTGGGTCTAGCCCAAATGCATCAAAAAATATTTTCTTAACTGCATCATATGTATGGTAGCCAAATCTAAATTGATCCCAGACATCATTAGCCTGTGCTAGTGTTCTACCATTACCCGCTATGACATGAGTGCTATTGCTGAATCCCTCATCAAAGAATGCTCTTGCATCAACTGACTCTTTTGAAGATGGATCATAAACTGGAGCAAATCGCGTTCTTCCAGATGCAGAATCTTTATTTCCAGTTGTTGCAAGTTCTGAGTCAAGGATATCCCATAGGGCTTTTCTATCAAGACTGTTATAACCATTTTTTTCTGCGTTAATAACCATATCAAAATAGCCGTTTTGTTGTCCATCTTTTGCAAGAATGTTACCACCCATAGCTGCAGCAGAAGCATAAAAGTTATTATCTAATAATGTTATACCGCCAGTTGGAACAAATTCTAACCATTGAGTATTGAATGCGTCAAGCACTGTACCTGATATGGCCTGTGATCTTTCAAGCGCATCGGGAGACATATGATCTGAATACTTAGTTAAAGAAGCTAATTCTGCTTCCATTTTTCCTGAATCTGTAGAATTTTGAAATCTTCCAAACCCAATAATTTTGTCATTTTCGTGATCAGTTTTACCATCGTAATTTGTTTTAAATTCAGTAGTTGGATTTTGGAGTGTTGTGACTACACCTAAAGGTATTGAATCATCAACAAATGTAAAATAACACTCTCTAGGGATGGGCATTGGTGCTAACCCTGCATTTATTGCAGCGGTTGCTGCGGTTATATAAGCGCCGCCACCAGGGGCATTCATCTTATATGCTTGATCGGTACTTTGACTACCACCTTGTGGATCGTTTAACCAACGTTTTTTTTCAGTTTCCGTTAAATGCATTAGGCCTAAAAAATATGCTGCGTCAGGAGATACTATGGCGGTTGTACCATAGGTAAACTCACTATAGGTTGTTTCTCCCTCGCCCCATAAAAAGTATGCTGGCCTACAAACAACTGCAGTTTTAGTTACTGGACTATAAACTAAAACTTTTCTTTTTTTGTAATCGTCTATAGTTCCGCAGAAATCTTTATCGTCATAATCGGAAAAATATTCCTGCTTAAACTTTTTAAACATTTCATCATTAAGATCTTCAGTTATCTTATATGGCCATTTCATTGCTATATAAAACTGTTCATCTAAAGGAGTAGAAGGGGAACCCCAATCTCTATAGCTAAATTTATTACTAGAAGTAATTTTACTTTCGTTTATATAATCATATTCCCAAGAACCATCTGAAACAGTTTGTTCATTTTTCATTAATGGTAATGGCATTCTTATGATTGCTTTATTGGAAGATAGTGACCCAGCTGTAGCAATATTGAACACAAAATTATCACTACCAAACACTGCTATTGGATCTACTGAGGCTTTAAACACTGGAGCTGTGAGCGTAATTGAAAATTCTTCATCGGAATCTCCGGAAGACTCTTGTATCTTTTCCGTCAAAGGAGTGGTTCCTTTTAATAAAGAAGCTTCAGTGATTAGCAGATTGACATATAAAGTATCTTTTTGAAGACCAGTATGCGAGTGTCCAGTCCCTGAAGCTATATCGCCAGAAGCAAAAAATGCATAGTCCTTTAACGGAGCTGAAGTTAATCTGTCTGTAAAATAGGGAAAAGCGTACCTTAATGGCATTTGTTCTATTTCAAAATGTTCTGAATGCGGTTCAGAAATATCAATTTCTGTTTTCTTTCCATCTGGGTCTATAGGTAAGTGGAAGCCTATGCCTACGAATCCTTTATTCTTAGGAATTTTTGCAACAATTTTTTTCTTACTATCTTGATAAATAAGTCTATTTGGATCAGTAAGACGAATAACTTTACCTTTTAATATTCCCGCTGGAGCATATACGTTTGAAGCATTTAGTTGGTCGTTAACTATCGTACTCAACGTTGTTAAAGGATTTCTTGCATTTCTAAATGCATCGTAGTCTGCTTTAGAATTAGAAGTTTGTTGAATCTTATTCATGATATCCATTACTTGGCTATCTGGATTAATCGGCCTTGGTGTTGTAATGCCTAATTCTATTGCTCTTTTTTCAGAAGGAAAACCTGTAGTAATAGGAACTACACCAGATGTATATAACCAGTGTGGTTTTCCATAAAATATAGTTGATCTATCTTCAAATGGTCTTACGGCAACAATATAATTTGGAAGAAGTCTTGCGCATGTTTGAAATAAATCCCATACAGATTTCATATAAGTTTGAGCTCTAAATGAAACCTCGTCAAATCCTGGCATGTCGTCATCTAAGTCGCTAACCAAACCAAATGTTTTCCAAATATTTACTCCGCCTCTTCCGCTAATTGAACCAAGCAAACTTGCGCCACCACCTGCAGCAAGTGTTCCACCTATGACCGGAAGAGCAAGACCGCCGGTTCCAAAAGCTAATGCTGCACCGATACCAAGGGTTAAGCCTCCCAGAACTGCTGAAGTACCTCCACCCGATTGCTTTACTCCCATTCCAGCAGTTAGCGTATCTAGTGTTGCAGATGCTGGAGCGCTACCTGCATTGTACTTTCTTAAAACATCATTCCATGAGGCATCGGTTAATCTATTTAAATAATCTAACCTAGTATTTGGCATATCTTCTGGAGTTAATGTTGCGGCGTTTGCCCAGCCGTCACCTAAGTCGCCGCCTAAGAATTGAGCCACACCTGTTCCATTACCTGGATAAATATTTCTCTTAAAGAGTTCAAGATCTCTTGATGAAGAAAAGTTAGCCCACATAGTTCTCATCATTCCAAGTACACCTGTACGGGTTTCGATACCAATAGCTCCTCCAGCTACAGTCCCACCTATTGCACCAATAGGAAGTCCTGCCAGTCCACCGGTTAGACCAATAGCTCCACCAACAGCTGCAATTCCTGCAACTTGAGCTGCAGTAGAAAGACCTGGTATACCGCTACCTTGGCCAACATTTAACATTGCGTCTGAAATTGTGTTTCTTAATAGTGAACTTCTATTTAATTCTATTTCATTTAAAGGTTCATATAAGATTGTTCCAAAATGTTTAATACCAAATTTATTTTCGGAAAAAACCATACCTCTAGTTGATTGAGCAAATGCTTCTCTAGTTCTAGAAGTACCCATAGATAATAGTCGTACCATTAAATCTCGCGGTTCAGATAAATATAAACCAGTATTTAAACCACCATCTATGTGACCACTGTCGCCCTTTTTATCGGTAGAGTTTACGACAGGGCTTAACTCAATTGCATCTGACTGGCACGTAACGGTAACTTCTTCTCCAAGTTCAACTTCCGTAATAACACCATTAAAGAGAGTATGCAGTGAGTTTGGATTAGAACCATAACCACCTCTAAGATGTATTCTAACACCTGGTTTTAATCTTATATTTTCTATATTAACAACATATTGACTTTCCATATGACCAAGAATATTTCTTGCGTTATTTAATGTTTGATCAATAACGTTTTCCATGCCTTGAGCTAACGAGAATACGTTGGTCCCTGCAGCTGCGTTTGTTTCTCCTGGTCCACTAAATAGTGTTGTTATTTCTTTAGTGCTTAATTTGGCGTACATGTTAGATATCTTTAATATTAAAGTATCTCCTAGTATATCTTCGGAAGATACAATAGAAAATTCAGAAACAGATTGCAGACCATAAAAATTATCAAACAATTTAGTTCCAGCAAAATTGCCCTCTGATATTAACCACAACATGTAGGTTGGAAACGCTCTGATCATTCTGCCTGATAGATCTCTATACGATGTATCTAACATCATTTTTTCCCAATGATTAGACACAGCTTTAGAATGTCCTGGATCACCCATTGTTTCAGGCTTGCTAGAATCCCCACTGGAAAAAGCGTATTGGTATTCCGATAGTGCTTTTGCACCAGGTATACCAGTCAAAGATTTAGTTGTACCATTGTCTGGAGTTTGACTATCGCTGTAGCCAATGTAGCTAACTGACCCATCTTTTTTGACAGCTACATCATCTATTGTAAGATAAAATCTTCCATTTGTTTTATCGATATATCCAAATTGATATCCATCTGCAGTTTGAATCATTGAAGGTATCTTGTTATCTAAACCATTTGATACGGCAGAAAAACTATGAATAACCGCATGCGCATCAAGATCATCTGGGTCAAAACTTATTAAATTGTCTGCATTGAATGGATCATCTTTATTGGTTCCACTTAAGGCTGCTGTAAGTTTTGCCTTAGCCTGTACATCGGATGATGATACTGAGCCGACTTGAAATTTTCCAGAAGAAATATTATAGTTTAAACCAGATAGGTCTGAGTTATTAAACTCTTTTTCATCTAAAGAATCAACATAACTTAAAAGGAATTTATCAGTAGTGTCACCCATTAATGCTGCTTCTATATAAGATGCAGTTTTTGCAGCGTCAAGACCTAAGGTTCCAGATGAATAAGCTTTTAATCCTTTTATATCATTATTCTTAATATAATCTTTAAACTTTTCTATAATAGCAGTATTTTGATAAACCATACTGCCATGACCTGTACCGGCACCGAAAACTATTTTTCCACCTAAATCTATTTTTTCTATATTTAATCTATCTAATTTTCCATTATTTGATTTTATATTATTTACTACATCGTTATCTAACATTTGAAAACTTCTAAAATAAAAATCTGGATCCAGACAACCTACTACACCACCAGAATTATCTCTTACTTCTAGGGGAAAATCTGGATATGAATTTGTTGCGCCCCACAATTGCTTGATGCGTAAGAACGGATTCTTTTTAGTTCCAAAATTTTCTATTAGATTTTTCTGTGCTTCTGAAGAAAGACTTTCGCGTTTCTGTTGAAATATATCAAAATCTATTAATCGAAGTTGTACATCATATACGTGAGGATAGTTTTCTTTTGTTGTTATATTAAAGTTTAAAGGAAGAACATATTTTACTCCAGCTAATGCAGTAATAATATTTTTAATTCCTAAGAATCCTAATACGCCAGTGGCGTGTTCTAAACGAGCTAAACCATTAATGTGCTCAAATATTTTTCTTAATTTAATTAATTCGCTTTCACCAATTATGGTCATGGAAATATTTATACGTGTATCTCCACCGCCAACGTGTTGATACGTTGGTTCTTCTTGCATCTGTAATTGTAGTGGGACTATATTATTAGACATTGATACAGATACGCCTGTGACAATAGCTTTTGTTGGGTCAAGATCCACTTTAACCATTGGCACTTCCCATTCTCTAAAGTGGAATGAACCTGCTCTTTCTCTAGCGGCTTCTAATAAATCTCTTATAGGGCCACTCTTAAAAAATCTTTCATAAACAGTTGCGCTGAACGCAGCGGCATATTGTTTTTTCCAGTGATCTTTTCTATTGTCTTTCCAACCTTGATCATCCTGTTTACCGTTGTTTAGTGCATCGCTTTCTACGCTTTCGTTAACAAGAAAATCTAAATAAGTTTCAGTTTTTTCAGCGGTCTTTTTTAAAAGAAGTTTCCAATCATTTAAACTCCACCCACTATGTGTTATGGTTCCATATCTATAATCGTATGCTGTAGATGTGTACGCATTAGTATTAGTATCCATATCGTAAATAAAGTTTTTTTCATCTGTATTTAAGATGGGGTTTTGAAGAACAAAACTTCTAGCCAAAAAAGCGTACGCTTGTTTTTGGAAATCTTTAGAACTACGTCCAGCAGTAAGAATATCAATGCTGTCTAAAATCTTTTGTCTTACAGTAAAATCTACTATATTACCAACAGATGTTTGCAACACTCCGTCTAATGTCAAACCATATCCAGCGCTACTTACATCTATGCCAAAAGTATTTAGCATTGAATTCCAAAGACCTCTACTCTGATCTGTAGCTGCTATGTAGTTTTCTTCTTGAGATCTAAAACCAGAAACATCTGGAGTAAAGATTTTAGTTTGCGTTTCAGCTGGCATATAGAAACTAATATTGCTTCCATTCACCCATTCTGAAACAACATTAGTTGTATATTCTTCGTTCTTATATCCTAATAATTGTTCTGATGCCACATTAGCGGGAGAGACTGCAACCCCATCTGTTAAGAAGTTGTAGTTACTTGTTCCACTTCTATCTGTGTTCACCACAGTTTTTCCGTTAGCAGGATTTAAATCTGTAGCTACTAAAAATTCTTCATTAATATAATTATGTAAGGCACCTGCGGCCTTCCCCATATACTGTCTAAATTTACCCCAATTAATAGCTTGGTTAAAATCTGAGATCATAGGCAAGTAGGGCTTATGATTAAATGCATATAGTTCAAGTTCAACTACTAAGGCAAACGGATAGTTAGGGAGAGTAGAGATGTTCATGGCGTGGAGACTCACTCCCGTAACTCCATAAACTGAATTTATATAATGGTTTCTAATTGGTAAGAAAGGCGCATACTTAAAAGCTGCAACCAAGCCTCTTAATGAAGAAAGAAACTTATCTATCTTTTCTTCATTGTCACCATCAGCACTGAAATCAAGTGTAAAATTATCCTTTAAAGATATCTTTGATGCGTCTTCAATTGAAATTCCCCAAATTTCCTCATAGTTAGGAAAGTACAATTGCATTGTAATAGTTGTATGCTTATGGCCAGTATTATATTTTGGACTGTTCTTTTGCCTTAATGCTCCGCCACCCAAGCTTGATGCCTTAAACGCATTGGATACATTTATGCTAAGTGGTGGAATATAGAAATTTGAAGCACCTAGTCTTAGATGGAATATGTCAGGAGATGCTGGAGGTATATTTTGCCTGAAAGGAAAAGTTTTAATTGCATTAGCTATCGATTCACCTGTAGTAATTAAAGCTGATTTATCCCAAGCTCCTCTAAAGATGTTTACACCATTTTTTTGTCCAAAAGAAGACATCAAATCATTTAGTAGTGCCGCTTCTCTATTAAGCTTATCGTTTGCACTACCGCCTGCTCCAGCGTTAGAGTAATCTCCAGTTATGGCTAACGCAGTAAAGAAATAATTAACAAGCTCTGGAAAATACTGATAGATGGTAGCTAGAACTATTGGCTCTCTAGATAATCTAGTCAATACAATTCCCAGTTGTTGTAACCATGCAGTATCTCTTGCACCATCTAGTACATTTGCTGCTGCGCCAGACATTGAAACTCTATTAACGTTAAGTAAACGTGCCTGCCCGTAAGACTGTATTGCATCAGCATGCGCTAATAAATCATAAAGACCAGAAGCTTCTATTTTTTGAAATAAACTTTTTTGATATTTTTCATGTAGATTAAGTACATCTGTAGTAGGTAGAATTAATCTTCTAAACTGCTCATAGTATGGATCTGATATAGATGGATCTTTTTCAGGATCTGTATAACTTAAATTATTTTTTATTCTAAGATTTCTAAATAAATCGTTAGAAGCTTGATGTGTTGAGCTGCCTGAAAAACCACTGAATAATAAAAATGTTTCTAACGCTTGAAAACGTGCAATGTCTTCTACTTGACTTTCTGGCACCTTATCTGGTTCTGGTACTTGTTTTGGATCAGTAGGGCTAACTCCATTATTGGTGGTAGTCGAATCAAATTTATTTAATCTTTCGCTGATTGCAATAGCATAGCCAGTAAGAGTGTGCGTGCTTTGATAATAGTTTTGACTATTTAAATCAGCTCTATCTCTTTGGCTTTGCCTAAACCAATTAGTCCAAGCTTTTTCTAAAATCTTATCATCGATAGGGACATTTTGTGGAACGTCTGGATCAAAACTTCTTAGATAATCAAGTATCTCTTTGTTTGATGGTGTACCCGCTTGTTGAATAGCGGTCTTTATAATTTCTAATCTTTTTCGAACCCAGTAATCATCACTTATATCTCGTTCAAGAATTCTAGAACCAAGTGGTAAATTTATATTTTTCCAAACACCATATTTTCCTTTTACGACTTGAGCATCTGAACAAATTATACGATCAAGTTGAACAACATTATCTAATACGGAAGAATTTGAAGTAATTTGCGTAATCCAATATTTTAATTCTTCATTATAATCAATGAAATGTTGTTGTGTTGGAAAATTAGATTTAATATAATCAAATGATTGTTGATTCATAGTCATAGATTGTTACCTAAAATAATCTTTCTTTTAAAATCATACAACATGCCTTAAAACTTGCCAACTCTTCATACGATCAGGAGTGGATCCTGCTCTATGACTATCCGAATAGTTATTCATTATAGCAGATCTAGGGGATAAATTACTTAAATTAACATTTGAGAAACTATTACCCGAATCGCTAATTCCTGAATCAATTGGTTTAAATCTTGCCGTCTGCATTTCAGGATTATCATACCCTGCACCATTCATCTGTATATGAGCTCCAGAGCTTTGCATGTACCCTTCGAAAGAACCTCCCCTTTGCCCCTGAGAGGCTTCTGAGGGGCCTCCAGAAGAGCGCTGATGCTCTTGGGTCTTGTGGTGCCTATGTGCTCCAAAAGCTACTACAGCGGCTGCTGCTGCAACTCCTACTCCTATTATTCCACCTTTACCTTCAAGCTTTGCAGCATTGGAGGCGCCAGTATCTATTAAACTTTTAGCTTTATCCCCCGCATCTTTTAATACGGTACGTCCTATAGTAATGCCTTTATCGACAGTTGCCTTTGCTCCTGTAACAACTTCTGATGCAGCTTCTCCCATTTTAACAGGTGCAGATTCAGCTGATGTAGTAACTTTAGCAACTACTTCTTCCGCTTTAGTTTCCGCTACCGTTCCTTGAACCTTGGTAGCAGAAGGTGCCCCCATGTTTTCTGGAGTTGGCGGTAAAGTTACTGGTTCTTTTGATCTTAAATATGGAGCTCTTTTGCCTGATCCAGGAACATAGTCTGGATCATAAGCTGGAGCATCAGGGAGCATTGAAATATCTTCTCCGCGTTTAGCTAGTTCTGTATCTATGTGCCCTATCGTGCCCCTGTCCACATTGTGCATAGCGCCAGTACCGGTGGAATTTGGGTGGACATTAGCGTATTCTGGATCTAGTAATTTATCATATACTTGAGCTCTTCTGTCAACTAGTTCTTCAACGGACATTGCTGAAGGAACCTTGTTCACAGACCTTCCATTAACCATCTGCTGTGGCAAGAAATCAGCTTTATCTGGTTGAATTAATGGTTTTTTAGCCGCGGCTGCTAGATTAGCGTTAGCATCTGCTACTACCGATGCACCAGTTGGAAGACCTGAAGCTCTTGACCTCATCATCTGTATTTGTTCTTTTTTAAGAACCGTTTCAATTTCTTCAATAGTTGCAGAACCAGACGGACTATATTTAGGATTAGCTTTTAAGTCATCAATAGTTTCACCAGTAAGACTAACTGTACCGCGGCCATTTTTATAATCATTTACTAATGCCTGATGTGCATAATTAGTATTAGTGTTTAATACTCGCGATAATTCATAGGTGTTAAAGGGTAACTCTTCTTGTTCCGCAAGGGTTCTTAATGCTTTTTCTCCAATTTCAACTGGATCATTACTGTAGAAATCGGGGACTAATCCTCCACCAGAATTTAAAATTCCACCTTCTGATTTTATTCTACCAACATGGTCTAGATACTTCGCGTAAAGGTCATCTGGATTTTCTGCAAAAGATTTTAATTTATTTGCTTGTTTCTCTTTTACATATGCAAGGTAATCAGCATCCCACATAGCGTTAGCTCTAGCTTGAGATTCAGCTTGAAAGATTTCTTCAGCTGTTTGTGAAGAAATATTTGATACTTGAGCCCCATGAGATCCAAGAGTAGAATTATATCCTTCTTCCATGGCAGATACTAGTGGAGATGAGGTAATTCTTCCAACGCTTTCAGCACTATTTTCCATCGGTATCCCAGCATAAGGGCCAAAACCTAGCCTTTTGCTGGGGTCAATACCTTGGCCTTTAAATGCATCGACTAAGGTTTCTCTGGAAATATCTTGTCCCGAATGCTTTACTAACGCTTCTGTAGTATCAATCAAAGTATCATATGCACTAATTCCCGGGGTAACACCAGCTTCTTGCATTAGTCCGTCTAGAAAAACTATCTGCTATTCCCTCTTGCTGCCCAATATATTTAGCATCTTCCAACGTCATTGCAGATCCTGCAGAAGTTGCTCTATTTAATCTTTCCGGATCTAAAGCACCAGATGCATCAGCTGCCGTGTGAAATAACTCATGGGTAAACGTAGTTGCTATCTCATTTGGTTCTAGCGCCCCTAGTAAATTTTGGTTTACTAACATCCTTCCACTTTCTGGATGGTAGGCTGCTACTGATCCTATTTGATCAGTCATTTCTATCCCAGAAAGTTTACCAAGTACATCAGAACCAGTGACTGATCTTGTTGAGCCGGGAATATTAAATTGTTTATTTACAAAACCTGTTTTATCAAAAATATCTTTTAGAATAATTCCAGCTTCATCAGCTTTTGGACTAGAAGCTTTAGTAGTAAAATCTTTAATCAATTCATCTGCTGTTTGATAAACTGTTGGATTTAGTTCTGCTACTGCACCTGAACCAGTAGGGAGAGTATCTGCTACTGGGCTTGCTGGCGTTTTTGATACTCTTAATCTAGATGTTTTTGGAGCTGCCGACTCAGTAGAGGCTAAGCGAAGTTCTTTTCCAGTTTTTACAGTTTTTAGATATTCTTGTACTAGATAAGGAGCATCTTCTATGTTTTTAAAATTCCTAGGAATTGCTCCTAGTTTTCTTTCCATCTCATCTGTAACGCCAAAATTTTCGATATGAGAGGTGAGTGCTGAAAACATTTTTTCAAAAGGATCTGAAGAACCTTCTAAACCTGCGACTTTAATAAGTCGTTCTGTCGATGCCTTATTTGCAGAACCACCTGCTACAGCACTGATATAGTTTTCAAAATGATTTATGGCAAGATCGCCAATGAATTTTGGATTTAGGTCTGCCATAAAAATAATTTATCCTTTAATATAAAATTAAAAAGAACCCGCTATATCATCGTAAGAGTTACGTCCTAGTTGCGGTGAGCCATTACGCATAGTACCCGTAACTTGACCGTTTGTTAACATACCTGCGTTAGCCATAAAGGCATCTGCTTGTTCCCTATCACCATTAATAGATACGTCATAACCAACTCCTTGTTCTCCACCTGCTTGTGGAGTCATAGGTAATTGCATTGGTGATTGCGGCATTCTTTCATATGGATTACCACCAGGTAATAATGGTGGACCCGATATGCTTTCTTTAGTGTGATCTCTTTTTGAAATGTGAGCAAAGACTGCAAGCCCCGTTCCAATTGCAGCAGCGCCTATTATAGTACCTTTATTCCTCATTAAACCATCTGCTAATCCACCTAAGGATCCTCTTTCAGCCATTGGTTTACTTGTGTTAAATAATGCTTTAATAGAATCACCAAAACGAGTGTATTTACCACGAGCTACTCTATTCAAATCTGCATAACTTGCCCTAGCTGCACCTGCAATTTCAGAATCAGACGATAAAGATTCTTCAAATACACTGCGGTGTTCTTCCACGAATCTATCAAATACTTCATTGATTGACTCAATTTTTACTGGACCCTTTACAGGTTCTACGGTGTCTAACGCTGTTTTGATTGGCCCTAAAGCTTCTTCACTATTTAATTCAAATTGTGCGTTGTATCTATTTCTTATTTGATTTATTAAATTAATTCTTTTTTCAGCTTCTTCTATAGCTTCTGTTCCAGAGTAACTTTCACCTATTGAAGCTTGAAATCTTTTACGTATTGAATCTTCTGCTTGAACACGACGATCTCCCTTGAGGCTATTTAAAGTAATAAAATCTAATAAAAATTTATCATCTTTTATTATAGTTTTATCTAAAGTCATTTTTGATAAAATTTGATCTACTAAAAGTGCATCTTCTTCCAAAAGATTTGGAGAACGAACTATCTTACCTGTTTCAAAATTTGAAGCGGCTTCTGTATCAAACTTTAATAATTTACTTAAAAATTCGTGATCCATAAGATTACCATCTAAAGTAGATGATCCAGGATTTTTGGCTTTATTTACATTATTGATAAATTCAACCATATTTTGAGTACTTTGTTCAAGACTATAAGTTTGATCTACAACCATTTGATTCATTGTTACTGAAGCTAATTGTTGGATTGTAACAGCTTCATCTCCAATGTTGATTAATAAATTACTTTCATTTTTTAAAATGAAATCTAATTGTTTACCCAAAAATGCTGTTGTTCTTTGTGTTTCATTTGGTATATCAACTCTTTCTGATATTTTCATTTGCTCAATTTCATATAACATTTTTTTCATCAATGAAACTGGACTAGCTCCTTCTGTATCAGCAGCTTCTTGAAAACCTCTTTGAACCGCTTTTCCAATTGTTGCTTGTGCTTCAGACATTTCCATATTTATTTTATCTGTTATTACTGATTGTAACTCTCCCCAATTTTTAGTAGTTCGGGTTCTTGCTATATCTTCTCCTGTTGCATAGCCGTACTTACTTAATGTTTTACCCATCCAATCATCAAAACTAAAAGAACCATTTAAAGATTGTTCTTCCATTTTTCTTAAGAGAGAAGATTTTTCTCGTAATTCCGTTAATGTTGTATCACCTAAAGATCTTCCAATATCTGATCTTATTTTTCCAATCGCTTCAGATAATTCAGCTGTTGCTAAACTACTCTCATGCGATTTATATATATTAAATTGTTTTAATCTCATTTCAGATCTAAACGCTTGGGCAATATCTTGTGCTGCTTGCAATTGTTTTTCAACATTTATTACACCATACTTTGCTTGAGCTTTTTCGCCCATTCCAAGTAAGTCTATTAACTTTTCTCTTCCTGACAAAGCGGGTAGGCCATCTGAAGTTGCAAGTTTCCTTAATTCTTCTAATTCCTGAACCAGTTGGTTATATCCGCTTTCGTTTAATGTAACCTTACCAGAATCTGCTAATTCTTTCATTTTCATAATAGCTTCGGTATATGTATCTGTGATACTTGCTAACGCCATGTCGTAATCTGAAATAGGACTACCCTTTTTTCTAATGGTTGATAATTTGTAAAGAGTTGCTGTTCTATCTAAACCGACTAAGCTAACATCACCTTCACCGGCTATTCCAAGACCAAGTTGATAAGCCCTTATTTTAGCTAATGATCCAGCTACTTCACCTATATTTGTTCCACCAATGTTTTCTGCAGATACGTTGATAAAATCCATCAATCCTTCAGGATTTTCTGCTAACATTTCATGAAATAACTCTTTCCTATTTGTAAAAATTGCATCTTCAAGTGCTTCACCCGTTAAACCTTTTAAACGTCCTGAATAACCTTTTGCGTTGATATGTTTATCTATAAACACTCTATAGCCTTCTTCATTTGGATTATGCATCGCGAATAAAGCTGTGTTAAGAGCTTGTTCAGCCACCTCTCTAGGCAAATCTCCTCTAGCGGAAACATAGCTGTTCAACATGTCTTGATAAGTTACACCTAAACCAACTTCTCCAAGACCAATGCCGGCGTCAATTGCATTTTCTGGGTTCCAAACTAAAAATGTGCTATTTACTAATTCATTTGCAATCTTTACTAGATCTTCATTTGCCCCCTCTTTGTTTGCGTATTCCAATATTGATTTTGCTCCAGCTATTCTTTGATCTTCTCCCGATGCCAACCAACCAAGTCTATTAATGTATTTTCCTAATCCACTTTCTGCTGTTATAGACCTAGTTTGCATTCGTGTATAATACATATTAAAAGCGTTTTTTGCTTCTAGACCAAGTTGATTTTCCAAACCTACACCACTGGTAAGTTGTTTTTGCGCTCTGTATGCATACTCCATCGGAGTAAGTTCTCTATCCGAAGCTTTACGAGATTTACGAACAGCTTCTTTAAAATCACTATAGGTCATATTGACATTTGGATGACCCCCTGCATATGCTCTTCCATATATATCTTCGATTTTTTCCACATAAATATTATCACTTGGAAGAGTTACTTTTGATGACAATATCTGAGTTAATTGACTTTCTCTATATCCAGCGGCAAGTTCGGCATCGTTTGCTACGAAATTTTTTATTTCTTCTATAGACATAGTTAATGGACTAGATCCGGATCCCTTACTTGCTAGTCTTGCTACTGTTTCATTTAACTTTGTAATGTCATTTAAGAAAATGCCTTCTACATTTGCATTTTCTGTTCCTAGAAAATCTCTGGCAAAATCAGCTGTACTTACGGCTTTTGCCCTATCACCAAGTTTAAATTTTTCTTCTCCTCCGATATCAAATATTCTAAATATAGCGTTAGTTAATTCTTCTTGCGTAATGTTATCAGGCTTATACATATTTGCAGCTTTTTTTTGACCATGAGCTAAAGAGTTTATGTATCTAAATGTATTTATTTCTCTTTCTTCTAGTCCATCAATTGCATTTGGAACATCTAATAGTTCAGAAATTCCTGCAGATAATCTTCTAAATCTTTCACCGACAACTGTATCTGATCCAAACATTCTTTCAATAGTTTTATCATCTAAGTGCGGACTTAATAGTGCAAATTCTTGAGGTCCAGTTGGTTGGCGCCAAGCAAATGAAGCTAAGTGCCTAGCGCCTTGTGAGTCTTCTATAAATTTAAGATTGTTTATAAAGTGGTCGTCTAAGTCAAAACCACCACCAGATTTAAAGATACCAACGGTGTCCATAGCTGCAACGTCTGGTATTAGCATTTTCTCATCATCAAATCTATACTTAAACAAATTTAAATCATAAGTATTATCTCCGTACTTAGCTGTAATTTTTTTTCTAGCACTTACTTTTTCACTTCCTAAAATAGCCTGACTACCAGCGGTTGCTCTTCCCTCTGTATCTATTTGGCTTCTTGTGCTATAGGGCATGAATGCTTGGTGTATAGGGATTTTTTCTTCTATTACATTTCCGTTATATGGATTAATACCGGCGTATTTACTATAGGAACCTTTTTCTCTTACAACGGTTTTCATTGCATATCTAAGAGCTTGGTTTGCTAAATCTGGAATTTCATTTACCTTTATTCCAGATGCCATTACCCTTTGAAATTCTATTGCTTGAGCTTTAAAGAAAGAAGCGGCTTCTCTACTTGCAAAACCCATTTGTTCCCATTCTTCAAGATTTATGCTAGCTTCACTTTCTATAGTTCTTCTTATGTTGCTACTTATTTTTCCATGAAGTCGTAAATCTTCTATTTCTTTTTTAAAATTATTAACATTTTGTTGGACTTGACTTGCTAACCCGCGACCATATTGATCTGGTAAATATTCATCCCTATGAAATATGGATCCTTGAATATCTGAGTAAACTATATCTGGAGTATCCCTTGCTGAGATATTATAAGTCATAGCTTTTCCGGCGTTAGGACCTAATGATTCTGATCCAGGAGCATTTATATGACCAAAAGATACTTCATTTTTATATAGTGTATCTGGCATTGCAGCTGCGTATCCAAGTTTTCCTATTGCTTCTGCGCCCTGGTTATTTACATTAGAAACAACATCAGTTACACCTTTATATTCTGGACCAAGTAAAAATCTCATAGTCTGACCTTGAAGTGGTCTAATTCTAGGTGCAGCCCCTGATAAAAAATCACTTTTATTTGAAACCATTAAGTTTACTTGAGATTCCCATTCTTTTATATTTCCACTTAATAATAATTGTTCTTCTTTACCAGTAGTTGTTTTTAATTGATTCTTTGCCTGATTAATCATTCCTCTTAATTGTTCTGAATGAAATTTAAAAGCTAAATCATTTTGCATACTAGAACCATCGTATGCTTTTTCCAACTCATTTATAACACCTTTAAAACTTTCATACATATGCTTAGACTTATTAGAACCATCTGAATTTTCTAAATAACTATCTATTGTTTTAAGAAAAGATTTTATAGTTAATTCTTTTGGATTTTCTAAATTTGCTTTAATAGTTTCTTGAATAATTGAATTAAATTGCGTAAAGTGTTCATCTTGATTTAAACCAAATGCCTCTAGGGCATCTTTAAAGACTTGCTGTTGACCAACTGGAGTATAATTAGTTATAGCTTTTATTGCGCTTCTTTCTCTCAGAATGCTTTTATTTTCCAATGAACTTGTTGCTGTAGCTAACATTGCATTTGTATAGCTTGTTTGCATGTCCGCCGCATTGATTAATGCTTCTTTTACTGGAGAATATTTTAATATGGCGTCTTCTAGAGTTTTTGGAGCTACAGATTTAAAATTATTATCCATATTTTTTCCAATTTGTTCCAAGATATTATCTATATCTTCACCTTTAATTGTAAGATTTCTATCTCCTGTTATGTTTCTAGTTCTTTTTGGAATTTTTTGTAATAATCCGCCAACTCCAGCTTCATCTGTTTCTAAGATTTTGTTTAATTTATTTAAATCAAAAAAATCTGATCCAGTTGAGGTTAGGAGCATATTTGATTCTTCTCCGGTTAAAAATTGATAATTACCCTTTTCATCTAAATGTCCAAACGCAAGAAGCGCCGTTCCTTCTTTACCGACATTAAGCACTCCGGGAGCATCTATTGCACCTGTCTTCAACAACTCTGCTGCTGCTGCTGCCTCTTTAAAATTATTTGGATGAAGCATTCTTGCCATGCTGTTTATTGTATTTTCATCATTGTTAGAATAACCAAATCTTATTATGTGTAAATTTTTACCTCTTAACTTACTTAAAAGTGGATTATCTAAAATATATTTCTCTGCTTCTGGATTTACACTATTAATATATTGATTAAAGTTACTGGCCATTTCTGATAGATAACCAAAATCCATATTATCTTCGGTGTATAATTTTCCCCTATCTACGGTGCCTTTAAAGATATTTATGGTGACATCAGAACCATATTTTGCAGTTCCTTTTTTGGCAGCGTCGTAAGTTAAATACTCTTGGCCAGTTAATGTGTCTAGATAGGTATCAGCTGGACTTATTCTAACCAATCCTCTTTGAACTAAAGAAGTTCCTTCTCGCGCAGCAGGACTTAAATCAGAAAGAAGTTTAGTAGTTATATTTGAACTTGGTTTTCCAGGCATTCTTGCCATTGTTATCCTCTAATCCCTGCTAGAACATTTATGGAATTTGGACTTGCGTTATTAATACTCGGAGTAATTTTTCCATTAATTCCCATATCAAACATTAATCTTTGTAATTTTTCTCTAGTATCTTTTGGACTAGATCCACCTCTACCAAAAGTTGGATAACTAGGATTTGTCAAATTTGCTTCTTTTATTTGTTGTGGGAAATAACCCATTTGAGACATTTCTAATCCCATTGACTGTCCCATTTTTATTTTAACATGTTCCATATTTGTATTCGGATGCCAACCTTCCCAATCGGCTCCAGGAAGTTCATGAGACTTAAAGTATTCTGCTAGATCTGGTTTTCTTTCAACTGGCATACCCCAAGCTGCTTCATATAATCTTCTTTCTAACCTTCCAGCAGTTGATAATATTCTTCCTCTTTCTTTTGGAGGAGCTTCAATCATTGCTCTAAAATAATCTCTTTTTCTTTTTGGAACTGCAGCTGCAAGAGTATCTACCGATTGAGTATCTAAATCAGCACCGTACATTGTCCTCTTGCTTGCGTTAACAAATTGTTTTGCGGCGTCAATGTCTCCTGCTTTTTCTGCTCTTGATGCAGCTGTTCTATTCTTAAGATAAGTTAAGATGTCAGAGTATTCATCTAAAGCTAATTGTTTTTTTCTAGTAAGAGGAATTAATCTTTGTTCTTTTCTTTTTTTAACTGCAGAATATCCACCAACTGTAAGCGCACCAAAAGCTCTTAATGATGTAGTAGCTACTGCTCCTTCACCAAACATTCCAAATGCAAAAGCACCAATTCCTGCAGCTAATATTGGATTACGTTGAGTACCCTTATGATAAATTGGTTTAATAAAGCTTTCAACTGGTCTTTGCCATTCTGGAAAAGTAGAACCATAAACATTTTTTCTTTCCCAATCTTCTGTAGCAGTTCTTCTTCCGGTAAATTTATTATTGATTGCGTTATCAGTATGAACAAATGCTTTCTTTAAAGAAGAAATTGGATGAGTTACTTTTTCAAAACCCGACCTTGTATCATAAGGTGCAAAATCTGTTTTGCTTTGTTGAATTGCATTTTGCTGTGCTCTTATCTGAGCAACTTTGTTTCTCTCTTCTTCAGAGAGTCCCATCTTATCTATTGTATTATCTAATGTTTTAAACTCTTTTGAATAAGGAGCAACGTCGGCTAAAATATCTAATTGATTAACTGCACCATATCTACCATTTTTATCTGAATATAATTTATTTAATCTTTCATACCCAACACCAGGTAATCTTAATTCACCTTCTTTAACTTTTGTAAAAGGATCACCAGTTGTAAAATCTATAAAATTATTACTGCTTGGAAGGAACAAATTTTCTTGGCCCATTTTATTTTTAATTGGGTTAATAAAATTAACGTTTGTTCTTTCTTTAGGAATGAATCTTCTTATAATTTCCGAAGCTTCAATATTACCTAATGGGCCTTCTGATCCGGTAGGTAGGTCACCTAATCCACCAAGATTTAAATCCCAAAAAGCTCTAGTTGTTCCATATGCTTTTGACGCTGATTGCAAAACTGATTTATCTGGTTCAAAATCATACGAACCAAAACCTAAACTCTTTCTTAAGTTTCCTGCAGCAAAACCATAAATACCAAAAGTTTCTTGTAATCTATAACCAGTTTCTCCTGCTAAGTATTCATTGCTTCCAGATCTAATTGGTAATCCAGCTGATACAATTTTTTCTGGCATTGTTCCAGGGCCGGTTGGAGGACCATATATTGCCATCTGTTGGCCTGAACCAGTTGGAGCTTTTACGTATGCTGCTGAAGCTAGATAGTCATTTAATGCGTTAGATTGTAAGCGTACTTTTTTTCTAGCTGTATTCAATGGTGCTGCCGCTGCAGAATTATATTGATTTGCTTGAACTAAAGCTAATCTCCCCTGTCTTCCCTGACCAACATATGTTGGATTACCTGTAGATCCACCTTGTTGACCCATTGGTGAAAAAAACTTTAAAGGTTTTCCATAATTTGCCGGACGAACTGATGCATAGCTTACATTTGGATTGCCCATTGTAATTGGGCCACCAAAGTTTCCGTTTTCCTGTGGTAGATATGCGCCGGAATCACCAACTGGGACATAGGATGATAAAGCTCTATCAAGTTCCATCTTATGCATTACTTTTTGTGGCTTAAGTACTCTTCCCACTGTTGCATTAAGTATTGGTACAGCTGCACCAAATGGACCAGAGAAGTATTCTCCAGTTATTGGATATGGTCTATCTTGATAATGTTTTTTTTCAAACCTATATGGATCTAATGGACGAAGTGGGGAAAAATCATTGTAGTACAACATTTTTTCCACTGGGCTTCCATAAGTATCGGAAGTAAACATGGCTCCGGCTTGGAATCTTCTATACCAAGATGGTCTGTAGTATTCTATTTTTCCACCCTTAAATTGCGTATTACCTAAAGGCCAGAATCTACCTTTCCTAATTGGAACTTCACCATGTAGTAGTTGTTGCCTCTTTTGTCCATAGGACATCCCACCAGGAGTCAATCCAGATATTGCAGCTTGTGCTTCAACTCCAACTCTAGCCACTTTACCCAATACAAATGGGTGATAAACATTTTCCCCTCTTGAATCTTTTTGATGAGTAAATCCACCAACAGTTCTATCTAAGGCTAGCGCCGTAGTTCCTATTACAGCTGCTGGTAGGATTCTTTGTGCATTCATTCCTCTCATATAGAGATCTAATGGACCATGGAAATTATCTGCGTTTAATTCAGCTCCAGCTACTCCAAAAAATTTATTTAATCTACTAAAACCATGGGACATTGGTACTGAAGCTAGAGAAAATCCTTCTGCATTGCCGTAAGTCTTAACTCCAGCTGCGCTTAATAACGTAGCTTTTGGATTACGTTTTAACGCAGTTGCAAATGTTGGAACATAAGTAAACCCTTGACCATTTGCAGTTGTTTGTCCGCCAAAAGCACCCGCTACTGGATCGGCAACATATTTTCCAATTCCAAGATTTTTCTTAAACATTGGAGCTACTTTTGGTATTTTATTTATTATTCCTTGACCAGTTGATTCTATACTTCCAGTTAAGTGCGGGTCTAAGAATGAAGAATTAGATTTAAGTATTTCCCTAGCGGCTTTAAATCTATTTAATGGGTTTAATAATATTTGACTAAAGCCTTCTCCACGTTCACCAATGGTACCTGGGTCAAACTTATATGTTGTAAACGCAGACATGTTTAAAACTGTTGACAAAGCAGAGGCTTGTGCTTCAGCTTTTTGACCAGCAGAAATTAAACCTCTAGTGGAAAGTTCATCTATAGCATCTCTGACCAATCCCATTACCTGAGTTGGATCATTAGTGAGGATTGCCTGACGCTCTAATAGATATCTAAAAACTTCGTGTGAAAATTCATCCTGTCTAGTTACAATGCTGGATGATTTTTGAAACATTTTAGATTGTTCTGAAAAGTTTTCTATATCTCCATATGGTCTTACTCTACTTCTTGCAGTTCTTAATTGAATTAATTGATCTGTGCTAAGTTTTCCTTCTTTTGCCAATTCTGCTTGAAATTTAATATCTTGTTCTATTGTTTCAAGAATATTTCCAACTCTGGCTGGGTTAGTAGCTTGATCTAAAACATTTGCCGATATCCCTAAGTTGTCAACAATATTTTTCTCTAAGCCCTCACGTATTACCTGTTTAGGCATTCCGTAGCTTAACTGCTTATCGCCAAAACGGGTAAACGCTTCCATTAATTGAGAATGGTCAGCCACTTGCTCATTGGTACCAAACTTAAATAATCTGTATCTAGCTTCTTCTCCAGCTGCAGTTTTTTCAGCACGTAATTCTAAAGATTGTTTTCTACCAAAACCACCTATAGAAATTTCTGTTCCAGTTTCATTCTTGATTAAAGCTGACATTACAGCTTCATTTTCAATATCCGATTGCCTATTAACTAAACGACCAAAAAATTTAAATAAAGAGTTTGGTTGTTCTGAATCGTAACTTAATCTTTCTTTAGCTTTTCCTAAAAGAGTTGTTGCAGTACGAGATTGTGGTATTCTGCTTCCGGTAGCTAATTCAGCCGTTCTGGCAACCATTCCTTTAGCATCTGTGCCAAGAGGTCTGTAAAATCCAGGAAGCTCAATTGGTTGTCCACCTTCTTGAGTCAGGGGATTATGGGCAAATAATTTTCCTTTTGTTCCAAAAATTCCACCAGTACTATGCCATGTATAAAAATCAGCTTCTGGTCCACCGATAAAGGGGTGTGCTGCATTGCCGGGTGTGATTTGAAATTTTCCAGCCTTAGACATAGCTGTAAGATCTTTAAACCCAAGAAGTTGTAATGGGTTAATTCCAACAACTGGAGTTTTTAATTCTTCAGCTGCAAATTTTATCAATCTTTCTTTTGCACTTTTTATTGGGTTTAAATTTAGAATTTTACCATTAGGTAACTCATAATAACCCTTTACATTGCTTTGTTCAATAGAACTTTTAATTTCACCAAAGGCTAGAGCTTCTTTTGATTTACCTACTAAAAATCCACTAGATACATCTTTATCAGCTTCACCTAAAGTTTGCTTGAGGTTATCATATAAGGATCCCTCTCTTTGCATAAATTTATCTACTGATAAACCTTTTAATCCAAAGAACCCAGCAATCCCGCTAGTCTCTGATCTAGCTATTGCTTTGTTCTTTAATAGAAAAGCTTTTAATTGAACTGCATCGTTTGGATCTAGTCCACGTGCAGCTAGACTTTCTCTTAGGGCATCGTATCCACCTTCACCATTTATTATGGTGTTTTTAAGACCTAGTACTTTTCCAGCTTTTTTAGCTAACTCATCCTTTAAGCTTCCTTTAACTTCTCCAGTAACATCGCCAATCACTGATTTAATTGGATTTAAAGCGGTTCCTGTAATTTGAGACTGAAAGGCATTTTGAACTGAGAGTTCTGAAAGTTGTGAATAATTATCAATACCTAATAATTCTTCATGTAAGAATCTTAAAGGTGATGATGTTTTAGTATCTAGTGGTAAATTTCGAGTTAACTCATTATCTAAATCAGATATTACTTCTTCTAATTTATTTCCTGTAAAATTATTTAATGGAACATTTTTTCCAATTTTTCCACCATTATATCTATCAATTAATTGTTCAAAGAAATTTTCTCCTTGAATTTTATCTTTACCAATTTTAAATCTTTCAGATGGAGCAATACTTTCAATTACTCTTGATTTAGATTCGTAGTTATAAGTTTCTCTAAAAATATCATCAGTAACAGATAAATTTCTAGCAAAAGATTCAGCGGCTCCCGAATCCACACCTTCTTGGATTAATTTATCTTTCAATCTATCTTTGTAGGCGTTGCCTCTTTGTTGCTTAATAAACGGTGAAATAATTTTTGATTCAGATTTATTTACATACTGACTTGTAACGTCAAATAAATTTGATCTTCTTTTTCTTTGTATATTTTTTATAGATTCTTTAAATGTATTTGTAACATCTTCAGAGAAACCACCTTGAGTGTTTCGGCGTGTTCCTAAGTTTTTGGCAATCCCCTCCATAACCTCGTTGTATGCGCCGCCAGGATTATCTATATATTTTTGAGCAAAGCCTAAGTTTCTATATTGCTTATAGCCTTGATTAAAACCTTGTCTTACTGATTTATACCCTGGAATTAAATCTAAAAGATTATCTACTTTAGCGTTATCGTTTATCCCTTTATTTAATGCTTTTTTATCACCTCTAAATATGTCTTTTGCAAAATCTTTAACATTTTCTTTAGAAAATTTTTTATTAACACCAGTAACTGGAATTCCGTGCCTTTGCGAATACAGGTCAGCTACTGGATTAAAGTGAACGCTTTTACTTGCCAGAAAAGCAGTAGCTAAAGCGCCTGTTGATCTTTCACCAAACTTTACAGATTTATCAAATACATTAGTTGCATCGTGTCCAACTTCTTGTAAGATGCCTTTTAAGTTTAAACTTTTTTCATATATAAATCTTTGTGATTGACCTAAAGTTGTTTTTGATAGTTGACCAAGTTTGGCCTCAGTCATTGTTTGATAAAAATTTAACGAACTAGCTTTAGAAGCACCTAGAGCTGCGCCTGGTAGTATAAAGCCACCAAACTGCAATGCTGCTGCTCTTGCTATTCCTTTAGCAAAGTCTACACCCCTGGCAGGGTCATACCATTTTCTTTTTGGTCCTTCATCCTTTTGTCCACCAAAAAGAGGTTTATTTACATATTTATCTGCTGCATAAAAACCTGGTACTTCATACGGCATTTTTCTAACTTGTCTGACAAGTCTTTGTTGAAAATCATCGCGCCATGCCCAAACTGCTGCATCTCTATTTTTTGTAGAGTCTTCAAATAATTCATAACCACTTCTTGTTGAAGATTTGAGTTTTGCGTACCCTGTTGTTAGTACATCTTTTTCTAAATCTGTACCTTTAAAAACAAGACGAGTAAAACTTTTACTATTATTCAGACCATATTTAACATCGGCGCCGACTCTAGTAATACCTTCATATTCATCGAGAATGTTTCTTGTTTTTAGAACAGCGTTGTAGGCGTTAGTTAAGAAACTACTTTGTTCAGATTTAGTGGCTTCAAACGCAGCTGTCGTTAACTTGCTTCCGAAGTTTTAATCCACCTTCTCGAACAAACTTTCCTGATAATTCAGCGGCTATACCAAAAGCCACCATTGATGCAACCATTTTTGCAACGGGATGACCATGCAAGGCGCGGGAGACAAAACCAGAATCTGGTGATGGACCTTCTTCTTGTCCTTTTCCAGAACTAAAATCTCTTGAGGTTACTCCGAATCCAACGTTATGTATTGGACTACTATCTCTAATCATGCTTCACCCCCTTTTATTATCTGCCCATACCCCACAGCTTTTGGGCAATAGGGTCATTATAAGTTGCTGCACCTTCTACCTTTGAGGCATTGTGCCTTGCAGCTGAGACACTTTCCTTATTCTTTTCTTCTTCTGGATCTATTAGTGATAGCGTAACATCCGTAGATTCCATACCATTAATAGCTTGTTGAACTTCTATTACCTTTTCAGCCAAAGCTACTCTTTCGGCTAATTGAGAATAGGTTAAATTATCTAAAAACTCTGGACTATCTGTATGTATAGTAGCTAGAACAAAGGCTTTCATCAACCCTCTAACATGAGAAGCTTTTTCTCTTTTTTCTTCTAAGACTCTTTTGGCCTTTTTGGCTGATGCAAAACCAGAAAAGTCAATAACCTGTTCAGCTAATGATGTGATAGCCCCAGGGGGGAATTTGTTAATATCAAAATTTTCAGGATATACAACTGAAGTATTAATAATAATATCTTCTGCGTCGGAGGCAGAAAGATCAGGATCGTTTTTAAACGCTGCAACTTTGTCAAATTCTGAGAATGTTAATTCTCTAAATATAATATCAATTCCGTTTAATGTTTACCTGAAAAACGGATCCATATCTTTTTTTTAATTGAAAAAGTTGCTCTGCACTTAACATCTTAGAGCTGTCTTACCTCTAAAGCTACGAAGCCTGATGCTTCTAACACTTCTTGTGAAATTAATGAAGGAAGACCAGCCATATCGCCTGTTAAAGCTTTCTTGTCGTATGAAGGAAATAAAATACACATTTCGGAAATTGCTTCTTCATTCCACATGTTGGCTTCAGCGTTTGTAAGCTGTCCAGCCTGCATTAGTGATTCCATCTTCTTAACTAAGTTCTTGTATTCCAATCTTGAAAGAACACGCCATACAACATGCTTATCAAATGAAATAGAAGTTACATAAACTTCACCATGTTGCTTCTTCCATTCTTTAACTTGGCCAGCTGTTGGACCATTATCAAAGATTGGAGTTTCATCAGGAAGTTCTTCCACTGTTGTGGCTTCACCTGGCGTATCTACCATGTCCACTTGCTCACTTTCATTAGACATAATTATATCTCCTTTTTGAGGGTTTTCTGTTATCATTATAATTTCAGCACTTTGCGCACCAAATTCTTCTGCTAATTGTGCGTCATTTCTTACTACAACTTTTTTATTCTGAGCCATGGGAATCTCCTTGATCTAATCCACTATACAGTATAGCACATACTTTAACTATTAACGTGGTTTAGTCGACTCAGTAGAGGATACTAATGCGCTTTCTATTGCTGTTTTAATAGCGGTTGTTTTAGGAGTGGTATTAAGATTTGGAACTGATGCTTTTTGAGGATATGGGTTAGTCTTAGATGTAGCTTCTGTAAAATAAAAATCTCTTGCAATAAAGCTATAGGTTTCTATTAGAGGAGAGCCACCGCTTTCGTATCTAGTGCTCATATTCACTAGGTGAACATTTTGTAAAATTACTTTAAGAGGAGTAGTTTCAGATACTTTTATTTTACGTTCATTTATATCAGTTGAAATAATTCTATCTAGATTAGATCTTTGTGCTGCACTTGCGGATGCACTATTTGAGGCTGTTCCCACAGTGGTCAATCCTGTTTCCTCTACACCATATACTATTACAAAGTTAAAAGGAGGATGGGCGCTAAAGATATTGTGATCTCCACCAATAGCTGCAGAAGCAAGAGCTGGATCCGTAGTAATTCTATCTAATTGACTATTTGCCCAATACTTCTGAATGTTCTCTTCATCCTTCATGGATTCCGCTTGTGCTCTCATGGTAGAAATAACACCTGCTGAATCCGATTTACCCGATGCTGCATTTGCCCTCATCGTAGCTGCCTTCTCAAGCATCTCTGTCATTCTTCTAGGATACCTAGAATAAACGGAAAACTCGCCTTGTATAACTCTTGTGCCGTTCATCATTGCATCAAAGTTATATGACCAGAAGCCATAGAGTGGAGTTTTCTCTTGTCTAATAGCAAACCCAAATGTAGCTATATCTAGCTCATCTTTTGGATCAAAGAGACCATCAATATATACTCTTACATCTTCTCCTGAAAAGAAATAATCATAATAGTTACTAAAGGTTGGGTCACCTGTGCTAGGGCCGCCAGACCAAAGTAAGTCTAACTCAGCACTCAGTGGATCAAATGTTCCATTAGGATTTCTTATAGCTGGATTATTAGATACCGTATCCTGATAAGGTATATAACCGGAAAATGGTCTATATGGAGTAACTTTAAATGGAGTGGTCATATTTAATTATTTTCCTTTATATATTTGCTCAATAAAGTTTTTATAATCTTGCACCCTATCACCAAACGCATTAGTAGACATTCTTAGTCTTTCGTTTTGTTGGGCCTGATATCCATTTGGGTATTTCATATCATCACTAGCCGTATCTAATTGTATCAGAGGTTGAAGCCCTCTAGCCATATAGGTGTAGGTTTGTTCTGTTATTAAGTCGTCAATTGACATAGTAGATCCTTCGTCAACTAATGTAACTCCAAATATTTTCATTTTAGCAGCAAGTCCGTATTCGTTAAAGAATGTAAATACAACGTCGAATGGAGGAAGCATATCCGCTAGTGGAGCGTAGAATCCCTTGCTATCTGCTAAAATTTTTCTATAGCTTTCTATTCTATAAAATGCATATTCATTAAATTGAGTAAAGATCATGCTTCCAGCTATTGTTCTAGCGCCCTTAACAAAACCTCTTGGGTTAACATGGCCTAAAGTTCTTACTGGTGAATTTTCCCTATGCATTGAATAGGATATAGTTTGCAGTTCTGCCAATTCAAGGACATCACCTTCATCTGTGAAGAATCCATTTTCCCCAATTTTAGGGATAATAATTGTTGCAGTTATATCAGCACCAGAAAATGACATATCTGAAAATGGATCTGGTAATCCATTATTTTTTCTAAATTGTTTTACACTATTTTCATAAGTAGAAACTCTATTTTTATTAGCTGTTATTGTGTTCAGATTACTGGCATCTGAAACATCTTTTGCATTAAAAGCCATTTAGTTTTCCTTATAAATAAAATAGTGGAGGACGGCGTAAACCATGTCCCCCACTATTTAATAGTTTTAGTTATTCGACTAGCTTATAATTACGGTCTAATTATATCCGAATTCAATCCGCTAGAGGTCACTGCATCTTTGCTAATTAATGAACCAAGATCAGCAGAGTTGAATCTGTTAAGTTGGTCTGTAGCAATTTTGTACATTGGTCCTATTTCACGAGCAACGTATGTCATTGTTTCTTCGATAACGATATCGTCCATCGAAGCTCCTGAACCTTCGTTCAAAAGTTCAACACCATAAATTGATCTTACAGCGGCTTGACCGTATTCGTTAACAAACGTAATTGTGATATCGAATGGTGGAATTTGGTCTGCGTAATATGGAGTCTTGCTTACTACGTCTCTTGTTTGTGTTGAGACTTCAGCAATGCCTCTCTTGTGACTTGGATCTCCAGGAAGAGTGTTATGTGCTCTTGTGAAGAATTGCATTTCCGATGGTGTGTTGTGATGTGCTTCCAACATCTGGTAAAGAGCAGGACGATCAAATACTGTGAATATCAATGATCCTGCAATGCCTCTTTTACCCCTTGAAAACGAACGTGGGTTTGGTGAACCCATTGTATAGATTGGAGCCTTTTCTCTTGTCACTGAAAAAGTGATTCCAGAAAGTGCACCTATTTCAACGCCACCAAAAGTGGCAACAATATCAGCACCAGAAAATGTTGTATAAGTATTCAAATACTTATTTACTGAGCTGTCGTAGTATTCGCCTGCCATAGTACCCTCCTAATCGGTATATATAATTGCAGTTTGTGTTTTTATATTTAATTAACCAAGAGCAACTGAGATTTGAACTTCAATGTTTCTAAGTTCAAATGCCGGTGTAATTACTAGGTCAATCAAAGCCATTGCTTCTTCAGGTGCGTATCTGATGTTGAAATCACTATCTAAGATAGCGCCTAATTGCTGCATTCCTCTAAGGGATGAAGTTACAGATGTTTCCATCGAGTTTCTTACTTGCAGCGTTGATGGTTGGCCAATGTACTTCTGGCAACTCTGACGAACAACCATTGTAGCTTCATTAACGATTCTTAAAGTTGTCAATCTTGTGTAGTCAGATGTGCTACCAGCAAAGGTAACGCCATCGGAGAAGATTGGAGCCTTGTTGAAGTTAAGAAGTACGCAGTTAACGCCCTTGTCTGTCAATGCTGTGAGTAGAGTCTTGCTTGGGTTATAACGTAATGAAGAAATATTATAAACAGTTTTGTTTATAGTTGAAGTATACGAAGCCATTCTGCTAATTGCTCCAGCTAATGAGGTGGCACCATTTGTGTAACCCCAAGCTGCTGGATAATTTGAAGGCTTAAGCTCTGTAGCAATAACTACAACGTTTCTTCCTACTTCGTTCATTGCATATGTATGCTGTGCTGGTACAACAGCATTTTCTCTACTTGTCAAATTCGATATTGCTAAGTGTGTTGCAACTTGGCCTGGTGTCATAACTTCGTTAGCTGAACCCGTGTAAGGCTTAACGCCCAAGATTGCGAAGCAAGGTGATGTGTTTTGACTAATTAGGTTAACAACTTCACTGATCTTATATGCCCAGCTATTTGTTACGGTTGAACTGTTGTCAGCATGGAAACCGTAAATTTCATCCGCGCTAGAACTAAATGCCTCAGAAGGAGTTGCCGCCCAGAGTCCTGCTCTAGCACCACTACCCCAAGGTACGATTACATCTGGTTGACCAGCTTCTGCAGCTGCGAAAGCATCTGCAAAAACGCTGCCACCGAAACTAGAACTTGTTACAGCGCCAGTGCTGTGGTTCCATACAGTATCACTTGGAAGTGGTACCATGAAGATTCTTTCAGCGCCTGAGGCAATCAATTCAACAAATGCTCTGTGACATCCAGAACCATTGCCAAATGCCGTAATAACGTCTGCCTCATTTGTGCAAAGGACTACGTCAAGGTCAGCTACATTACCTGTGCCGTTTGCAGTGGTTCTTTTAGCAATCACTACGATTCTTGGTCCAACTGGACTATCTTGACGTGAGATGCTGTAGAAGCGATCTTTGATTATTGTTTTTACACCTGGTAGAGCCATTGTATTTTAAACCTCCGTGAAAGGATTTCTTTAATTAATTCAAAAGATATAGTAATGGACAACCTATGAAAACTAACTAGATTACAATTTTTCTGCTTATATTATATATCTTAATGATTTGGGTTTTCGCCTTGAAATAGATCTGTAATATCAACTGTGACATTTGGGTCTAGCGTCACATTTGGGGTTGCGGCTTGATCCACTAAGCTCTTTTCATAAGCTATCCATTGCCTAATATCTATAGCCATTTTTTCAATTTTATCCACTGCGCTTACGGCTATCTTTTCAGTAGTTAGAAGGTAGGTAACAGCTCTCTTAACTACATCTGTTTGATCCATATTAATTTCAGTATCAGAAAGCCTTCTTGCATAAACAAATTCAGAAGCTCCTAATCTTTTAAAAACTGGAGTATATTCCAACATAAAGTCTTCAAAAATTTCCATAACCCTGTCAGCTACCTCTGCGCCAACATATTGCCTCGAATCTCCAGCTATCTTTCCGGCATTTGCTTCAGTCATCACTGTGAAGGATATAATATTTTGAAATCTTTGGGCTTCTATAATGTAATATTTTCCATCTTCACCTATGGCTTTATCTCTATAACGCATCTTAGGTTCTTGGTTGTGTGCTCTTTTTAATTCCATTCCATAGGCTATACATGGATACTGGGCAAATTTTCCACCGTACGTAGGGACTATCGGAATATCTGGATATGCATTTTCCCATACAGCTTTTACAAGTTCTATAAATTGTGGATAACTTAAGTTTCCATCTGCTTTTAATCTATTTTTATCGCTATCATCTGCGTAGGCGGGGTCGCGTCTTTTTGCTTCTGCAAACTCTTCCCACTTCGACGATGGAGCTAAATCTCCATCAAATCTACCAGGGAATGGAAATGCTGATGCCATATTAAGCCCCTGGTCCAGTCGTCACAGAAAAGTTAATATTTTTTAAACCCAAAGAAGAAATCAATCCTATTTCAAATATTAAGAATCCTCTTTCAGTTTTTGATGCATAGCTTTGAAGCGTATAGTCTTTTATTGCTCTTGTTGTAAGTAGAATGTCTAACATTGATTTAATTTGTGATGTTATTCTATCTTCTGAATTTTTTCCAAGACTATCATTACCTATAATCTTAATCTCATTTATTACCATTGCTACTAATCTCATTTGTGGAGCTTTGATAAATGAACTTGTTAAGTTAGCCATTGTATAATCATTGGTAATAAAAGATTCATAGGGATAACCTCTTAAAGCTTTTCGACTTCTATAGATCGTATTGATGTTTAAATTATCTAATCTAGCTAATGAATCTTTAGAAAGATTTACACCATAAACAGAATAAGCTCCTGTTATTCTTGTTCGAATCATTCCGTGATATACCGGATTGGAGGACATAGTTCCCGCAAATGCTGCTGCTGCACTACTCGTATAAGACTTATTGAAACCTAAATGATTAAACGTTAGCTCTCCATATATTGGTATTATATATCTACCTATATCTGATGTGATTAATCCATTAGGGTCATACGTTGTTAATTTGTTTCTAAATATTGGATTAGATTCTAATATAGCTATATCTGAATTAGACATTCCATTTGATCTAGATCCTATAACTCCCAATTGTACGTATCCAGTTGTTGCGTTGAAATCATAACAATATACCGCTAACTGAGTAATAAAATCTACATCTCCAGTTCCTAAAATTGAAACCTCAAGTGGCACTACTACATCTATTAATTCACTGCCCTTAATAAGATTATACGTTACTGCTAGTCTTTCGTGATATTTTTCATAGAAGTTTAAATTTTTTGCTTGAGCGTTTGAGTAGAGAAATTCCATAGCAGTTAATCTCGATGAAACATCTTCAACATATTCTGACATTGGTGCAACTGCAGCTATGTGTATATTTCTAGCTCCACAACTAAAAGCGTCATAAACGCCTCTTAAGAGAGGTGAATTCATATTTGCACCTAGTACATTTATGGCTTCTTGCATTGAATGAATTTTGGTTATCTCGTTTAGTTCTAAGCCATCTGAATGCCCTAATAATAAAATTGAATTTGTAGTATTTGTTTCTAGAAAATCGTAGATTGGTCTACGTGAAACACTAGTGCTAGCCGTGGGTCCACTTTGAAGACCGGAGATTCCAATATTTTGATCGGCTGCATAGCCACCTATTATGTCCAACGCTCCTATTTGGATGTCTAGGTTTAGTGGAAAAGAAAATTTATTTGATGTTGGTACTGCGCTAATATAATAAGATCCATCTATGTCACCATAAATATCATTTACTGTAACAAAATCTCCTACTGATAAATTATGTGCGTTTTCCGTCGTTAAGGTTAGTATTCCATTTGAATAAAATCTTGATGTTAACGATCCAGTTTTCAAGGATAATCTTGCAGACACTTCAAAATTATGTTCAATAATTTGCTGTCTTTGATTTATTGTTGCTTGTATTATTAATGTATAATAACCGCTCGATAATTCTTCTGGTATAGTATAAATAAATTGATATTCAGAACTTGAATATCTATTAAAATAGAAATCATTTTTTAATGTTAATCTAGCTTTATGTTTAGTGTTGTCAAAAGATGATAGATTTGGTAATGTTGTTACTGAAGCTGTAAGTACTACAGTGTAAGTATTTGTAACACTCTTTACTGTATAGGATAAATCATACCCTCCACCAACACCATAGACTACAACTTCATCATCTACCCTAAGGGTGTGTTCAGAGCTAAAGGTGAAAGTTGGAGATATACTCCCAGATACTAATGCAGATGGAGTTATTCCAGAAATTCTATAACTTGAATTAAGCATAGACGTCACTGGATGAATAACATTGCCGTATGAATCTTGACCCCTTATCACTGAGGCGTACACATCTATGGGTGACGCTTCTGCAATGGGATCCACATAGGATCCAGCTATTATAAATCCAAAACGGAATTTAATGTTTTGACCATTAACAACTTTAAGCATGTTGTGTATTTGTTTCCCTTGTTGCGCCCGCTGTCCAAAAGCTGATCTTGCCACCTCTACCTCTAGCCGGAGCAGCAAAATCTATTAAAAAAACTTCTTCACCATTTGGTAGGTCTTCATATATTCTATCACCAGATTTAGGATTAGCATCGTGTTCAAAATAATAAATAACTTCAGAACTTACAGCTAGACCCTGTGGACGCTCTTGCATCGCGTTAGTAAAACCTACAGATCCTGGCCAAAAAGCTCTTACTGTATATCTTTGAAGACGAGAAGAATATGCCATAGATTTTCCATCTACTAATCTTTGTAAAAGAATATTGTGTCCCCAATTTCTTAAAAGATGACGAACCGTTCTTTTTGGATCAATCATGTCTTCTTATTCCTCTTTCTGGAATTGGGTTTTGATCAGGTGTTTGTATTGCAGTTGGACCATATAGATCTCGAGGAGTGTAATATACTGACAGACCTGTATATGGGTCCATATTCCTTCCTGCGCCTATTGTAGGCATGGCTGGAAGCCCCTTAGGCTGTACTGCCTTCATTCCTGTCTTGGCTGTTAACATTTCTTTTCTTAACATTGCTGCTATTTGACACCACGTTGTAGCATTGGCTCTACTCAGGCTAACCCTAGGAAGACTTCTATTTGTAATTGATAAATCACCAAGTCTTACGGACAATTCGTCGTCTCCACCATTTCCGTATACTCTCGTCATTTCACAACATGTTGCTGCTCTAATATACTCAAGCGCTATAAACGGTATGTGAGATCCATCTTCGTCATCTAATAAATTATAAATTCCTTTTATTTCAGTGGAATATGTATAAATAAATTCGCCTAATTCCAGCAACGAAGTATCCGGGAAATATGGTAATAGCAATTCTGGATCAAGATATAAGGGTTCAATATCTGGCGCAAAAAATATAATTTCATCTTCTTTAAGAAGGATGGTAGGCCTATAATCTTCAGTCGGAGTACTGACATATATCTGTTGATTAACATTTATGGTAGTATTATTAGATAATATTCCGGTAAAAGAAACCCTATAATTACCAGCTGTAGCTGGTGTAAAATCATAATAATATTGGGATCCCGTTAATTGCGTTGGTGCAGTGGAAACTATAATGGCATTACTAGGATCATATATCTTAATTAAAACAGATTGAGGGGTAACCTCAATCTGAGCATCCCCTTCACCGTTAACAAATTTAACCTTTAAACGTACGGTATCATTGACTAGAATAGTTGCCATTTTTCCTCACTAAAGATAGATACCCATATAGTACCAACTAAGTATAGTTTATCCCAAACTTACTACGCTATTACCTTGATTGTTTGGGCTTCCTATGCTGATAAGCGTGCCAGAATGTATAGTAATAGATTCTGCCTGCATTATTGCAGCTCCTTCGCTTTGAAGTGTCTCTATAGTTATAACTCCACTTGGATTTACATCAATGCTTAAAACAGCTATTGTTGTAGATACCGAGAAGTCTTGACTACCACCAAAGAATATATTAATATTATTTAGTATTACCGGATTAGCTATACCTTTTATATTTAAAATTATAGTTCCAATATAACTAGAACTAGGTTCGTTATAAGTAATTAAATCATTATACTTCATACGACTCCTGCTATAAGACCACTTGTTATAGTAGTGTAATTATATGAGAATATATTAATATTCCAAACCGGCATCTTTGCGCAAGTTGGGCATCCAAATTCTTGAGTCTCCCTCAAAGTGATGCTCAGGAGTTCCATAAAGAAAAGAACCAAGGTACGCTATTCTAAGACCGTTGGTTACTGGAGCAACCTCGTGAGTGCCTATGAAGTTGGTTGGGTAGATAACTGCAGAACCAGCTTTTGGCTTGTGTGTGTGCTTAGCGTGCTTGTGGGTAATCTCTCCACCTAGAAAATTATAATCATTAAGTTCTTCAGCGTTGTCTACAGAATCATTTAAGTAAATGTTTACACTTACCTTACTGTGCTTTGGATATTCGCTAGCAGGAGCTTTGCCAAACTCATGAGGTATCTGATCATCGCAATGGGGACCTATATTCTGGCCCTTTTCATAGGTGGCGATATGACCCATTCCTCTCCACCAGCACACCGTAGAGGCGTCAGGATAGTACTTGCAGTACTCAACTAGAATTCTATACATTAGATCTTCTAGATCTGCTATAAACTGCTCCTGCTGTGGTGTAACGTCTCTATTTGGACTCCATTTTAATAATGGATCTATGAACCTGCTAGGTGCTAATACTACGCCATCGGGATCAAATTTAAAACCAGTTCTATTTATTGCGTATCGTTTACCGTTTTCTTCGACGTATGTAAAAGTTTCTTCTTCAACTTCTCTTAGATAATTGATATAATCAAAAAGAAATTTTTGGTCTACGTCAATACAGTCTTTTACTACACATAATCCACTGCCAACATCGGTCATGTTTATTTTTGTATCTATCATATCAACTACCGTAACTCGAAACAGTTATTCTATATTGTTCTGAAAATTTATCGAATCCTCTATTTAATAAATGATTTTGATAATCTTTTATGAACGTTGGCATATAGACATTGGTGGAAAGTTGCGCTTTTTCTGGATTCTTTAGCGGATCTTCTACGCTCTCTTTAACTTCCACATTTGGAGTTCCTTGACTATACCATCCTAAATATGAAAATCTTAGACCCTTCTCTACAAGTTTTACTTCATGACCGGCTGTATAGGAAGCTGGAAAGAATATAATATCTCCTCTTTTTGGCTTATGTGTTATGTCTAAGTAATTGAAGTAGTGATCGCCACCCATAAAATTTTTTCCATTTAATTCATCTTCATTTTCAACAGAATCATTAAAATAAATTAAAGCAGTTACAGTACTACGCATTGCTAATTGATCGGTAGGAGTCCAAACATCATATATGTAATCAGTACTAATGTCTGAATGAGAACCTAAATATGCGCCTTCCTTATATGAAACAATATGACCTTTTACTTTCCACCATATACATTTAAATGCAAGTGGATAATACTCTAAATATTTAAATAAATAATTATCTCTAGCGGATTCTAAACCATTTAAAAATTCTATTACTTCTTTTCTTGTATCTTGATGCGCTGCCGATCCCCTACCTGGCATTATATCAATACTATCTTTACCAAAAAAATATCCACTCTTATTTATGTAAATTTCTTTTCCGGTTTCTGGATCAATCCCAGGAGTATACATAGCTGCTTTTTCCCTATTCACAATTTCGCTGCAGAAATCAAAAGAATAATCTGCATCAAAGTCTATTGCGGATCTAAATAGAACTACACCACCACCAAGATTTTCACCTTCTATATTTTTATTCAAAACAAAATTATTCATTACGCATCTCCTTTACGGTGTTGGCACTATTGTGAACTCTTTTACTTGCTCTTAGCAAATCGTCTCTCTTGAAAGAGTCTAAGTCTTTATAATTATTTTCAACAAATTCTACATAATCTTTGACTATATTTGGCATCCATATTTGACCTTGAGAACCAACTGGGATTTCACCATGAGTTATATTAATTCCTCTTTCTAGATGAGGTGAACCCTGAGAAAAATACCCTATGTAGGCATACCTACTACCTTCCTTGCACGGGGAAATTTCATGTGAACCTAAATAATTAGACGGGAACATTAACATATCTCCAGTCTTTGGCTTATAAGTTATATTTGCGTAAGGGAAATATATTTCACCGCCTAAATATTCATTTTTATTAAAATCACTAATCGTATTAACTGAATCATTTAGATAGATGATTGTACCTACAACGCTTCTGGTTGCTACTTGAAGATCTGGTTCAAAACCAGGTTGGTAATTTACATCGTTATCGCTATGTAGGCCCATTGCGCTTCCTGGACCATATGCCAATATATGGCCTTGAGTTCTCCACCATAAACTTGTCAATATCATTGGAAAAATTGTTGTGTAATTTAATACACCTTGATAAAAAATTTTTTCACATTGATCAAAAAAATTAATAATATCATTAGGCGTATTTTCGTCTACAAAATTCATTATATGACTTGAACTCTTTAATATATCTTCCACAACATATCTATGACCACTTCTGTTTATTGCATAAAGCGGTTTATCGGCATCGTCATAGATTATTGTATAATCTTCTTTTATTGCTTTTTCTTTTAAAGAAGCAATAAACGGAAGAATAGTATCTTGGTCTACATTAACAACGTTCTCAAAAAGAACTATACCACAACCAAGATGTTTTGGCTTTAACATTGTGCCCATATTTATAATACTACTGGATCAGTCCCGCATGGGCCTTCTGGTAGATTAGGGTCTAAGTTAGGGTTAAACTTTATTTCTTCCTTGACCTCTATGGCTTCGTGAGTAGTGCTATATTGAGCAACATTTCTACCTTGGTAAACAGGATTCCAGCCAAGTTCTACTTTGTATTTTTCGGGATCAGAATAAATTGAGTATGGCGACTTACAATATAGCTCATAGTCATCGTAAATATTATTAAGCCATACTGCTGGGCACCATTCAAAACTTCTTTCTGGTTCGCTAATAACTACATTAGCTGGAATGTCATCGCCACCTTGACCAAAGAATGATAGATAAGAATATCTTACACCCTTCCCCATTCTCTCAACATCATGTGATGCAACAAAGTTTGTTGGGAAGAATATAATGTCTCCCCTTTGTGGTTTATAGGAAACATTTAAGTGAACAAAACGAAGATGTCCGCCAGTAAAGTTTCTTCCATCTAATTCTTCTTCAGAATCAACGCAATCATTTAGATATAGCAGTGATCCACATGTCTGTCTTGATGCAACCATACCTCTTGGCATGTATCTTACGCCACCAGTTACTTTGTAATTAGTATCATTATCAGCGTGACAACCTAGAATTCCACCATCTCCATATCTTAAAACGTGACCTCTATTTTTCCACCAAATACTACCAATCATTAATGGATAATTGTCGATGTATTTAATCAAACACTTATAGTTTTGTTCCTCAAGATAGAGAAAGAAATTTTTAACTTCTTCTGGAGTTTCATCGGTAACAGGGTGTAAAAGTCTTACTGGAGTTGCCGGGACATCTTCAAGTCTATATCTAAAACCATCTTCGTTAATGCCGTATTCTACGCCATCTTCTCCGGTAATATAAGTCCATCTATTTTCATGCGCTTTTTGCGATCTAGAATCTATATAATCTAATACTAATTTTTGATCTATCTTAAAAGCATTTCTAAAAACTATAATTCCTGGAGCCAATATTTCCATTTCTATTTCAGATATCTCTTTAAGAGTATCGTGAGATATAGTTGGTGTAACTGGGAAAGGTGTACTGTTAATATATTTATCGGTTGGTTGGTTTTCCATGACTATCCCAACATCTCATCAATAGCTTCTCTAATTGTCCATCCAGCGCCCATAACTCTTGGCACTTCGTCTAAAGGCATGTCTTGCCAATTAAACCTAGCAACCATAATACCATCTCTGCTAACTAAAAATTTTTCATACCCATGAGAAATTCTAGAAATTGCTTGTCCGGCTAAATTTTGATTCTCTACAGCCTTATCACTTTGATCGGCAGTGAAGTCAGAATAATTTCTTTTTTCATTACCTTTTAAAGCTGAAAATACAGGGTGTTCGTTTTTTCCATTGACATCTACTTTTTCAAAAAATGGAAAAGTCACAAAAGGATAATACTCCTTAACAAAAGGAATTATCTCTTCATTTGTTCCTGGTTCCATTTGGGCAAATTGGTTATTAGGAAATGCCAATACGGAAAACCCTCTATCCTTAAATTCGTCATGCACTTGTTGCAGTTGCCACAATTGACGCGATGTTCTAGCATAAGACCACACCTTGGAGCACTTAGGCTCATAACCACCAGCTTTTGTGGAGACGTTTACTATCAAGGTAAGTTTACCTTTAAACGTGGATAGATAGTTTTCTTGACCATCTATCGATGTAGCTTCTATATCATAAATTGACATTTTTTTCACCTTTGATGTCGAGTTTTGTATACTGATCTATTTCTAAGGTGCCTTCAAATTTGTCATCAACTACTTCTACATTTACGGTAAGAGTAGCTTTTATTGGGGTATCTACGGTTGCGGAAAATGTAATTGTATCGCCTGATACAACGCCATTGTCAAAATCTAAAGAACCTCTTTCTCCGACAATTGTCCCGGAAACAAATGGTTCAATTGATTTTATAGTAGCACTAGCGTTGCTAGTACCAAATGGAGTAAGTGCAGAAACTTTCCAATTTCCAATTATGTTTGAAAGAATTTTATTCATGTTCTAAGTATACTACAAAAAATTTCAATAAGACGTATTTTTATTATTCATAATGAGCTTCATTCCTAGACACTACTCTTGGAGTCTTCTCTTTATGCCAAATGCTCACTCCAAATATAACTCTATTTCCACTTATAACTGAAGTGCTGTTATGTCCATTATGTCCCCCATCAAAAATGACTAATCTATTTGGCTTACAGGATATTCTTTCTCTTTCCTCTATTGGAGTAATTAAAGGTGTAATATTTTCTTTTTCTAAACAATTTAGATCCCCATCTTCTACCCTTGTTTTGTGAATTTCTAAAAATCCACCAACAACACCTGCGTTAGATTCTGGAAAATAAATACATCCAATTGTTGAACCTTGAAATTTTTTTTCTTCTTTATATAACAAAACATCTTCATCAAAATGAAAAGGTATATACTCACCCTCGGTATATGTTCTTATCCAGTATTCAAAACCACTTATATCTTTTATTGGAATAGGAAGATTATTTTCCCATATAGCTTTAACTAATTTCTTTTTAGTGTTATTTGCTGGACTATCCCACCAGCCAGGCCAAAAAGTAAATTTTCCCTCGTATTGACCACCACCTATTGATTCCGGATAAAAACTTTGGTCTAATTCTATTTCTTTTAAAAAATCAGAATCTTTAATAAAATCATCAACTACTATCATGATAGTATTATACTACAGTTTTACGACGGTTGTCATTCCTATGGTGGTGTAATCGTGAGATATGCATACATTTTCTAAACTCTTTAAATGCTGATGTATTTCAAAATAAGGAGAATACTCTGCGTCAGTTTCGTACAGATTTCCATTATCGTTAATCCAGGTAACTAACATGACGCCATTTGCAGCTAACATATTGTAATAAGAAAGAACCAATGATGGATCATGTACTATGTCGTATGAGTTCAGTGATATAAAGTCAAAAGGGCCACCTTCTGAAGCTTCTGCTTGCTGTCTGGATATTACTTCGTAGTCCCATTCGGCTATTTCTGTTTCTGTCAAAATGCAACGCTCAAGAAGATTTAATTGATGATTGTTAACTAGGGTAAGATCCGACCTACTTGCAACTGTTTGAGCAAATGCTATACTAAATACTGGACTGGTTAGTAAAGACTTGGTTGGTTTCTTGATTAAGAAACTACTTTCTTGTAAACTATCCCCATATCTAAAGCCATCTGTACTTTTATGTACCGAATCTTCTCTAGAAAAAGTATCAAAATACCAAATAAATATATCTCCGCCTACTGCTATTTTTCTTTTGTCTATAGGAAGAGTATCTAAATATTCTTTAACCTTAACATAACTATCTTGTTCAAGCTGATTTACTTCAGCATTTGATCTATAAGGTTTTAGTAAGCCGTTAACTCTAGCAAAAAAAGATTTTTCCATACTCATATTATGCGGCTCCTAATGCTATTTGGCGCATCCACCAAAATCTTCTAATGGTAGATACAATTGTGATTCTTTGACTTCTTAGAATCGCAATTGCTGGCTCATCTGCGTATATTTTTTCTGGCCCCGAGTTTGGAGTTTCAACAGGTTCAATTTCTTGATTAATTAAATTAAATGTTCTTGCTTGAGAAATAATTTGATCAATAGATAGAATATCCATATCTTCTGCTGTAAGTCCAATTATATTTAATTGAAAAGCTAAGACTGATTCTATGTATTCGAGATCTTGTTGTGCGTTATAGCTCATGGTTACTCTTCTTCTTCATCGTCGTTAAATGAAAATCCTGTAAAAGATCTGTCTTTCTTTATCTTATCTGAACTGTTAATATTGCAATTAAATTCAATTCCGTCTGAGAATACAAACTTGCCAGATGCTTTAGAAAACGTTGGGACCAGGTCATCATTGGTATCAGACTCAGAATTGTCAGTAATATTCTCTGCCATAAGTTATTATCCTAATAGTTTTAAAGATGCTATTTGATTAAATAATGATTGAAAACTAGCAGTTGTTGTTGGTGAAAGCGATGTGCTAATCGAAGATAATGAAATAAGCTCATCAACGTTTGAAGCTCCAAGAGCACTTTCTGGATCTACTGACAATAAATACGATAATGTATATATTGATTTTTCCAAATAATTTGCAGCTTTGTTTTTCATTACTTCTTTTTGTGAATCATTCACAGCCATTTTTTTACTCCCTTAGGATAATTCTGCTATTTTTTCAGTTATAAGAGCTAAGCGCCCTATTGCATTTGTAATACTACGCTTGATCATGTAGTCAGCATCGTCTTCTGGCGAAGTTGCTGTTGGATCAAAATTCCAAGTAGATAGATCGTAAGTGTCAGGATTATGTCCTAATTTTGCGATATTCTTATAAGTTTCTGCTTGGAATTCTGCTTTAGCAGCTTTTAAGGTTCTTAATTTTTCTTCTTGTGTAACTAACGAAAATGACATTGTGCCTCACTTCTCGGTAAAATTGTATGTTGATATAGTAACTAGATATTTGGATTGTTTAACTTTAAAAGCCCACTATTTGCAGGGCCAATCTTTTCGCCTTTTTCATCTAATCCAGTTTTAATACCCTTCATCCACGTCCATGGTTCTTCTTGATTTTTCTTCATTTTAGCATCTCCGTAAGCTTGGCGAGCTACCATTAAAGATGGTTTGTCCCAAAGATTATCTACTTTAAACTCAACTGATTCAAGAAGACTGCTTTTAAATATATTAAAAAACATAAATGGAGTTCCAGCTTCAAACGTAACTGGTTCACCAATTTTAGTAATCATCCAATTCATTTGGAACTCATCTGGCCACCAGCTACTCGGTATAATTGCACTAAGGGGAGATGCTCCATCAATCATATAATTTGGCGATCCACCTATCCAAGTCTCATAACCTTCTTCGGTACCAAATGCCCAACCAACAGAAAAAGAAACCATACCTATAATTCCACCATAGGCAAATGTTCTACCCATATACTCTGCGCCGCTAAGGATTTTTACATTATTATTTCCACCCTCCCACTCAACTACTACATCTTGTGGAAGTATTAATTCCCACCCATGTACATTTGCTGTAGTCATTGGAAGACACTGGTATGCGTGCTTCTTATATGTATTATCCATCCAATCTCTTTTAACTCTAGACTGAATTATCTGCGGTGGGTTTTGGTGGGTTTTGGTTAACGTAACTTGTGTCATAGGTTAGATTGTATCATCCAATAAGACTTCTATTGCAGCCTTGATGTTTGTTAGAGCTTGTTCTGGATCTGTTTTTCTTTCTCCGGCATTGAATGCTAAATCTAACAAATCAGAGTTGCAAAAGCGGAACATTTTTTTTCCATCTCTGCCTATAATTATTTTTTCAAAATTACCTTGAATTGGGTCTTTATCTTCTTGAATTAATTTAAAGAAAGGGTGCTGTTCTATACCAGCTTTTGGCTCTGGAGCAATTCCAACTAATTCACTAAAAGGAAGATCAGTCTTATATAATTCTTTCATGTGATCTCGCATATGTACTGGGCTTGCATTAGATTCTTTAAACGCACCGTATGCATCGTCGCAGAAATCTGTACTCGGTACAGCTAATACCTCAAAGCCTAAATCCTTGTATTCTTTATATAGATCTTCGATAATTGGATATTGAGCGGAATTAGCACATTCTCCAGTTACGTTGACAATCATTGTTACTTTGCCTTTATTCTTAGCAAGGATGTTTTCCTCGCCATCTAATGATGATAATGGAATGTCATATATTGATGATTCAAAACGTTCTAGACTTGGTAACTCTTTTTTATCAAACATGTTTTCTCCTTATGCTGGTTGAGGGTACGCTAGGGGTTGATTGGATCCTTTTGTTATGCCTTTTGTTTGATCTGCTTTAGAACCATCTGAGCCATAACCAATCCCATACTTGTGATTATTATCGTTATAATCAAACATAGTAACTGCAGAATATTTGATACCACTAGTCACCTTTAATGATGCGTGTGCATATATAAAAGTTGATGGAAATAATACAATATCTCCAGCTTGAGGCTTAAATTTGATATCTAGATATGGAAACCATAATTCCCCACCCTCGTAATCGTCATTAAGGTAAATGACAGAAGAAACCGTACAAGTATAAGAGAAACCATGATCTGCGTGTACTGCAAAATGTTGACCTGGGTTATACCTAACAAAATTAATTGCTTCCATATAATCCATTTTAAAGTTATACAAAGATTCGTAGTGAGTCAAACACTTTTTTAAATTTGTCTCTACGTCTTCATAGCATTTTTTAACTTCTTCAAATTCTGGAGTTAGATACTGCCAATGTGCTGGACTCATCTTTAGATCAACACAATCTCTATATTCTGGCATTTTTTCATTATACCCGACCATTGCTTCTGACCACTTAAATAATTCATGGGAGCTATTGCCGATAGCAGATTCTAATCTTTCTGGAATATTAAGCTCTCTTGGTACTGCATTTCTATACAAGAATATGCCAAATTTTCTATTGTCCTCTACGCTGTCACAAGAACCTACATGAAAAAATTCCATTTTTTACCTTCTCTCAATTAGCTATTTTGTTTAGTGCTATACTATACCACACGTATATCTACCAAGGAGTGTTGTATGGATTTTGATACTGATACTAAATCGTTAATCGAACCTGGATACTTTGGAGATTCTTCTGATAATATCATTATATTAGAAAATTTTGTTGAATTACAGGATTTAAAAATTATACAAGATTTTTTACCTAATATCAACGAATGGATGGATGCCGGAGAAAATACTTATTCTGAAGATGGTACCTGCACCTATGATGCGTCCTACTGGGCTAATAGGCAATGTAGTTTTGATATTCTTTCTAGAATTAACTTAGACGTATACAACCTAGTCGATAAGTATATTTTAAAAATGAAGTATGCTTTAGAAGATAACTTTAAGGTTAAGTTAGTGGTTAGACCACCAGTAATCATTAGATGGTTTCCGGGCTTAGAGCAGCAGCCACATGCCGACAAGCAGTTGAACGATGGATCTCCAAATCCTTTTCCTACATATGATCTAAATTCGTTAATTTATTATAATGATGATTTTGAGGGTGGGGAATTATACTACCCTCAACATGATATTGTGGTTAAGCCAAAGCCTGGTTTAGCGGTTGCCCACCCTGGGGATATTAATTATCTTCATGGCGTCAAAAAGGTTATTAGTGGAGAAAGATTTACCACACCATCTTTTTATACTATTACAGAATTATTGTAACTAGTTAAATATAAAACCTTCACCCTCGACCCAATCATTGTCGTTGTTGTATATTTTTGGAATTCCCTGACGCGAGGGTTTGATTTTTGGATGGAACTTGCTGCTATAGTCCCAAAAAGTTGCTGCTGCATATCTAAAACCTGATTTAACTATATTAACTTTATGAGCGTGCATAAATGATGATGGAAACAATACTATATCTCCAGCTTCTGGCTTAAATTCAAAATCCAATAATGGAAATCCCAATTCTCCACCTTCATAATCATCGTTTAAATATGCAAGTGCCGATACCACTGAAGAATAACTAGATCCAGCATCTACGTGAGTCACGAAATGATGACCTTCACCATATTTCATAAAATTTAATCCTTGTTGAAATGGAAGTTTTAAATTATACAAATCTTTATAATGAGTGATCGCACTCAGAAAACCTCGATCAATCTCTTCATAACAGTTTTTTATTTCTTCAAATTCTGGAGTTAAAAACTGCCAATAATCTGAATGCATTTTGAGGTCAAAACATCTTCTGTAGCTGGATAGATCCTTGCCCATTAGATTGGTAGAATCTGTCCATCTAAATAACTCATCAGAACTATTATCTAATACCGATTCTAATCTGTTAATTATATCCGCCCCATTGGGGATAGCATTTGTGTATATGTGCACTCCGTGCACTGGATTAGTTACTTCCATCATTCGTCACTTTTTGGTTTTTGTACAAAACTTTCTTTTCTTTTAAGAATAAATTTAATTGACACATAATTCGTATAAAGCATCGGTGCAATCGGTATCCAGTATAGGATAAACCATTTTGTAACTTCAGATGGATAAAATACCCATTGAGCTATTGAATAAATAACAAAAAGAGGAAAAGGTATAATGTAGCTTAAGATAGCATACGGTCTTAAATACTCTATCTTATAATACGTTTTTAATGTATTATAAACCATATAAGGAACACACATGCTAATCATAAATAGCATTACAATCAGCAATTGGGCTGGTTTATTACTATTAAAGTTTACAGCTAAAGATAGGGTACCAAAAAAAATTACTCCACAATGGTGATAAATAGTATCTTTTCTAAGATAGTATTTAGAAGCTTTAATTATACTTAAGAGTTCTACTGCTACAAGATTCATAGACAGTGATCTCATGGGTATATCCGGATAATTACCATGTCTAATATCAGTTATGTAATAGTAGGTTAATCCTATTAAAGCTGTAATGCATTGTAGGGTCTTAACTAAATTGGAGCAAGCGCCTATTTCTCCAAAATGTTTTTTACCATCTGGTCTAAGTATAGATAAAAACTTTTCATTGCTATACAAACTATTCGAAATTAGATAAGTAAGTGCAAAGCACAGTACTGGAATAATATTATCTAATACGAAAGGATTTGTAAACACTTTTAACAGTCTTTATTTATTTTCGTTTTTTTTCAATTCCTTGACCTGAGATGATAATTCCTGGATAGCCTTAACCATTACTGGAATCAACCTATGGTATGCAGCGTATATTGTTTCTTCATCTCTACGATCAGTCAAGCCGAATACTTCATGTGCGTTAAACATGTCTTCTACTTTGGCTAATTCTTGAGCTATGAATCCAATATCTTTTTTGCCCTGATTGTTTCCGTCTCTTTCGTTCCATTCAAAAGCAACAGGACGAAGTTCTTCGACTACATTAAGTCCAAATCCAAGATCTTCTATTTCAATCTTATCTCTTACGTCAGACTTAAATGCTGGAGGAAAGAATGGTGGGAAGAATGGTGGAAAGAATGGTGGAAAGAACGGTGGAAAGAACGGAGGAAAGAATGGTGGGAACCATGGTGGAAACCATGGTGGGAAGTACGGTGGAAAATACGGTGGGAAATAAGGTGGAAAATATGGTGGGAAAAAAGGCGCATTTCTTTCATAAGAAATAGCTGTACCCAAAGGAGTAACAGCAGCGTCAGTTAAAGCAGTTTTAACCTTATTTAAATCTGCCGAAACAGCCGTTGCAGTATCGGTTGGAGTTCCGACAGTAAAGCCTGCAGCTGTTATAGTTGCATTAGCTGCAGAGTCTGCAGTTCCGTGCAGCTACTGTAGGCTTAGGAGCTTTTCTATTTTGCTTCTTACCAACATTATCGGCCATATTATGCTACCATATCTCCTAAAGCAACCCATGTATCAGTTGCACGTTTAATAAGTGTAGCAGATGACCAGGTTGTACGCAACTTAAGTCCAGGAGTACCGTTTACTGTAACTCCAGCACCGGCTGTTATTGTACACTGGCCAGCTCCGGTTTGAAGAACGGTGAGGGTAGAACCAACAGGAAATGCTACTGAAGAGTTAGGTGGAACTGTTAAAGTATTAGCTGAAGCATTGCTTATCTCGACTAATTTATTTTTGTCAGTTAATACAAGTGTATAAGAAGCTGTTTGAGCATTTAGTACAGTATCAGCTATCTTACCCTGATCAATTGCAGCAGATGCCGATATGTCAGCATTGACGATTGTTCCATCAAGTATCATTGCGCTTGTAACAGTTCCTGTTGGAAGGGTTACCGTGCCAGTAAATGTTGGACTAGCCAAAGGTGCTTTTAGTGCAATGCTTGTTGTAAGCGTTGTAGAAAGGTTCGCATCATTTCCAAGCGCTGTTGCAATCTCACCAAGGGTATCTAATGTCGCACCAGCAGAGCCAACAAGTGCTGCGACTTCTGCACGAACGAACTCCGTAGTAGCAACTTGAGTTGTATTGGTTGCTGCTGCTGCGGTTGGAGCTGTAGGAGTTCCAGTTAATGCTGGGCTTGCTAGTGGAGCAAAACCAGAGATTGATGCTCCAGCAGGGATTGTCACCGTACCTGTAAATGTTGGTGAAGCCAAAGGTGCTTTTGCTGCAAGCAGTGCTGAGTCATTAACCCAAGCGGTTCCATTCCATTTAAGGATGTTATCAGAAGCCGCACTCGTAATTGTTACGTCACCGATATCATCAAGGTTGTTAATGGTTGGGATAGCACCCCATTCCATACCAGATGTGAGTGAAGAATTAGCCTTTAGATAATAACCATTTGTGCCAAGAGCTAAACGACCAACTGTGTTATCTGCTGTTCCGACAATGAGGTCACCCTTAGCATCAACTAATGATTTCAATACTGCGTTGTTGCCGGCATCAGAAACAGCTATTGTTGCAGCGTTTTGCACGAATGCTGTAGTTGCCAATTGAGTAGTGCTAGTTGCATTAGCTGCAGTTGGTGCAGTAGGGACTCCTGTTAAAGCTGGACTTGCCAAAGTTGCATAACCAGCAAATGACACGCTAGATGTTTCTTTACCAGAAATTCTACCATAAGAGTCTACAGTAAAACTGCTAACAAAAGTAGTTGTACTTGAACCTGAAGTATTTGTCTGGCTAACTGTTGCTAAATCAATACTGTCTGCATTGATCACAATTCTTGAAGAAGAAGCAGTTGCGACATCAAGCACATTGCCGGTGCTCGTCAAGCCAGCACCAGCTGTGAATGTTGCAGTTCCAGTGAACTGTGCAAAGGCTAGTGAGTCAGTGCCAAAGATAATTGCACCGTTTGTACCAGTTCCAGTAGTGGTCAACGTAAATCCTTGGCCACCATTATTAGTTCCACTTACTACATAAACTGAATCACCAGTAGAAACTTGACCAGCAACGCTATTATCAGAATCAGTACGACGTGTTAATACGAATGGAGTTGATACGCTACCTTGTGCTGTGATTGTGTATATTCCGTTTTGTGTTGCGGTTGCTTGATCTTTTACTAAGATGCTTTTACCAGTAGTCTGGGCAGATCCATCAACAGTTAATCTTCCGTTAGCATTTCCTGTTAATGTAGCACCTACGCCCAATGTACCATTATCATATGTGCAGGCTGATAAAGCTGCAGCTGTAGCAAACGCTACTGAATCGTGCCAGTTTAAACCAGCAGCTACCGTGTCAACATAACCCCTTGTGGCAAGCGATGTTGATGTAGTGCCTGCGTTTGAGGTAACAACAGAAAGAACATTCAATGTACCGTCTACTGCTATATTACCAACGACTGTACCAGACGAGTTTTTAAATTCTGCTAATGGAGCACTTGCTCCAGCCGCTGCCTTGATTACGAAAGACTCATCGTATACTGTAATCTCTGGTGCGGTTTCAATTCTTAAGCGGGCCATATCACTCCTAGTGTGGGTTTTAAAACAACTAGGGATATAGTAATGGGTTAATTAAAAAGTTATTGTGTTATTCTCTTTAAATAATCTAACATTTTACCAGTATATTTTATGCGACCAAAATGAGTTAAATTAATAGTTGGATCTACCCAAATCTTTCCACCCATCTTCTGCCAATATCGACAGAAGCCATAGTCTTCGGATAAAAATCTTCCGTCATCATCAACATATGAATTAAATAAAGCGTATGCATTTTCTGTTTCATTACCAGATAAAGCACCTGTGTCGTCTTTATATTTTAATTTTTTATACTTCTTAAACATTTTTTCAAACACTTGGCGCTTAATAACCATAAAACCAGTTCCGGCTTCATAGCATTCGATTGCTCCGTTATCAATATTTAATTGATTCTCACCTGGTTTTGTCATATGCACTACATATCTAGTGGAAAATTCCATTAGATCAGAAGGTGCCATATCTGCTTGAGCACCTTCTTTTACTTTGTCCCAATTAATTTCCTTGATTGGATAAGAAGCAGTCATGACATCTTTATCATGCCACAAGAGTTTTAATATAGCTTCTTTATCAAATTGAAGATCAACGTCTATAAAAACCATATGAGTAAAATCTTCATTACCCATAAACTTAGCTACAAGATTATTTCTTGCGCGGTTTATTAGAGAATCAGATATTGTACAAACCGAATACTTTAAACCTATTTCTTTAAAATATAGAAGAGCTTGCAAAAAGCTCATCATAAAAGGTTCTGTTACATGTGAGTCGTAACAGGGAAGTGCAAAGAAAACATTCCATTCTTGGAGCTTTTCTTTAGGTATTGTTATGTTTATTTGTTGTTCGTCTACAGGCATGCTGACTATTGTATCAATTTATTACCAAGTTGTCAAAGCGGATCTCTTCCAAGTGTCAGTGGCTATGCATATGTATATGAAGGATTCATCCCAAGCCATATCTCCAATATTCCCAGGGCTAGAAGGTGTGGGTGGAACATCTACTGAAATATCATCAAATGATGGAATGTTTATTATCCCACCTAAACCAGCGTAAACTGTAATATATCTTGAATTATTTGCAGGAGCAGATGAATAATATAGTTTTACATTGTTTTCATCTATCAACTCATATCTTACTTTAGGAAAATCAAATAAGCCGCTAGTATCCCTCGAGATAATTCCTATATCTAATGTATTCAATTTATGATTTATGGTAAAAGTTTTACTACTGTTATTACCAATCATTTCTCCATAAGAATAACCATTTAATGGCAAAAATACACAAGCTACTAAAGAATTTGTTTGAGGAGCTTTAGAGAAATCTAGAATTATCCTTTGAGTAGAGTAGGCTTGAATTGCTACTTCTACAACTTCATAAGGAGAGTTGGCATTATAAACAACTACAACGGCTTCTCTGGATCCTAAGTTATGGTTTAATTCTATAGAAGAACTAACACCATCACCAATTATTTCTGAATAATGAACTTCTGAACCAGAAGAAAAAATTAAAACTTTTCTAGAATTACTTATTGGTGCTTTTTCAAACTCTAAAGAAATAGAATTATCAGTAGTAGCTTCCCATCTAACCTCTATATTGGAGGCCGGAATTAATTGAGGAGTTGCGCTATCATCGTATTCATTACCTGTAGATGAGACTAAAACAACAACATCTTTTGTGCCTAGATTGTGCGTTATGGTAAATGTACTATTAGATCCATTACCAATAATCTGTGAATAAGAAGATATATTTGATGGCAGTGCGTCTGCTATATTTGTAGCAGAAATTTTACTGCCATTATATGTTAATACTTGACCGGTAGTGATTCCAGCCAGATCTAGCTCAATACCGTTGATTGTTACGGTAGAGCCAACAATAAGACTATTTTTTACTACAAAATCTTTATTTGCCACTAAAGTTCACTGTCCCTCTAGTTTTATGATTTAAAACTTAACTATTATTATATCACACTGCTATAAGTGTTCTTGCTACCTTGACTGTTGCATTTGTTGTTGCGGCATCTGTAATGGTAACTCTTAATAATACGTTTCCTGAAGAAATTGAAGTTGAAACTGTTAAAGGAATAACTGTTCCACCAAGTTCAATTACTGCATATTCTGACAAGTAAGATGTTGTTCCGTCATGGGCCAACAAAACTTCAGAAGTCGTATACTTTGAACCTTGGGTTACTTGTACAAGATACTTAGCTGTTCTGTAAACTGTCTTGTCAAAGCTATCAACAGTTGTGACCGTGTTCACGGTAACTACTTGAGTTGAAGTGTTAAGTTCACCAGTTCCTGAATCTAATGTTATGGCACCTGTAGCTATGCTGCCAAAGGTAACTGCTGCGTTAGTTGCAACATCCTGGCCAATTGAAAGGCTAATTGTATTAGCTGTATCATCATAGTTCTTAGTTACACCCGTACCTGCAGTTATCGCGCTTCCTAGAGCATCCTGAGCTGCCTCAGCAAAGTCTGAGACCTGGCTGGCAGTGATCGAGATAGACGAGTTACCAGCTGCCGTGAGGCGTCCCTGGGCATCTACAGTGAATGTTCCTACGGAAGACGAGCTACCATAGCTACCAGCTGAGACTGCAGTTGAGGCCAAGTTAAGGGTAACTGCACCCGAAGTGCCGCCACCTGTTAAACCAGTGCCAGCCGTTACTGACTCAATGTCACCTGCATCATTTGTGAAGCTGATCACACCAGTTGAACTATTGTAAGCTAGATCTCCTGCAACACTTATTTGGGCTCTTGTGTTGGCAGTGAAATCTGAAATCTTTGCTGCTGTCAAAGTAGTGAAAGTAAGATCTCCTGCACCATTGGTCATTAAGACCGCACCATTAGCTCCATCAGCACCAACTGCTGAGATAATCGAAGCTTCTGTTGTGCCGATGATTGTAGTGAAGTCTAATACTCCAGAACCATTAGTCGTAAGTGCTTGACCATTAGTCCCGTCACCACCAGCTGCTGCTATAAGAGCTGCTGCAGTTACGTCTCCAAGGTTGGCATAGTTAGTTCCATCATTTGTGAATGTCCACTTGTCTGTAGTTTCGTTCCAAAGAATAGATACATCTGTTGATGTTCCTCTGTTAACTTCTATACCGCTATTTAATGTTGGAGCACCTGTAACACCAGAGTTTAATGTAATAATATTATCTTCAACATCTAACTGTTCTGTGTTAACAGTTGTTACGTTACCACTAACTGTCAAATTACCAGTAACAACAAGGTTATTACTAATTGTTACGTTAGCTGGAAGACTAAGGGTTACTGCGCCAACACCAGAGTTGGAAACTGTAATTTCGCCAGCGGTTCCAGTTAATCCAGTAACAAGGTTTGTACCCTTGTCACTGATCTGTGATGCAGTGATTGAAATTGCAGTGTTAGTTGCGGCGGTTAAACGGCCCTGAGCATCAACTGTGTAGTTTGGAACTGTTGATGCATTACCGTATGATCCAGCTGTAACAGCTGTTGATGCTAGGTTAAGAGTGACTGAACCAGAAGATCCACCACCTGTTAAACCAGTTCCTGCTGTAACTGAAGAAATGTCGCCAACTTCAATTGGAGTATTAATCCAAGCTGTACCATTCCACTTGAGGAAGTCTCCGTTTGTAGCAGTTGTAATTGTCACATCACCAATATCATCAAGGTTATTGATCGTTGGGATTGAAGCCCACTCAATACCAGCAGTTGCTGAAGAGTTAGCTTTTAAGAAGTAACCATTAGTTCCAACAGTAAGAATTGCTGGGGTGTTATCAGCAGTTGCTGTAACTAAATCACCCTTAGCGTTGACAAATGTTTTTAGAACTGCATTATTGCCGGAATCAGAAACTGCTTGTGATGCAGCTGATGTAACAAAAGCAGTCGTTGCAATTTGCGTTGTGTTAGTATTTGATGCTGCGGTTGGAGCTGTTGGTGTTCCAGTCAATGCTGGGCTAGCCAAAGGAGCCTTGGTGCCAACAAGTGTTGTTAGCGTAGCTACCGTTCCTTCATCTGCTACAAGTAAATCTTGTAGTTCTTTTAAGGTATCATAAGCTGGGCCTGCACCATTTAACAATTCACTAATTTCACCCTGTACGTATGCAGTTGTTGCAATTTGCGTTGTGTTAGTATTTGATGCTGCGGTTGGAGCTGTTGGTGTTCCAGTCAATGCTGGGCTAGCAAGATTAGCTTTAAGGTCAAGTGCAGTTTGTGTAGCTGTAGAAACTGGCTTATTTGCATCCGAAGTATTATCTACGTTTCCAAGACCAACACTTGATTTTGCTAGATCAGTAACTTGTGATGCAGTGATTGCAATAGCTGAGTTAGCAGCTGCGGTCAAACGACCTTGAGCATCAACTGTGAAAGTTCCAACTGAAGATGAGCTACCGTAATTACCAGCAGAAACTGCTGTATTATCAAGGTTAAGTGTAACTGTGTCTGTGTTTGAAGTTACAGATGTTAAACCTGTTCCACCTAAAATACTAAGTGTATCTGAACCAGAAGTAATTGTCTTGCTTGTTCCTGAATCGCCAGCAACTTCAAATGAAGTGGCTACGTTTGCAACTAAGTTTGTAGCAAAAGTTTGTGCTGCGCTTTGAGCACTGGATGCTGCACCATAGGCATCATACGTGCCAGATGTAACTGCTATTGTTGGACTAGAACCTTCACCAGAATTATTAGAAAGAGTAATTCCTGTGCCAGCAACTAAACTAGAAACATAATCTCCAATAGTATCTGTTGAAAGATTTACTGCGTCGTTAATCCAAACAGAACCATTGTAACGAAGGAAATCTCCATTAGTAGCTGAAGTTAAAGTAACATCACTCTGACCTGCTAGAGTTGTAGTAATTGTACTTCCTGCTACTGCTGCATAAACGCCAACTCTAACCGAGTTAGAAGAAGGAGCTGCTGAAAAATCTAAAGTAACTGTTCCAGTTGTTGTGGCTTCCCAACGGACATCAATAACTTCATATGGACTTGCTGCGTTGCGCGCAACAACGACAACATCACGTGTTCCAAGGTTGTGAGTAATTGTAAAGCTAGTGGCAGTTCCGTCACCAATTGTCGAAACACTTACCGTTCCAGCTAAACCAGTGTCTGTGCCCGGAGCGAACTTAGTACCATCAAACTTTAAAACTTGATTAGTTGTAGCGCCAGAAGGATCAATCTGTATGCCACCAACTGATAGAGATGTTGCAATCTCAACAGAGGAAGGAAGAGAAAGAGTATATACACCTGATGTGGCATTTGCCGATACAGCTATTTGACTTGTTGTGCCAACAACGTTAGATATTAAATTAACTCCGTATTATAGCATTGGCTGTTTTGTTTTTATAAAACAATTTACCATCAACAACGTTAATTGCCAATTCACCTTCGGACAATGAAGAAGGGGTATTCCCCGTTTCATCTGACCTCTTAATTAAAAGGGTATTGTTTGTTGCAAACTTAGATCCACTATATCCGCTTGGAGCCACCACAGAGCACCTCTTCCTATTCTAAACTAGTTCTTTCAATATAGTAATCATATCAGAATTATTAAGTAGTCTAAAATGTAAAAAATTATTTAATTAGAATGGATAGAATCATCATTAATGTAACTAATTTGATTTTCTTCTATTAAATCAGTATACGCATAGCCCATAGCTTTAATGTAGGCATCGTACTGTTCTTTATCTTTAGCCGCAAAAGGACCAAACTCTTTCCCTAAAAGGATATTCTTATAACAAAATTGATAATAATAAGGTAACGAAGCATTATTTGTTTTTGAAGTATTATTGATCCAGTCATTTAAACCTAAATTATCCCTATAACCACTTGCCTTGTTTAAGTGGAATAATATTGGTTCCTTAATACAATACATCCTATGACCATGAGTCCAAGCTCTAAGTGGAGTAGTATGCTCTTCTCCAAACATGAATATTCTTGGATCTGGTGTAACATTTTTAAAATAATCTATTGTAGAAAATTGAAACGCCCCACTTACAAAGTGTGTTTCTATATATTCCTTATCTTCCCAAACATTCTCAGTGAATTCTTCTTCATATACTATTGAACTATTTTTTGAATGAATATTTGCTGTTAATTCTCTTTTTAAAGCAAATGGATCATTATGTATCGAATCGTAATATGTTTCATTTCCATCTTTATCTTTTTCAAAATATAATGGTCTAGAGCTAATGATCACGCCATAGCAGATATCTTTTGATATTAAATTATGATAATATTTTAAAGTTTTATCCCAATTTTTTTTAAACCTCATATGTCCGTCTATTCTCATGACATAGTATTCTTCTTGCAAAAGCCAAGAAGACAAAAGGTAACCCATACCAAGGCCAAATGGAAATGGAGTAGTTAAATTAGCCGTTCGTACATTGGGGTATTCTGAAAAATCTTCAAAATTATCGTCTAGTCTTTGATTGCATATTCCTATATAAACATTTTCTGGTACTTCAGCATTGTCGTATATGCTTTTAACAGTGTTTAAAAGATCTTCTTCTTGAAAAGCTGGAATAGCTATAAATATTTTTTCATTTACCACAATTACCATTTACCTAATGGGCAAGTAGCTCTTTTAAGCTTTACCTTTAGCGACATGATGCATCCGCATTCTTTACATTGTTTAGTAGCTGATATTAATCTATCGCAATCAAGACAAACATCATATCGAGATTTAGCTTCTTCTTCAAGAACTTTTTCCTCATTTGGATTTAATAAATCCCAAGGTCGAGTTACTCCTAGTTTTTCTTTATATTCTTTCCAAGCGCTCATAAAATCGTTTATGCCGTTGGTTGGATAAAATCTGTCCCATCATATACCCAACCAAGTGCAACTTCATTAACTTGCTCTTGAGTCATCTCTACAATCGTTGGATTAGATTTCATCCCAGCCATTACTGGGCCTCCGCTTCCTGCAATACCAACTTTGCCAGTATATTCTCCGTCAACAAGAACAGCAAAAAAAGTAAAATCATTATAGTCAGTAATCTCTGGTATCTCAATTGCCATTAGCATTTCTCCTTTTTGAAAAATTTATATATTTTTATTGTACCACATTTAACATGCAGCTCCGTACTGATACGATCCCCAATAGACAACTGCTGGACAATTGCAACCAGTGCATGCTCCGCTACACCCAGTCCCAGAACTACCAGATCCACCGCAGCTGCCATCATAAGATGTTCCATATCTCCATCTCCAACCGCCTGGTAAACACATTTCTTCATATACGGAAACTCCAATACAGCATACGCATCCCGGGAGGGAAGGGAAAGAAGGTGGGAAATATGGTGGGAAATATGGGGGGAAATAAGGAGGAAAGTAAGGAGGAAAATATGGTGGAAAATATGGTGGGAAATAAGGTGGAAAATATGGTGGGAAGAACGGTGCGTTTCTTTCGTAGGAAATAGTTTGGCCCAGTGGTGTAATAGCGGCATCTGTTAAAGCTGTTTTAACAGTATTAAGGGATGCAGGAGCTGCAGAACCACCACTAAGTCCTTCAGTTATAGAAGTATCAGTTGGAGTACCAACAACAAAGCCGGCAGCAGTTATAGTTGCATTAGCTGTAGAATCTGCAGTTCCGTGCAGCTATAGTAGGTTTAGGAGCTTTTCTTGAACCGGCCTGAACTGCCTATTGGAACTGTCATGATTAAGCCTTTAGATCACCCATTACCACCCAAGTATTGGCGGCTAACTTAACTAGTGTAGCACCTGACCATTGAGAACGCAACTTAAGACCAGGAGTACCGTATACCGTAACTCCAGATCCTGCAGTTATAGTTACTTCACCAGTAAGATGTTTTCTTAAGACATCTATTCTATCTCCATCGGATAAAATATTAGGTACGGTAACTACTGTATTAGAAGCGGAATCAATTGTTACCAATTTAGCTAAATCTGTAGCTTGTAAAGTATAGCTTGCAGTTTGTGCGTTTAGGGTAGAATTAAAGCCACCTCTAGCAGCACCGGATGCTAAGTCGGTTGTGGTAATACTATTAGATAAATTTAATTTAGAATAACTAATTGCGGCTGAAGAACTAATATCAATATCAGCAATTGTTCCATCCATAATCATTGAAGATGTGATTGTATTTGCAGGAAGGGTTACTGTTCCCGTAAATGTTGGAGAAGCCAAAGTTGCAAAACCTGAAATAGATGCACCAGCTGGAATTGTTACAGTGCCTGTAAAAGTTGGTGATGCAAGAGGGGCCTTAAGGGCAATGCTGTTCGTAAGAGTTGTAGATAAAGATGCGTCATTTCCGAGTGCGGTGGCAATCTCACCAAGAGTATCTAAGGTTGCACTAGCAGTGCCAACAAGGTTTGCAACTTCTGCACGAACAAAAGCAGTAGTTGCAATTTGAGTTGTATTAGTTGCTGCTGCTGCAGTTGGGGCAGTAGGAGTTCCAGTCAAAGCCGGGCTTGCTAGATTTGCCTTAAGATCTAAAGCAGTTTGTTGAGCTGTAGAAACTGGCTTGGCAGTATCTGCTGTGTTATCTACATCTCCAAGACCAACCATTGTCTTGGTAATGCCAGAAACATTTCCGGTAAAGGTTGGGCTAGCAATAGGCGCGTAAGTAGTTGCGGCACTTGAAGAAGCAAGTTTGTCATTAAGCTGTGTTTGAATAGCAGATGTAACACCATCTAAGTATGCAATTTCTGTGTCAGAAATACCAGAAACTCTTGCTTGAATAACAGTTGTATCAACAGTGACTGTTGGAGTTGCACCTTCGCCAGAATTATTTGCTAAGGTTATACCAGTACCAGCAACAAGAGATGTAACATATCCACCAACCGTATCTGTTCCAAGATTAATAGGATCATTTACCCAAGCGCTACCATTATATTTTAAGAAATCACCATCTGTACCGGAGGTAATAGTGACATCACCAACATCATCTAATGTATTTATTGTTGGTATGTTTGCGTTAACCCAATTGGAACCATTCCATTTTAGAAATTGACCAGTAGTTACAGTATTCAATTGTACATCGGATGCATCATCTAGTAATAATGTTTTATTGTACCACTTTGTACCATTCCAAGTAATATATTGTCCTGCGGTAATTCCGTTGCCGGCGACAACAAAGTCATCTAAGCTACTTAAAGCCGTAACATTTAATATAGCGCTAGAAACATTAGAAAATATTGTTACTGAAATTGATTCATTTGCTGGTACTGTAGAAAATGTAAATGTAGCATTATCAAGATCGGTTGCTGCCCACCTTACTTCCACTACCTCATATGGTGAATCTGTCGTTCTACATGTAACGTAAATATCTCGTGTACCAAGTCCATGGGTTATTGTAAATGTATGGTTTGTACCATCTCCTAATGTACTCTTATAGGCTAATCCAACAGGCAGTGACCAATCAACTACACCATTAACCCACTGCGATGTATTTGCATCGTATTTTAATATTTGTTGGGGTCCAACAGTGCTAGGGTTAATTGTAACATCTGACAATTTATCTAGGTTAAATGCTTGATTAATCCAGGCAGAACCATTGTACGCTAATAAGTTATTTGAAACTGGACTTGTAATCACTACTTCTGCAAAATCATTTAACGTTCTATTGTTAACATAAGATACAGCATTCGAATAAGCTGTATTACCCACGGTATCAGCATAAGCACTAACGCTTGATGCTGAGTTAGCTATATTGGAAACCATATTTGTAGTATAGGAATCTGCTACTTTAACAACTGGAGTCATTCCTTCACCAGTATTGTCGGTAATGGTTATTCCGGTTCCAGCAACTAAGTTGGCAACAAAATCACCAGTTGTATCAGTACCAAGTGTAACTGCATTAGCAACTACAGTTGCAGTTAGAGTTACGTCAGCATCGCCTTTGATTAATACGTTTCCGCTTAAATCTCCGGCGAGTGTAATTCTTCTAGAAGTAACCCATGAGTTTGAATTACTTGCCGTTCCAATGACATCACCAGTTAAATTTCCAGTTACATTGCCAGTTACGTTTCCGGTTAGATTACCCGTGACATTTCCTGTGACATTACCAGTTAAATTTCCAGCTACGTTACCGGTGACAGCGCCTACTAAGGTGGCTGTTACTTGATTAAATGCAACATTAGCATTTGTTGCAACTGATTGACCAATCGAAACAGTTGGAATTGAAGCTTCACCAGAGTTGTTGGTAATAGTTATACCAGTACCCGCACTAAGATGATCTACATAATCCCCAATTGTATCTGTAGATAAATTGATAGCATCATTAATCCAAACAGATCCGTTATATCTAAAGAAATCACCATTAGCTGGAGTAGTTAAAGTAACATCTGTTAAATCATCTATTGCCGCATTCAATGTTATTGTTGGAGTAGCAGTTTCTCCTGAATTATTAGATAAAGAAATTCCAGTTCCAGCAACAAGTGAGGAAACATAATTACCAGTTGTATCTGTCCCCAATGCTACTGAGTTAGCAGCTACAGTTGCCGTGAGTGTTACATTTGCAGAACCATCTATTGATACGTTACCAGTTAAATCTCCAGCTAGAGTAATCGTTCTAGCATTTGTCCATTTTGCTGCTGAACCAGAATATGCGTTTGCTGATAATACTTCTACACCATTGATTTTATAAACTTTTCCAGAAGCTAAATCAATATTTTCAGAAGATGTCCATGAAGATGTAGAATTTGACCAATTAAAAGTTTTATTAGTTGTTCCCTTAAGAGTGATTCCACCACCATCTGCCAACGTGTTTGTAGGTGATGTTACATTACCAAGTTCAATATTTTTATCTTCGACAGTAAGCACTTCGGTTTTAATGATGGTAGTATCACCATTAACTGTTAAATCTCCGCTGATAACAACATTGCCAGCAATCTGTATGCTATCTTCTGTTGTAACTAAAGTATTTGATGTTTGTAATAAATTCAATGAAGAGCTTACTAATGCTCCACTACCGTTTCTAAAAAAGAATACTCCAGAGACAGGATCTATCGCTATTTGACCTGAAGTTATACTTGGTAAAGCCATTGTAAAACCTTTCCTGTTTTAATTAAAAGGTTCCACCATCAATATTAATACCATCGAATGTTGTTAAGTTGGTGATAGAGCCGCCAGTGATAGAAACGTTACTTGCATCTTGAATTGCAATTGTTCCAAGTCCTAACGTAGTTCTTCCTGCGGAAGCGTCTACATCATCGACTAAGCTTCTACCAAAAGAAGTGAATGTTGCTAATGCTGCTGTTCCAGAACCCGTGAAATATGGAAGTCTGTCTGCAGCAGATGTTAGTCCAGCTAATGCTGAAAGTTCACCATCATAAGCTTGTACGTCTGTACCAATTACTAATCCAAGATTAGTTCTTGCTCCTGAAGCAGTTGTTGCTCCAGTTCCTCCATATGATAAACCTACTGTGGTGCCATTCCAAGTACCTACAGTAATTGTACCCAGTGATGTTAAACTAGAAGTGACGACACTAGAAGCAAGTGTTGTATTAGAAAGTACTTCTGAAGTTCCAATTTTAAATACTTTACCAGCAGCAAGGTCTAAATGTTCAGATGAAGTCCAAGAATCTGTAGAATCAGCCCAATTAAATGTTTTATTTGTTCCACCAAGTATGGTGATACCCGCTCCATCAGCACTTGAGTCAGTTGGTGAAGCTGTATTAGCCAATACAATGTTTTTATCTTCAACAACTACCGTTGCAGTATTAAGGGTTGTTACGTTACCCTGAACGGTTAAGTCACCAGTTACAACAAGATTATTAGAAATAGTTACATTTGATGGGAGACTTAATGTTACCGAACCATTTGATGCAGAAACTGCTATTTCATTAGCCGTTCCAGTTAAACTAATAACACCACTGTTGGTGATTGTCAATGTATTAGATCCATCGTTATACGATTTAGATATACCGGTTCCAGCTGTTATTGCAGAATCAACTGCATCTTGCGCTGCTTCGTTAAAATCTGAAACTTGACTTGCTGTTATTCCTATAGTCGTATTTCCAGCTAGAGTCAAACGACCCTGAGCATCAACTGTAAATGTTCCAATACTATTAGCACTGCCATACGATCCAGCAGACACTGCTGTATTATCCAAGTTTAATGTAACGGTATCAGTAGCTCCTACCACAGAAGACAATCCAGTACCACCGGAAATTGTTAATGTATCAGTACCTGAAGTGATTGTTTGATTAGTTCCAGAATCACCTGAAACTGTAAAAGATGTAGCAACGTTTGAAACAATATTGCTAATATTAGAAACTTGTTGATCAACATAAAGTTTTGTTGATGCATGTGTATTTGCAGTTGGCGTTGGAACAATAATTACACCAGAAAATGTTTTATTTCCTGTAATAGTTTGATTTGTTCCTAATGATGTATATGCTCCAAAACCAGCAATTGCCTCAACAGTTGTTGCGGCTCCGCCAACTCCGCCGGTACCCTTACCATAGTATAGAACGTCATCAGCTTCATTATATGCTAATTCTGCGTTCTGCAGGGTACCAGGAGCGCCTGTTGCGCCTGAACTGGACCTTCTTTTAATTCTCAGGGTATTAGACATTTTTAAAAATTCCCTCCATCGACTAGATTAGATTCCGCGTAATTAATCCACTGTGAGCCATTGTAACGTAGAACCTGACCACTGGTAACTGAGTTTATAGTAACATCTGTCAACCCATTTAAAACTGATTGGGTTGAAATATTTGTTTCAGCAGCAATTATTCTATCTTTTACCGTTAAGTGCGATCCATGTGGATTAATACCCAAAGTTGTCTGTAGTGCTTCTACTGCATCGTTTAAGTTTGCATGTTGTGTTGCATGGGGTACTGTGTTAGAGTTTAAAGTGTCATTAGCCGTAGGGTTAATGAGATTATCTAAAGCTGCTGGATATTGAATAGCCATTTTTCTCCTTATAAACTAATAATTTTAGTTGCAGTATTATCCCAACTTAAAGTTAATGTTGTAGCATCTGCAGTGCCACTAAATGGTAGTCCGGGTGAATCATCTATAAATGATATTAATCTAGAATTTGCATCCGTAGTTCCAACTTGATATAAGACTATTGCTTGAAAAGGTTGACCATCATATACTTCCGTTAAATCGTTAGCATCGAGTGTCCCTAAAACATTTGTTAAATTTGACAGCGTTGAACTTCTATAAACGATAGCTGATGATGGTATTGCTGATAGAAATTCATCAGTATTTTGATTAGGTGTATACAATGTAGTTTTTATAAAAGCTGTTTTAAAAGATTTTGTTGTTATATCAATCCCACCTTTAAAAAGTGCTTCTTTACTTTTTTTATATATAAAATTAGCCATCTTATATACCAACATCTTTAGAAACAGTTATTTTATATTTATAACCTTTTTCAAAATATTCTTTGTTATCAGTAAAATAACTTGGAGTTGCGTCTATCAATGATGGAAAATCTACGTAGACTTCTGGTCTCCATGAGTGCATTTGCACTAGAGTAGATACGCTTTCCCATCGGCTAGGAGCTTTCTGTATCTTTTTCCTTTGTGCTTTAAAATATCTATTATCTAAAAAGTTAGATGCTGGACGATCACTAAAGGTTATGATTACTCTTCCGTTATTATAATCATTACCTATATAGAAATCACCATTTTTAGGTTCAACTGATTCTATGTAGAAATCTGGATTTTTTGCTATGATCTGATATGTGGTATAAGCTTCTTGCATTATAGAATTATCTTCTATAAGAAGTTCTTCCATCTTAGGAGCTATAACTGTTAGGTAATCGGATGGTGTGGCGGATTCTACTGTGGTAAACGCAATTTTTTCTTCTGTTACAACTTCATTAGCCGAATCCAATAATCCAACTACTCTAATATAATATTGTTTTTGTGATGTTAAAACGTTATTATTTGACCAATATAAGGTTAATGTTCTTGCTATTGTATTGTAATCAGTTAGTGTATTAATTGTCTTAAATGGGTTGGTAACAGCTGTTGGCGTTGCATCTGCAGACTGAACTACAAATCTAGCGTTTGTTAATGAACTAATTTTTATAGTTCTACCAAACTTAATTTTAACTTTATCTATACCTACTGAAGCGTAGTCAATCAGATTAAGCGCCACTATGCGTCTCCTTAAAATATTCTCTATCTAACTAGTAACGACTGTTGTACAAAAAAATAAGGGGCAGCTTTCGCTGCCCCCTACTTTCTAAGACTGTGTCGTAACTATAACAGTCCTAAGGTTCTATTACATTTCGTTAGTAACAAGTACCTCGTAGTTACGGGCAAGTCTAACGTTCTTAGCAACAGTGATACCTTCACCGTCACCCAACATGATGATGTCATAACGCTCTTTCATCTTCATGGAACGGATGTCACGCGATGGATCATCAAACTGATCCGTACTCATGTCATCCTTTACAAGAAGCGTTCCGACCTCATTACGGTCGATCAAGAACACGTCCGACATTGCTGGCGTTGCGCCATTCTTAGCTGTGAAGCTTACGAATGGTGATACCAACACATTCAGACCCATTGGGGCTGTTGCGTTAAGAGCGCCATCCTTCGACTGTGGGCGGTAGCCCCAGCTGGTATTAACAGCTGATGCAGCGCCACCCATGTGGAAGATCGAGTCCTTGAGGAAGACCGACCACATCAGTGGGTGAAGAATGAAGTCTGTTGGTATATGGTTTTCTGCCATAAGAACAGCAGCCATGTCGACAACATCATCCCATGTCATTGAGAGGTTATAAGCCCCATCAATTCCACGACCTGTTGTATCGTCATAACCAGCGTCTGCGTTGTCGTAGACAATTGTAGCTGCGTCTTTAAAGCGACTCAGTGCAATTTGTTCCTTTAAGCGGGCCATTGCACGGCCAGCAGCACGTACATGGAGTCCTACGATGTCCCAAAGAGAATCGGCGATAACTTCCTCAGTGAAAGCCAGCTTCACGCCCTTCTTCGACACCTTACCCTCGATTTGCTTAGCAAATGCGAGAGCTTGTTCTGGGTATTCTTGTCCTTCTGGGATCTCAGCAGCTTGAATTGCGTTTACCGCTGGAAATTCCAAAGAACGACCCTTACCAAGGCGTACTGTAGAAAGAAGCGGAGTTACCAAAAGCTGTGGCTCGGCTGCCTCGCGCAGAGTACGAGAAATAACCTTAGGGAAGAGTGCTGCGGCATCAGATGACGCAAACGCTTCCTTAATAGTAATTCTGTTGTCTGTGTCGATGTAACCGTCCTCAGCAAATGCGGCTTCCCAAGCTGGGAGACCCGAGAGGAGTTCTTGGATTGTCTTACTCATCTTAGGATATTTCCTCCTGTTTAATTATTTCTTCTTGTTTTTTCTATTAGAGTGTTAAATTGACGCGGAAAGCACCAATAACATTCGTAACATCTAGGTTTGCACGGATACCCAGTTTACCTGAGTATGTGCCTGTCTTTGTGAGCTCATAAACTGTCTTGAGCGCACCTGGATCTGATGGAAGTTGCATGTAGGAAAGTAGTCCGTCATCAAAGTTTGTAGCAAACTTCTCAACTTCAATTACCTTACCAACTTGCACCCATGGAGTGTGTGATGCTCCTGTTGAGTTTGACGAAGCTGCAAGCTTAACTGGACGACCCATTCCGTCTGAACAAACTAGGTCACCTGCTAATAGATCAGCGTTGATTCCACTAACCATTGGATATTCAACATATCCTCTAGTGATGAAGCCTGCGCCTTGCGATGTACCCTTATCAAATGGACGATAGAGGTCATACTGTGCACAGCCAACTGGAACTGAATAAGCAGCAACTGCTTGTGTATCGCCTGAGCGCGAAGAGTTAGGTGTTGCACCCGAAGTTGGGTCCCAACCTACTGTTGTGTCGCCCCAAGTTACAGTTGAACCTGTACCGTTAGCTGGAACAAAACGTGAATCACCATTTGCATCTGTTACAACCGAAAGGATAGTTCCCTTTGGAATAACAATTTCAAAACGGTTATCTTCTGAATCTGTATACCAAGTTGGAAGGGCAACCGATGGCAAGATGTAAGCCGAAGGTGCAATACCCTCTGAAACTACAAAGCGACCAGCACCCGTTTTGGTACCTACTTTACGAAATTTTGCTAATGACATTTATTTTCTCCTTGTATGTATAGTTTGTTTTTAAAGTTTGCGACGGCCCATAAAGGCATCTACGAACAGCTCTTCAACTGTGTCGACTCTAGCTTGTGGTGCTGTTTCTACTTCTTCATCTTCTAGTATAACATTGTCTTCCTTTTCTAGAAGAATGTCATTCTCGATGATGGATTCATTAAGTTTTTGAATATTCTTTTTTGCTACTGGAAGTTTAGCTAAATCTCTTAACGAATCTGCTAATGATCCTGCGGACCTCTTAGTGTGATCGATAATCAATTCTTCTCTACTTTCAACAGACTCTGTACCTAATGAAATTTTTGTATCAACAACTCTTTCGGCTAATGTACGGTGTAGTGCTTCTTTGAGTTTAGCATTTTCTTCTTGGAGAGCTTGAAGTTTATTTACTTCATCATTGGTATCTTGCTCATCAGCCTTTACTTCATCTGTGAGCTCCACCTTTGACTCTTCTTGCTCTTCCATTTCTGCGGGGATTTCAGCATTTGCAGAATCAACCACTTCTTGTTCAACTTGTTCTTCTGTTGTCACTGTTATCTCCTTAGACTCTGTATTATCAATTGTTTCTGATTCGTTTGCTGGCTCCATAGGCTCTTCCTTTAAAGAAGACCTTAATTGCCATGCCCACTTCTTATGCTTATCGTCGCGCTCTGCAAGGAAGTTTGCAATTCCCTGTTCGTTAGCTGCGTTTGCCACAGCAAATGCAGCCATCACGCTTGCGTTCACCATATTGTTTTTTTCGAGAATACCTTGTGCTAAACCAAGAGCCTCTGTTATTGTCATATCATCTTTGAATGACGAATTCATAACTGATTCAGTAAGAGTTGCAGGGAAAGCTTGAAGTTTTCTCATGTTTTCTGCAATTTGATCAACCGACCCAATGGCATCTTCATATATATTTGAGAATAGCTCATGGTACTCACTAAAATCTTCACCTTCAATATTCCAGTGCGCTCTATGAGCTGCAAAGTAAAATACTATTGTGTCATTCAAGACTCTTTGAAGACTTGCTGCTAAGCCTGTGGCGTCAGCTTCTCCAACTTGTACGGCTTCTTCAAGCTCTACGGTTTCTTCGGTCTCTACAGAAGAGGCAGCTATAGTGGAAAGATCTTGGCTTAAATTTTCGACAGCGGCCAAGACGTCTTCACCCTGAATGGTTTCGTCCATACTAAGATTCTCCTCATTATCAATAATCATCTTTCTAGATAGTAACGAGGTATCATCAGCCTTAGCAGTTTCGCTTTCCTGAAAAGCAAGTGCGGTAAGGAAAGATCCCTTAAGGTGCAAATATAGCGGCCTTGATTCCTTCTTTTTAAGATTCTTAAAGATAGACTCATTTTCTTCAACGGTAGTGATATCTTCTTTGTCCATATGGAGAATAAATGCTGTGCTCTTAGCGGTCCAGGTATCTGAATCATTGATTGGTGTTGAACCGTCAATAATCTTCGATGATCTTACGCTAGATCTTTGATCAGCTGGTTGATTAACAAAAGAATATTCTTTAAAAGAGATATCTTGCATGTCTGCAAAAGCTAGCTTACCCTTGTAAACTTGGCCTCTCTTATACTTAACTGGCTTTGGTCTTCCGTCAGCTGTTTCTGCGGCTAGATCTTCTCCGGATATAGAACAAATTGCTCTTCCCGCTCTGCCGCCAACTGAGCCGGTTAGGTACCTTTGATCTGAGATCTTCTGAGCAGCCTGTGGATCTGTTACAGCTATCTGCAAACGAATGTATGGTGAGCCATCGGCTTCTTTGTCCATCTTAGCTGCGATTACTCTACCAATTGGCTCTGAGTTCAAATCATGATTTAAAATAATAGGCTTTGGGTATGGCTCAACCCAAGACTGGAGTGACTTCTCTAAAGCATCTGCCGAGTAGTTATTGTAGTTAGCTGTTAATCCGTTCGTGGATTGCAGCAACTTCTATAATAAGGCCTTGCTTGCCGTTTGATGATTCGGCAAAATCGCTTTCCAAATTCGAGAGGTCAGGAAGTTGGAGAGTGAAATTTTCTACGAAATCAAATGCCATTATGTTTACTCCATTTAAATATTAATATGCTCTTATAGTAAATTGTCTTTTATAAGATTAAACAATCTTATATAAATATATCATACTTTCTATGCAACTGTAAAGAAAGCGTTTCCTCTATCATCTCCATTGACTAAAAAGTTATCCAACATTGCTTTATGCATTATATGTGGAGCGTAGATATATGAAGCGGAATATAGGTTATATCCAAGTTTTGCTGCATTCCCAGACCAACCTAAATCTTCACCTTGTGAATGCAATGAATAATTTACGTTGCTATAAACATCTTTAGACATCATCTTTGCTGCCATAATAATATCAGATTTAAAGTACTCACCTAGTGGATAGGTTGGCTTCCTGTACCCGCGCTTACCTGGTTCATTTTCCCAGTTCATTACACTTGGATACATTTTATCCATAGGAGTCATAAACATCAGTGGACTTACTGCATCTGCGCCTGATTGAATATGCGATATTAAAAGTTGAATTGTATTAGGATTAGTTAAAAGGATATCCGAATCTAGGCTAAAGAAATAATTTGGATTTAATTCTCTGACCTTATTCAACATGGTATTACGCAGATTAACCATGTTTTCGTATTTAGACATACTCCAAGTTCTAGTTCCTTCTTCATGAATAAAGTGTGGAACGTCTGGTTTTATATCAATAATAAATTCTGGAATATCTGGTCGAGCATTCCTATAACGTATTAACATCTCTATAGTTTGTTCATCATCAGGAGATGCTTCAAAAACAAAACCTATTTTAGAAAAATCAATATTTTGATTTTCTATACAAGATATCCAGTAGGGAAATATCCAATCTCTTTTATAGATTGGACAACCAATCACCAATTCAAGCATGTTTTATGCAGTAGCTTCAACTACTGTTTCTTTTGCCTTTTTCTTTGGCGCTTCAACTGCTGGTTCTTCTTTTTTTGTTTCAACTAAAGGAATATCTTCTTTTACTGTTTGTTTTGGAACAACCACAGAAGCTTGCACCGCTTCTGGTTCTTCATCAATAATGATATCAAGAATTGCATCAATAACGTCTACTAAAGCCTCAAGAGCTAAACGTGTTTGTCCATTGTTAACTGCTCTTTTAAATACTTGAAGAATATCTTCTTCTGGATTTTGGCTACCATTCAATTTTTCATTTATATCAAACATTGTCATCTTCCTTTGTTACATCGGACTCCACAACAGTATACTCGTTATCTAGTAAAGATTCAATTACTGATAAGAAATTATTATCAAATCTCTTAATATCAGGTGATGTTTTTCTACCGTTTTGATTCATCGGGCGCATTGCATTGCCTACACCTTTTTTCTTAGAAGGTAAGTTTCTTTGCCCAGCTGGAGCTGATTTCTGTCCGTCTGAAGTTTTTGGATCTGGTGGTGTATTTGCAGCTTGTGCTTTTGCTGTTCCGGTAGCAACATCAATCTGTATATCACCCTGGATGGACGCGTACGTGCTCTTAGCGTCGACTTCTGGGTCATACCCCAGTGCAACACGCGCCTCATCAACTGTAATCAAATTGTTGATAAATTTTTGTATAATATGATTTTCTTTTTTAACCTGTGTATCAACATCAATTTCTTTAAACTTGAAATAGCATCTATCCGAAACGCCAGTTTCTAGTGGGTTAGTGATTGGATCAAAGCCGCCCTCAAATAACAATTCGTTAAATACATTTAATCTAATCATCTCAGAAAAGAGTTTCTGATATTGCTTAATTCTGTCGTATAAAGCTACGTCTAATCTTTCTGTTACTGATCTATTTCCACCGTTTAAAGACATGCCCAAGTGATGTGGAGCAACTCCTAAACCAATAGCTACACGTTCTTTAAAGTGGTTTAAATACTGACTTGCATCTAACGATGCGCCTTGTGAACCAATTACTTCTACGTCATGTCTAAACGGAAGTATTAATCCACCTTCAGCTCTTAAGTTTTCTATTTCTATTGCTGCTTGTTGGATTTCTTCTGGCTCTGCTGGTTGCTCTGCTGTACCAATTTTGTATTTGTAAAGTGGAAACAATTCTCTGTGAACAAGATTTTGAATATCTTCTTCAATTTGGCGCAAAGCAATTACGTCGTCTAGTACGTTAATCAAAAATGGAGTACCAAAAGCTCTACCAGTTTTTCTATCTAAATGCAAGTGTATTACTTTATCCGCAGTCCAAACTGGATTACCTTCAAGTGGCATGTAGGTAAGAGGATCTGTCTGTTGACGATAAGACTTTGGCTTGTTGTGCTTATCTCTGAAAATTCGTACCTGCTCAGTTGGTATTAAATAATAACCAACAACTGGCATGTCACCAGTCATAGGAGAAAGTTTATCAGGAAAGTAATCGCTAAGATCTCCTCTTGCCTTAACTATAAAAGCATTTGCGTACTTAAAAAGTTGATCGGAAACCTCCATTAAGAAATCAACGAATGGTCTCTTCATGGCTATTTCCATAAAGTCTATTCTTTGGGCTAGGTATGAAACTGCTTCAGGATTCTCTGAAGTTATTTCCCAACCTTCTTTCCAAAAAAGATCTTTATATTTAGACATAGCTGATTTAACATAAGAGTCTGTATCAATTGCTTGCATTAATCTTTCAAAATCGTAGGTTGGTCTTTCAAAGATAGCTCTAGTATTAAAATAATAGTTAGTGCCTTGAAAACCTAACGCCAACGAGGCGACTTTCATCGCCTTTGATAAACCTTTTACTTGCTCTGGGTCTAACGCCTTTGCAGAAAAATTATTGTCGTTGTCTACTCGTTGAAAAGGTAAATAGTCTCTTATGGGCATAGTACATCCTTAATTGTGCCTGTATCTAAATAGTAGACACATTTTGTCTAGGCTGTAATTTATTGTTTTTCTAGCATTCCTGCTGCTTCAAAGGTCTTCTTAATAATAAGATCCTTTACAGCCTCAAGCCAGAAAACTGTTTCAGCTTCTGTAAAATCACTCTTGTAAGAAAGATTCTTATCGCTAATCTTAATTTCAACTACAAATTCTGTCTTTACTTCTACTTCTGGTGTATCACTCATTTTATATTTGTCCTTTTAGTCTTTTGATAATAATCGATTGTTGTTTAATTGTTGCTTCTTTTATAACTAAATCAGTCATTAAGCTGCTAAGTTTTTCCTGAAAAACAGCTATAACTAAATTAACATCTAAATTAGAATCATTAATATCTGATTGAGAAGTTTCCATTATACCAGTTTCTTGTTCCTCTTGCTTGCTTATTCTAGACATTTTGTTATTATACCACTAACTAAGCTTAGACTCAAGTTCTTCTACTTTAGCTGACAGCTCTTGAACAGATTTAATTAAGATTCCAATAAATTCATCTAAATTTATAGCTTGCTGAGAATCGGGATCTTCTTTATCGGCAATTGCCCAACCACTATATTCATCTGTTGGAAATCCAGATTGCTCAAATGCTTCTTTTACTTCCTGCGCTACCAAACCAAAATGTTTTCTTTTTCCGGGCCCTACTGGCTCATATTCCGACTGGTTAGTTTCTTGGTCAACTGAAACCACTTTACTATCACCAGAAGAATTTTTCATCAGATAAACTCTTGGTTTTAAAGCATTAATTAAACCTAAAACACTTGGAGTATCTTCTATAGAATCTTTTATTCGACGATCTGATATCTTTACTAAACTACCACTATAATTAACGTTATTCCAATAATAACTTGCCGTTCCACAATTTCTACTACCAGCACTAAAGGGATAAAAGTTAGTGTCCCAACCTGAACTTGATGGATTAACAAATCCAATACCATTAACTCTTGAGTAACCAGATTCACCAAAAGAACAATAACCGAGTATCATAATACCCATCTATAGCAAGTGATCCACCAGTAATTGTTGGAGAATTAATAGAAATAGATGCTGTAATTGTTCCACCAGAAATTGTTTCAGCGGCTAAAGAACCAGTTGCAATTTTTCCACCACTAATAGTTGTTACACTATCGCCTATTCTTGCTTCTAACTCACCAGGTCTTATTCTTGTTGAAGCCTCATAAGCAGCATCCTCTGCGGTACCTTGGGCTAGCACAGCTATCTCTCCAGCACTAATTGCAGTACTAAGTGCTGTAGATGCATTTGATTCCGCGTTATTAATAAGCGTAAGAGTGTTACCACCTGTAATGTTAATATTTCCACTTACTGTAAGACTGCTACCATCCCAAGTTAATTTATTACCTAAAGAAAATTGACTGGCACTATCAACATAAAATGGTGTATTAGTATTATTATAAACTCCATTACCAAGATAGATTTTAGAATTATCCGTTTGGGATAAAACCGTATTTCCAGTAAGGGTTAAAGTTTTTGCAGTAACTTCTCCAGTATTAGTTACCCTAAATGGTGCTATTGCAAAACTTGTGCTATTTGCACCGCTCCACATGTTTCCGTTTGAATCAACATGGAATGATGTTGCATCAGATGTTCCTTGATCTTCACCAATATCTAAACTGGATCTAATGCTTGCATCATTAAAAACTGCTTTTCCATCACCACTTATTTTCCAACCAGTTCCACCAAATGTAGTATTTGCTGCTTGGTAATTACTGGATTTTAATATTGAATTAACTCCAGCCATTGTAATGGTATGTGCACCAATTGTTCCAGCTGTAATTTTTGATGCCGTGAGATCTATGATGTGAGCTGAATCAATTAATGTTGTAGCTGTTGATGCAACTATTGGAGTCCATTCAGAAGTGTTACCGGTTGTGTCAACAGATTGTACTCTTCCAAAATAAAGCTTTTCAGTCGTTACAACTGCTGAGACTCCAGTGTTAGAATTAACAGTTGTATTACTAGTTGAGTTTTGTGGAACATCTACTGTAATAACGTTAGAAGCAGATACTCCCGATAGGTATGGAGTTGCTCCTGAATTGATAACGTAAGTTGACCCAGATTGACTAATGCTTTCGGGTAAGTAAACTTGATAATTATATGCTTTTAAGTCAGCTTCATTTGAAGGATTAAAACTAATCATTATAGATTTATAGTTACCAACTATAACTAGATTGCCTAGATCAGCTGGTTGAGTCACATCTAATGGAATCTCAAATCTAACAGCTGCAGTAGGATCTAAGGTTGCATTAATGTCTGCATCTTTGGGTTTAACGGTTAATAAATACTGTTTGCCAGGCTTAAGGTTTTGTATCGTTTTTTTGATAGTTGCCATTATTTTATTCCACCTATAGACTTAAATGATAAATCAGGATTAATAATTTGATTACCTAATGAAAAATTAAAATTAGTTAAAAAAGAAATTTTATTAACTCTTACAGAAGAACTAGTTGAAAGTACATTTTTATCTTGCAAAGTTTCTATTTCTATATTATATTCTAAATATTCTAAATTTGTTTTTTCAAAAATAATTGTTTCTTTTTCGGTTAATGAAAAACAATCTACCTCAAACCAATCTAGTATTACATTTTCAGTATCAGATGTTTGAACTTGTTTTGTGCTTATTCGTATCTTAAATTTTCCATAACCAGGACCTACTGAACCATGTACTCTTACTTTTGGCCCGCTAAAAGATGAAACTACTTTAGCTCCAGCTACTTGAGATAATCCATTTATCCAGTCAGTACCTTCATTAAAATATGCTAATTTATAGTAACCATTAGAAGATCTAATAATTTCTTTTTCATAAAGATTTATACTTGAAGGCGTTGCGCTATACAAAGGGGAGTAGCCAGGAGATGCTTCAATTGTAGATATATAAGTTTTTGGATATTTAATATATTCTATAGCGGTTGAAGTACCAGTGGTCACTGGCGTTGCGTGGATGTACTTTATATAATCTGAACCGTAATATACAGAGTATTCTCCTGAGGTAAGTTGTCCAGGCAAGTGATCTTTTACGGATTTAAAGTATAAGATACCATCAACTATCTTTGATACAGTTGGACTTGCAGCTTCTGTTGAGTTAGTAGATTCATAAACAACAATGTATGAATGATCTTGTAAGACTTTGTTTAAATTTTTATCATATAATATATTTAATTCTTCATCTGCAATATCTACAAATAACCAGTTGTTTTTACCAATATAGTCTTTAAATTCTGGAGGAGTTACTCCGTCTTTTTAAAGGCGGCTTTATATAGACCTTACTCGTTGGAGAGGCAAGAGAACTTGTATTGTCTAAATAGTTAAACCATGTCATGTTATATCTCTATGTATAGGATTTCAAAATCGTATTTGTCTTTAATATCATCTGGAATATCTATACTGATGTTGACATCGGCTATGGGTACTCCACCTTGTAGTATATCAGGTGTGTAGGAATCAACAGTGATACTTATTTCCTTTGAGGCAGATATTACTTGATTTAATGTTATATCTCTTCTAACTGAATCGTAGTCAATATCTATTGATCTAATTCTTTCTGATCCATCTATTCCGCTATGCATATGCTTTGTTATGTTAACACCGCCTATTTTAGCTTCGTTTTCTAGTAAGATATCTCCTGTAATAGCTCCGCCTGATTTCATTAAGTATTGAGGATGGCTATCATCTCCAAGATCGTCTAATAAACCATGGCTTGAATTTAATGAATTAATATGAGAAGTATTAACATAAATGCTAGATAATAATGCTGCGTAAGAATCACTTGTTTTAACAGCGGTTATTCTTTCTTTAGTTAAAGCTTTGTTGGAAAGTTGAAAAATATAGTTAGCGTACTTTCTTCTTTGTATTAGACTTTGAAGAATTACATCTATTTTTTGACTTGCGTTATTTTTTCTTTCCAGAAGATCAGTTAATATAGATTTAAAATTTCCCTCAACTGATAATAACGCTATAGTTACTTCTTCTGCTAGTGTGGGCATTTCTGATTTCATTTGAGTTGTTTGGAAATCTAAAGAAAAATCTGATATAACTTTAGTTTTAAATCTTAAAGCTGGAGTTAAATATCTAGTGTAAAATACATTACAATTTGTTACAAGATCTTTATGAAGAGAATCTAATTGATTATCTATAGAAACAGTTAATGAGTTTACTCTGATCGAAAAAAATGCTTGAAATTGAGCGGCTTGTTTTTTAGTTGCTTTATCCAATTCGGATTCTGATATACCGGTTGGCGACGTCGTGATTGCTTTGGCAAAGAGTTCCTTATAGTGGACTGCCATTTTTGCCCAGTATAAGAAGTATGTTGAAACTTGTTGTTGTGATTCATCTTCATATTTATCTCCAAAATTCATACTAAGACAATTTTTGATGTTTTCAATTTCGTTTATTAAATATTTAATTATTTCTCTAAAATCATAAATATGTCCAAACGTAGAATTTGATATTAAATTATCATACTCTTTAACAAACTTTCGATGACCTCTAGTCACACAATCTTCTGCGTAAAGATATTGGTCAAAGCATATGAATGGTGGTTTTGGATATTTTAGATCTCCAGGATATCCTTCTATTTCTATTGCTGGAAATGAAGATTGATTCTTATTTATTTCATCCCAAATATATGTATGCGATTCTTCTAAGTTTGGGTTATTGAATGGATTTAAGTTTACTTGTCTTAATATATCTTCCAAATCTTTTAGAAAAACTGACAATGCATCTGATGCTTTATTAACTTCTTTTTTAACCTGATCTATAGGCATTGAGTATGTCTGGTCACTTCCGTAAGAAGTGCTTATGTTACTATACGCAGGAATTCCACTAGAGGCATTTGCTGGATTTTCCAAAGCTGATAAAGCTGATGATTCACCTATCGAATAGTCATCAAAGATGCTTCCAGAAGAACTTGAACTAGTATTAATAATACTCATTGATTACCTAAAACATTTTTCTAGAAACCCTTTTTGCGGGTCTCCCTTTTTTGAGACCTGGCATCAAGTCTGAGTTTCTCTTAGTGGTTACCATAATACCACTTGCTGGTTTACTCTTGTCATCGTCGTCATCTATTTTGGTACCATTGGTCTTCGGCATGAAAAAAGTATTAGAAAAACTTTCTGTATTTCTAGCTACTTTTAATTTACTAAAATCACCATAGTTTTGAGTAATAGCTAATAGCGCCAACATTAAAGCGTCATGCGCGTGGTCAACTGCTGAACCGCCGGCTTCAAAAACTGGTCTACCAGATTGAGTAGTTCTTACTACAACGTAAGATATTAATTGTAAATACATTTCTTCATCTGAAGCTGGAAATAGCAATTGTTCTTTTTCTAAGAATTGAGTAAGGTTATCAACCATATATGGCTTAATTTCCTTTTTAACTGGAAGCTTAGTATATGGATCACGAATTTCTATAGATTCTCCAAAACCAATTCCTTTAACCCTATCACGCAAACTGGATCTAGGATTTTCTGTTCCGTATTTTCTAAGAAGCTCTACCTGTACTTCTCCATAACCACGGTCAACATAAATATGTTTAGGGCTAAAAGACTCATTTAATTCCACTATTCTATTTACAGCATTAGTGAGGGTATACTCAGACTTGGCTATTTCTTCTCGATATACAAGTCTTACTTTACCTCTAAATCTTTCGTCTTCATACGTATCATTACAAGCTTCTAGTACAACGATATTTGTTCCTGCGCCGTATTTATCCCAGTCAACTCCTATTGTATAGAATGATCTAGCTGATTGTACTTCGGGTATATACGCCCAAGAAGGATCTATAAAAGCTTTATCTACATACTTTCTAGGGTATACACCTTCTGAGTCTTCTCCCCAGTCTGCTTCTATTTCATGTCGATATCCAGATTCTGAATATTGCTCTCTAAACTCATCTTCTTGATCTTTAGAAAAGAATGGGTTACAGTATGATGGATACCAATACTCTGTAAATCTTTCTGACTTACACCATTCCCAAAATCTTTCTCTTCTTCCAGTCGGAGTAGATGCTCCAATTAAAACTTTGTCTGGTTGATCTTCGGCAGTTTTTTGCAACATCGCATACAAAGCGTCTAGGTCGTCTGCGTGCATGTAGTCCATTTCGTCTAACACGATGATGTGAGCTTCCTGACCACGAGCAACGTCTGACTTGCCACCTGATCTCATACCAGAAGTAAAAAATCGAATAGTAGAGCCATTAGAAAATTCAATCATGAATTGAGGGCTTGTTACTTTTCTAGTTACTGATCCAGATACAATTCCATTTTTAGCAGCTAAACGATTAATTTCCTGATATATAAGTTCTACTTGAGTTTTCATAGGCGCAATAACTAAACATCTACCGTCTCTATGTGTGTAACTATAATGTAGTAAGTAGATTGCCATTGTATATGTTTTACCTAAACGACGACCAGCTCTTAATACTTTTCGTAAAGAAGGATCTCTAAGAATTATAGTTTGATAAACTCTTGTTTCAGCTCCAAGAAAATGCTTAGCCCATCTACAAGGATCTTTAGCTATATGTATTTGTCTTTGTTGTTCTGCTGAAATGCCGGCATTTAATAAATCATTATTTACCTCAAATGGTTCGTCAACCAATAATGCTAATTCTCTATTGGTAAAATTTCTACCAATGATAGGAGATCCATCAGCCCAATTTAAATGTTTTAGTTTATTCTTAAATACCCATTCAATTCTATTTATTTGTTTAGTATATTCTGGATCTTGGGCGTTAATGATCTCAAGTAAATCTTCTCTAGAAAGAGCTTCTAATTGTTTTCTAAATTCTTTAGTATTATCCATAGTGTGCTGCCATCATAGCACCTTCGCTACCTAATAATGATCTAGCGTTTAATCTACTGTTTTGAATAGCCATAACTCCTCTAGCTCTTGATGTTGCAGCTGTTTCGTTATCTTTGAATGTTCCAAACATTCCGCCTCTCATATTACCCTGCATGGATTTCATAGCATCTTTTCCTAGATTAATAGCACCTTTTATAGCATGCCCGCCAAGTTTTCCTAATTGATAAGCCATGTCTGCTGCAAATATTAAGTTAACACCAGGTATTGCCGCCAATGCCGCTTCTCCAGCTACCGCTAAACCAACTCGAGATCCACCTTTAACGGCTGCAGTCATGGCTCCTTTTGCTCCAAGTGTTTTTATTATACCCTTTTCAACAGTTTCCACTGCTAATGACTCGTAACCTGAAATAGCACTCATTCTTAATCCTGCACTTGCCGCTTTTGTGCGTAAAGCTCCACTTTTTTCAAATGCACTAGTTAATGGATTTGCAATCTTAAAAAATGAATCTGTCATTTGCATTGTTTCCATACCAAATGTTCTCATTCCTGCGGTCCCCATAGCAGTGCGCATTTCTGCTCCGCCACCAGATGTTAGTATTCCACGAGCAAATGATCTACTGTACTTACCTGCTATACCTTCAACTGTTGCGTACCTTCTCATTCCAGCAGTAACAGCTGCTGCACCTTCTTCTCCGGCTAGAGATCTGTAAGCTCCTGTTGCTCCAGTTTTACCAGCTGCTCTACCAGCTGCTAATCTTTCAGCTGGTGTAGTGCCGCCCATTCCAACTAACATTCCTGTATCAGCTCCGTAAGGCAGCATCTGACATAGCGGCTAATGGATTATTCATTCTTAAAACTCTGGCGTTAACCGTGTCTGCGCGGGCTAATGCTCGTCCTGACATTCTTCCAGTTTCCATTTTTCTAATTGCACCAAGTCTACCAATAACACCACCACTTAAATAAGACACATGTTGCGCTTCTTGCTTACCAATTGCTTTGGCGCCAAAATTCATCAATTGGTTTGACATGCCGCCAATAAACCCAGCTCCACCATGTGGTGCATAAAATCCTGCTTCATGTGGACCAAATACTGAAGCGCTGTGAAATCTACCAAAGGCACTTGTATTTGCTGTAATGTTATTTTTTCTAAAACCTTTAAACATTCCAACTTTATATGTATTGTGTGCTTTTACTGCTTCTCCACCAAATGCAAGACTTCTTTCCGCTGCGCTTGCAGCATGAGCTCCTTCTTGATATCTACCAAGTTTAAAAGTTTTTTGTATTTTGTTAGCAACTCTACCTTGCCCCGATGCAGCTTTTGCTTCGGCCATTTTAGTGCCTCTACGAGTAGTTTTACCAAGAATATTGGTACCGCCAACAAATTGTCTGCCATCACCCATTGCTTCTGGAACCATTGACCCACGACGGAATGGTCTAAATTTAGCTGCGCCACGTGTCATTACTCTTCTGTCGTCTAAAAAACCACCACGCAAAAAAGTATTTTGATATCTATAATTATTCCAACCAGCTACTAAGGGAATTTTTCCAACTGTTTCTGTAACAGCCTGGGTCATACCCATAGTTGTCCCAAGTGCTCCCGATGATTGACCAATATCTTGGCCAAGAACACCATATTGACCAGTATTCATTACAGCCATTAGCCACGTCTCCTATTATGCATTCCGAGAACTACATCTCCAGATGCGCTTAACTGATTTGCTGTTTGAGTTGAAGTATTTCTTTGGTCTGTCCATGGGATATATTCCATAGTTTTTCTATCTAATCTCCTATTACCAGAATAAGGAGAAGACATCATAAAATCTTTATTTCTATTAATATAACCTTTTCCTGCAGCGGCTGGTAATCCAATACCTCCAGCTATACCACCAATCATTGCACCCCTAATACCATGACCAAACATGCCACCTATTCCACCACCAATTGCTGCACCGGCTAGTGCGCCAACTCCACCAAGTGCCATTGTTGCTGTTCCAGATTTGCCACCTGGAATCATTGCATCTGCTACTACACCTGGGCTTAATTTTCTACCAGTAAAATACTTGTCGGCATCAGGGTCGCCAAAAGCTACGTCCATTGCCGCATCTCGAGCTGCGGGAGCTGCATGTTTAGCCATGCCGGCCATAAAAGCGCCACCAATTATAAGGCTTGCACCAGTTCTACTAGTTGCACCTTTATAAATTGATTTACCTAATCCGCTCATTAAACTCATTTTTTAACTCCTATAAAAGGTGATAAGCTGCCGTTTTAAACAAGTTTCCATGTTTATTCGGACCCATCTTTGTATGTCCAACTTTATTTCTATCTAAATTACCAACAACCCCTGCGGTTGCCATTGGATTTCGTGTAGAACTTTTTCTGCCATTCATCATTGCTTCCTGTATCCCATATGGTCTTTGACCTTGTTCAACAGGTTGTGCTTCTATAGTACTTTCATAAAGGTCATTTTCGTTTTTTTTCTTTGCCATTTTATAACCAACGCCTGCTGCGGCTGCGGCTGCTAATGTAAAATAAGCTGTTTTTTTATTTTTTCTAAGAAAATTTGCACCTTGTTCAATAAATTTAGTTGATACATTTTCAGCTTCTTTTCCAACGTTTTTGCCTACTTGCTGTTGAACTCTCGGTAAATTCTTAACATCTCCAGCCAATGAATGAAACCCTTCCATTGCCCTTAGTTCTTCTTCGTGCAACTTTAAGTGAATGGATTCTACACTTTCACCAACATATTTTGCTTCTAAAACTGAGTCATTGTAAGTTGGACCATATTGAGCTCCTATAACCGATTCATCATCTTTCATTACTCCAGTCATTCTAGAAAAGTTGCTTTGTGATTGAGTATCTATTTCTTTATTTCCAATTAAAAATTCTTCATTATTATCAAGAATTTGATTAGTGTTACCTATTGTTGTACCTGATTCTGTAAGAATATCTTTATGGGCAAAAGCTGATATTCCACCTTGCTCTATAGATTCAGCTATATGCTGTACTTGTCTATCATATTTTGCAACATAAAATTCTTCATGCAGATTATTTTCTTTAGCTAAATTTTTTAAATAATTTCTTTTTTCTTCTCTACTCTCTATTCTAGCTAATTCATATAATTTATCTTTAGCTCCAATAGAGTCATACGATGGAGCCTTTTCACCTTTTGATGGATTAAATATAGAATTTGCTAATTCCTGAATTTCAGATCTAGATTTAGGAGCAACGTATCCTTTTTCTGCTCCTTCAGCCAATCTCATTCGTTGTGATTGGAGTTCAAGTACCTGTTCTGCTAAATCTGTATATTGTGTTTTTCCTAATCCAGTTGGAGTCCAATATTTATTAATGATAGAAAAATTTGAATCTTTTACTGGAGAATCTATGAATCTATTAAATTGACTTTTTATAAATTCTTCTCCACCAAATTGAACTGCTTCACCACCAGCAGTTGGTATTTTCAACTTCATAATGTCTGCGGCGTTCATAATAATTCTTTCAGAACTAGCCGTCATGTCAGCAACTGGTGTTCTAAAATAAGAATTTTTTGATAGTTTTACGGCATCACTTCTTCCAGCTGGAATTATCGATGCTCCAAATATATCTTCTCTACCTTGAGCAACGGCGTGACTGATCCCTAACTCACTAAGTGTAGATAAAACATTTTCACTTGCTAATGCTGAATGAGCTGTTCTTACTCCAGCTTCAGTACCAGTTGCCCTTGATGATGTTTCGTATATAATTTTTCCAATATCACTAGTTGCCCTAGCTTGATTAACTGCAGCTAATCTCATTCTTGGATCTAAATCTGCAAATGGTAGACCTCTGTTAAATACAGTTTCAGAAAAAGCTGTAGTTTCTTCTACTCCACCTAATTTTGTTCCCACTAAAGGAACTCTAAATGATCCATTTTCTTGACCATAATATCCACTTGATGTGGATAGCGTATCTGCTAATTCTTCTGCTTTAGTACTAATTGAAGGTGCAGGCATTGATCCTTGTACTCTTTGAGCTTCTTTCATTCTATCTATAGAGGTAGCTTCAATTTGCAAAAGCTTTGGTGGTCTTACTGCTTCGTAATAAGGATTAACTGCAAGATTAATACCTTTAGCTTCTTCTCCTACTGGAATTACATCTTTTAATGCATCGTCTATTTCTTGACCTTTTCTAGCGTGATCTAAAACATGTTGTATTATTTCTTTAGCTCTACCTTGCTCAAGTTCTATTTTTTCACCAAATGCCCTATCTTGAAAAACAAAACTATTTTTAGATTTAGAATATCTAATTCCTGCACCGGGTTTGAAATCTGGTTTATATCCTGAAGGTAATTTAGCTCCTTCAAAAACATCAAGACCAGCAGTATTTAACCTACCAACTAACCCTTCATCTAAGGCAATTGATACTCTCTTATTTCCAGCTTCAGTATCTTTTAAGAATCCAAATACATTTTCAGATACCCTACTAATATCACTAATGTTTGTTACGGGAGTTGCAGCGCTACTTCGTGCAATTCTTCTTCTAATAGCTGATTCAAATGCTGACATTTTATTATCACTTCGAAAAAACCCTGCTGTTTTTAATTCTTCTTCTAATTGTACACGTTTATCAAACCATTCAGCTGCCGCTTCAGCACTCATTCTTCCAGGTGGTTTACCGGGCGTTGGCATTCTTTGCATTTGAAGTTTTCCAGTTTGCATATATTGACTTATATATGTGTTTAGTGCGGCATCAACATCAGCTGTGTGTGCGCCTTTTGTGCTTAATGCTTCTATGATAAATTTATTTTCTTCAGGATTATCACTAATTGTATCTTCTAAGAGTTGAATAAAATTAGTATTTAAAAATAAATTTTCTAATGATTCTGGACCTTTTGCTCCTTCAAATATTTCTGGAGCAATAGAAAATACACCTAAAGATTCATTGATTGTAGATTCACTTAGTCCTTGCTTTTTTAATATTCCTGCTAACTTTTCTCTTTGTGCAGTCATGTAAATGTTAGCACTATTTAACGTATCGGTCATAAATGCTTCTTCGTTACCAAATACTTTTACGGAATCTGCGTTTTGCCTTCTATTTAATACTTCAGTAAACATTGAGTTTGCTTCTGAATCTTTTCCATAAGCTTTAAGTCTAGTCATTGTTTGGGTAATCATGTCTAAGTCGAAAGCTTCAAGGTTGTGACCTTGTAATCGATGATAAACATATTTACCATCAGAACCTTTCTTTAAAATTGTCGCATTTAACAAATCTTTAAATTCATTCAATGCTGCTTGTCCATCATTTTCCAAAAAATCTTTTATTCCCTCTAAACGAGGATCACTCGGATCAGTTATTCCCATTTCACTCATTATTGTAGACATAGATAATGGAGATGAACCATCTTTATCTAAAGAACCAGCCATATTCATTAATCTTGAATTAAATCTTCTTGAAGCTACTGGAGTTACTCCAGAAAATTTCATAATGCCTTCTGGAGTAACTTCCACTGTTTGTTCCACAAAAGATAAATCTCTAATTTCAGCTTGGGCAGTTAGGCCAGTAGATTCACTGTCTGCTGTTAAAATTTTATAAGTTCTGCCTCTATCAAATGCCAAGTGATTAAGACCAGAATCATTTATGTCCCTAATGGAACCATCAGGATTAAATGAAAAATATTTTTTACTTCTTTCGTACAATCTAGCATCTGAAAATTCATTTGAGGATCTATTTTTGCCAACACTTATATCTTTTAATCCTCTTGCTGTATTTGAAATATTATAACTAGTTTGAGCTATCCTCATTAAAGCGGGATGTATTCCGCTCTCCTTCTTTAAGTCCAGCTGTAAGATCTACTCTATATCTCATCTGTGAGCGAAATGGATTATCCGATGGAAATAATAAACTTGGCATTCCTATCTGTTCTATTATGCTTTCTTTTCTCAAAAGCAGATCTTCCACTTCTTTAAAAATTTCTTTAGATTTATGACGAGGAAGTAAACTAAAATCTATATTTTGCCTATGGATAACATGTTGAATTAAGTTTTCAAAATTACCTTGAGATACAGCGTTTTTAAATAATTCACTTTCACGAATTGAACTTAATGCCGGATCTTGTATTCCGGAAAATAATTCCGTACGGTATTTATTTTGGATATACTGAAGAGCGCTAATATATGCTTCTGGTGATCCAACTTCCGTTGTTGTACCTTCTATAAAGCTACCGGGAATAGTGCTTCTATATAAACCAGAAGTTATTGGTGTACTTTGTACTTTTGCGGTAGTTTGATTTTCAAAAAAAATATTTGAAAATTTATCAATTATCTCTCTATATGATTGTTTATTCTTTGCCATTATTTGCATCTTCTGAAGCCTCAGAAGCTTCTATATAATCATCTACTTGATACGTACCAAGTTTTTTCCTTACAAGTTTTGCATTTTGTATTTCAATATTTTGAACTTTATGAATAATTTCAGATATAGCTTGTGCGGTATCAAGTTGAGTTTGCCCAGTCTTAGCCCTAGCTTCTCTAGTAGCCAACAACTGATTGCGTAAATCTTTTCTTCTTTTGTGTAATCTATCTTCAAGTTCTACAGCAAGGTGTAATTCTTTTTTGAGAATTGGTTCACCATCTTTATCAATTCCTATAATGTTTTCTTGAATAAAATGTTCTTTAGCAAGTAGTTTTGTTTTGCGTAAATATTGAACTTCTTGATCTACTAAATCTCTTACCATAGAGACTTCTACTAAATTATCAGGACTTACGTCTAATTGTTCCATGTATTCACCAGTAAATTGAGATACCATTGCCATCTCTATGGGACAAGCTTTTCCCTTAGGGGCAAGATTCTGTTGATACAATGGGCATGTCTCAGCAAAAATGCATCGGGATGCTTCGCATCTCATTGGTATAGATGAAAACATTGAAGTTCTTGTTTTTTGAGGTTTAACTAATTCAACAGCTTTGGCTCTTTGATCATCAGTCCATTCTTCTGGAAAAAATAAATCAGGGCGCAGCGATTCAAATTTATCCATAAATGAATTCTTATCTTCAAATCTTTCTACGTTACCTTCCATTAAAATCTATCCATTCTGATTTAACTAAACCGTCTTGAGCATAAGAATTAATTACACAGCTTTTACATCCGGGGACAATAATATTCCTGAATATGGATTACTTCCTGTTGTTGTACTACTTCTTCATAAACAAAATTTAGATCGTGATTACATCTGTCGCATTTCATTGTTTATATTTCCGATAATGCTTTCATTAAACTTTTTTGCAGTTTTTCAGCAATCTCTACACTTTGTGCTGCATTAATAAATGTACTTATTTCGCTCATTTGATCAGGAGTTAATGTTGAACTAATAATAAATCTTGCGCCTTTACAAACGTCACAGTATACATCTTTATTATCTTGTTTAGACATTATGCAAGAACATTGTTCAATGATTCCAAAAAATTCTAAAGCTTGAGCTAAATCAAACCATTTATTCTTAAATAGTTTTTTTGTTTGTTCTTTATAAGCTCTTAGTTTATATGGATCATCTGAAAGTAACGTCCCCATATCTAAAGCTTGTTTCATTAAATCATTTATTGTTTTATATAAAAAATTTGGCAGTTCAAAATCACCATTTACATTTATAAAACTTTTCCAATCACTCATCACATCTCCTAAAGTTAAACCAAAACATTAATTATATCACATTATTTTACATATTCATCATTCCGGTAGGACCAGCCATACCACCAGTTGACCTTGGGTTAAGACCATTGGAACCAGAAGATCTACCCCTTATTTTATTTGCAGCATACATTGCGCCCATGCCAACACTTGCACCCAGTGCAAATTTACCTCTTCTAGTTGCCGGCATTTTAGCTAATCCTGATATGTTGGGCATGCGCATTTTATAATCCTTTTTACATTAAAACAATAATTTTACATTATTGGTCTATTTTGACTTCCTTTATGATGACGATAAGCTCCATATCCTAATGCTGCTCCTGCGCCCATTGCCATACCAGGGTGTCTAGCCATGGCACCTATACTTTTACCTACTAAGCCACCACCGCGCCCGGCAGCGTAACTTTCCATGCCTGTTCGAACTAATCCACCAGTACTTCTAGCTTTACCTGCAACGCTTTTAGTTGCGCCTAGTGATCTTCCAATAATCCCCATAAATTACTCCTAATACATTGGGTAGTTTTTACTACCCTTCTTACGCATGTGTCTAATGCCCATTGCTCCAGCAACACCGGCAGCCGCTGCTCCAGTTCTTCTTGGATAATTAGCCATTATTTGCATTGCTGTTCCAGCTCTTTGTCTTATGGTTCCGCTTTTAGTAACACCAGACATTGCCCCAATTATTGGCCCTTCTCCTCCATGAATTCTACGTGCTGCCTTACCTAAGCCGCCAGATATACTTTTAGCTATTGAACCTTCCCTAGCAAAAGCTTTTGCGCCACTAGATATTCCCGATGTTATTCCCATATATTAACCTTTAGTACATTGGGTAGTTTTGACTACCCCTCTTACGCATGTGATTTATACCCATTGCTCCAGCTGCACCGGTGACAGCACCGCCTGTAGCTCTTGGATGTCTTGCCATCATTCTTCCAGCTTTACCAGCTGCATTCATAATGCTCTTTGGTCCACCCATTGATCTACCACGTGCAGCTCCGTCTAGTTACGCCTTTAGCTACCCTTCCACCAATACCTTCCATGGCTCCTGCACCCATTGAACGAGCAGATTTAAAATAAGCACCAAAATTTCCTGCTGGCATGAAAATCTCCTTAAAATCTTTATATGATTATATAGTAATTAGATTAACTGGCGTTTGCTGCTTTTGAAGGTTTCTTTAAAGTGAATACAAAATCATCTTTATAGGATATCTCAAATATAGTTCCACGTGGAGGAACTGATTTTATCAAAATGTCAGCTAATTGGTCTTCCATTTTCTCTCTACGAATTTGAGCTAGACCTCTTGCTCCCTTTACGGTATCAACACCCTTATCTAACAAAGCAGATATTACGGAATCTGTATAGTTAATACTATAACCTTTTTTAGAAAGTTTATCCATAATGATTGACATTTCTAACTCTGCAATTTTTTCTAAATCAGATCTTTCTAAGTGATTAAAGACAACTGTTTTATCTAGTCTATTAATAAACTCTGGTCTAAAGTGTTTACGAATAGCATCAAGCGTGTTCTTTTCTACCATTTCTTTTGCCGGCATTTGTGTAGTTCCAGATTTAGAATTTGTACTTTTATTGAAACCAGTTCCACCGGAAAGTAAATAGTCAACAGTTTTGTCGTTACCTAAGTTGGTAGTCATAATAATAACCGTATTAAGAAAGCTAACTTCTTCACCTTTACCATCTGTTAGAACACCATCTTCAAAAACTCTTAAAAAAGTGTTCCACATATCAGCATGTGCTTTTTCTACTTCATCTAATAGGACTACTGTATGTGGGTACTTCTTAACAAGATTAACTAGTTGTCCACCTTCATCATGGCCAACGTAGCCAGGAGGAGATCCTATTAATTTTTGATTCTCATGCTTATGTTGAAACTCTCCACAATCTATTCTTACCATTGGATAGTCTTCACTGAATAGATATTTATGCAACGTGTTTGCTAAGTGAGTTTTGCCAACTCCAGATGATCCAGCAAAAAGGAAAATGCCCAAAGGTCTATTCTTATCATTCAATCCTACTTGAGAACGCTTTAAAGCTGAGACAACGGAGCTAACAGCTTCTGTTTGTCCTATAACATTGCTATCTAGATATTGTTGCAAGCCAAGAAACTTTTGTCTACTTATCTTTTTAATCTTACCTTTATTACTAGGATCTAATCGCTTACCTTGTTTACCTTGAATTCTTCTAGCAATTTCTGATTCAATTGCTGAAAAATCAGTAGTATCTTTATCTATTAAATTTTTAGCATAAGCAAGCTCTATCCAAAGATCTATATCTAATCCGTGGATTTAGCATAACACAACCGTTGTACATTGCGTCAACGCAACGTTCTGCTGCTTCACGAGACATTAATCGTAAAGAGTCTGTAATATCTGATTTTACGTTATAGACAACATGTTCTAATACTGCTAATTTAAAATCTTTAGGAGACTTAGTATCAAGGTCGTCAATGAGTGAATCAATATTTTCAGGATCAAGAACCTTATATTTTATATAAGTTGCTAATTCAGGAACATAGATTTGGTATATTTTCATCACCACCCCCTTTGCACTATTGATACGAAGATGGCTATATAGTAACCTACTAACGACCATAGTGGTAGGTAATCTGTGTATTGAGTAATTAGAAAATAATGTTCTCTAGTTGCTGTTCTCCCCTTAAGAACATTATACACACACCTGTCAAAAAAAATCAAGAAATTTTTCTACTTTCTTTTTATTTTTTCCAGTGAAGGACAGTTTTCAGAACAAGGACCTGCATATGACCATAGTTGGACTAGATCAACAGCTGTGTTAATTTTGTTCTTCAACAACAAAACAGCCCTTCTGTAATCGTTGTCTAAATCAATATTTCTACTCATGATGCCTCACTTAATTTTTTGTTTTGTGTATACTGTACTCTCCAATTATATCAGCAAAGGGATATATGCACGCAAAACTCACCAATCAATTATTGCTAGTTAAATTATCAACTACTTTAGAAAAAGTTAAGCAAGCTCAACTTGGATTGGATAATGAATCTAGAATTGAGTATAGACAATTGGAATCAGCTTTGAAAGATAAAATTAGAGAAGTTAAAAAAATAATGCATGTAACTACAAGAGAAAATATGGTATAATATCAAACATGGACGAATCTAAAACGATAGATTTAGCTATTGCTAAATTAGATAAGCAGTTCGGAATTGGAACTGTAATGAAGTTAGGAAATTCTATAGCCCAACAGTGGCCATCAATCTCCACAGGCGCACCAACTCTTGATAAGATTTTAGGTATTGGCGGCCTTCCTAAAGGAAGAATTGTAGAAATATTTGGTCCAGAATCTTCTGGTAAGTCTACAATATCTTTATCATTAGTTGCTCAAGCCCAAAAAATGGGAGTACGTTGTGCATATATTGATGCAGAACATGCACTAGATCCTAGCTATATGATGGATTTGGGTATTAACTTAGATGATTTGCTATTAGCTCAACCCCATTATGGTGAAGAAGCATTAGAAATTGTTGATACTTTAGTAAGAACTGGTGAAGTTGGCTTAATTATTGTTGACTCTGTGGCATCACTTGTGCCAAAAGCAGAACTTGATGGTGAGATGGAAGCTAATCAGATGGGTTTACAAGCTCGTATGATGGCTAAAGCCCTTCGTAAGATCACTGCATTGGCAAATGACAACGGTACTTTGATTGTATTTATTAATCAAATACGTATGAAGATCGGAATTATGTTTGGTAATCCGGAAACCACACCAGGTGGACGCGCTTTACCTTATGCTGCATCAGTAAGAATTGATTTACGCAAGAGAGAAGACATCAAAAATAAAGAAGGTGACTCTGTTGGTATAAGAGTTAAAGCCAAAGTTATTAAAAATAAAATGGCAGCTCCGTTAAAGGTAGCAGAATTCGATATTTATTATGGAAAAGGTGTTGATCAATACGGATCAGTTCTAGATTTAGGTTTTGATAATGGAGTTTTTAATCAAAAAGGTGCATGGATCTTTCTCGATGGTGAAAATTTTGCCCAAGGTAGAGAAAATGCTATCAATAAGATTAAAGATGACCCAAAGTTATTTGAACAAATTAAATTAAAGGTAGAAAATGCCGGCAAGACTCCCCAAGATTGAACCTTGTATAGAATGTCCATATCCAACTAACTATACAGTGAATACATTGTCTGTAAATGGCGCAAAAGAAAAGTTTGCAGTCCATTGTAGAGAATGTGGAGATAGCTGGATAGAGGAAGTTAATATAAACAATGAGTATTAGTTCAACAGAATTGTTCCATTATTATAACGGTAACGATTGGCGTTTGTTTGACCCTAATAATTTCAATACTGTAACCCTTTTAGAGTCTAAAGTAAATGATTATGAAGATTACAACGGACATCGCCTTAATCAATTAAATCATTATGGCCATATTCATGCTGATAAACTCAGTAAATAACCTTGACCCGTTCGCCGCAAAAATTATTTTTTATTTTTTAACAAAATAGCTTAAAGTATAGGTGGTTTTCTAAAACCCATTGGTCCAGCCATCATTGCTGCTGCTCCACCACCCATCATTCCCACTCCCATTGTGCCACCAAGGCCTCTTGGATTACCAGAAGCTTTAGCGTGTCTATAAGTTGCTATACCAGCGGCTATACCAAGCGCTCCAACCGCAGCTGCTTTTCCACCATAAGACTTAGGAATTAATCCACGTGCTCCTGAAGATATGCGCGATGTAGCTGAAGTACCAGCTTTATAAGCTGATCCTGCTCTTGGGCCAGATATAAACACAGTTGCTCCTAGTATTTCAGTTAAATGATATACTTATAGTAATAATAAGTTACTATAATTGTTAGTTAAAGGATTTGGAGAGTCTTATGAACTTTTGGGAAATGATTCAGAAAATCCTAAAAGGTGACGAACCGGAACCTGGTGCTATGGATAGTCTTGTAGAATACGATCCAGAACTCCTAGACGTATATAATTACGTTATAACAGCTCATGCTGCTGATGATGATAGTAAATTAACTATTAGTTTCTTTAAACCAGAACAATGGGAGATGGTTCTCTCTACAGCCGAGATGACTGGCTCGACTGCAGAAGAGATTGTCCGTGGTTTAGGAGTTGATGACGTACATCAGATGATTATAGCTTCTGATGACTGGAACCCTGATGAAGGATTAGAATACTTCTTCTAAGCTTCACTAAAGTGTGTCTGTTGAATCATTCTATATTGACTAGGTGAATGTTGCAGACATAATTGATTGTATACCTCATAGGTTAATACGCCGGCTGTTTCTTGAGCAAAGCGCTTAGACATAGTTGGTGAGAAGATCCTAGTAGGGATGTATTGATTAGTGTGGGCTAAGTCTTCATCTTTAAAGGTCTTATCATCACTATAGAAATTATATATCTTAGTGTGCTTCTTGATGCCATTGATAATAGACTTGCCAGTGCTAATTGAATCAAAGTTGAAATCAATTAAAACCGCCGCATCAAAGATGATTCCAAAGTCCGTATATAGATCAAACAGATATAAAGAATCTTGTCCATAACTTACAAACACTCTAGAGGTATAATTAACTTCCCAGTGTAGGGATAATTGATTATAGTATTCTTTTTTCTTTAAGCGTAGTTCTTCAGGGGTAAGAGATGATCTATCATGGTGATCCATCAGTATGATAAAATGCTCATCTTTAAACTCCTCAGCAAAGTTGTTACGTATTGGAGTTAAGAATAGCTTTTCTGATCCTATTAATAACTTAGAGTTGGGTATTGTTAGTGGCTTGTATTCTGTTTCTTCATTACTTTTCATAATTAATCCTTTTCTATGTTTGGCATTGTTAGGTTGTAAAGAAATACTCTTAGTAAGCTTCATAGGCATAGTTGTCTGAATCAAACTCTATAGCGTCGTAGTCTGCATCCTTAGCTCCGTAAGAGCTGAAAGCTGATAGATAGATGTCTTGGAGATCTAGCGTGTTGTAGGACTCCTGTGTGTCTATTGTTTTTGCGGGGGTTAACTTTGTCTTTGTCATGTTATTACTCCTTATGTGTATGTGACAAACAGAAACCTATCAGAGTGTTTCTACGTATTGCAACCTGTAGGGGAATATTTCTTGGATTTCTTTTGTAACCTCTATAAAGGTGTATATTCTTATACATGTTTTTTTAGGGGGAAAAATTTTTAGACTTGAAGGGTGAGTCAAGATATATAAGGGTATATAAAACTCATTAACTTAAAATATAGGGAAAAAATATAAGGGGGTAATAGTTTATTATACCCCTGGGTAGTTATCTTTAACTAGCCCACCGGGGTATACCTATATATAAATTATACGTGCCATATTCCCTACACGAACTGGAGGTTCGCACATGGCAACAACACCAAAGCCCTCTTATGAGGAGCGTAAGCAAGCGATTGCAGACAAGATGTTCAAGGTCGGTCGGAAGCACCGAGCCGCTGAGAACATCGCTGCAACTGCTGTTAAGCAAACTGTCGGACTCGGCGTTACTGGTGTAACCAGTTACGTCCGTGGACAGATTGCCTCTGCTGAGTAACTAACCGTTACTCTCACACATAGCTTGGGTCCCCTTCGGGGGACCTAAGCGAACTACCATTATACATATATATTACTATATATCTTTGTATATACTCTTATAAATTTATCTTGCCATATTCCCTACACAACCTTAAGGAGGTTACATCATGGCACTCACACTCAAGCACGTTGATGACATCATCAACATTGCTGCACGCGAAGGACGTGTCTACCATTACAATGGTGGACAGATCTACATTCGCCTCAGCATGCAAGGCACTGCTGTCATGGTCATTGACCATACACGTGGTGACGACGTGGAAGTATCCGTCTTTGACGGGTTTACTTACCTTGTTGAGTACGCTGGTAACAACGTGCATTACAGCAATCGTTTGCTTGCTGAGCCATCACACTTGGCTCTGTTGTACGTTTAAGTCTGTGGTAACCACCTAGCCCCCTGGGTGGTTACCCTGACTATTATTATATGTATATAAATTATACTTGCCATCCCTACCATGAAAGGAGACTACCATGTCTTACTGGCAGGCTTACAAGAAGGTCTTATCGACCAACTTGAAAGTTACCGGTGTGCTTGCGTTGATTGTGGCCGCTGCTATTGCAGTGGACTACACTCGCAAGACCCGCTAGTTCAGTGCCCCCCTCTCCCCGGGGGGGTACTGCTAGTTACATTATATAAATTTATCTTGCCATATTTTATTTACGACTGGAGGTCGTCATGTGTGTTTATTTGGAAGAAGTTGGAGATTGGGTTTCTTGTGAACCTCAGTTCCATTATGTCAATGGTGATATGCAGGATTATTATGAAACTACTGGTTTCATTCCTGATGAAGAAGATGAGATTGAGCCCTTTTAGGGTTCAGTCTTATCTACCATTATATCTTTATAAATTATACTTGCTCCATTCCTACACAACTCAAGGAGGGTTGACATGAAGCATCAAGTATTGCACGACCGTGCGTACAACGCAGGCACTACTACACGTTTGGCTATCAAGCGTGTGGGACTGAAGTCTACTGTCATCGCAAAGCGTGTGGCATTAAAGACTGCAGATGCCGGCTTGGCTGGAATCACAGTTGTAACTTCGTTTACATCTGCGGTTACGCCAAGGCGCAAGCGTTAATTGAGACTAGTCTCTCATCACATCTACCCACTTCGGTGGGTAGCTCTGTGATTATTATATATATCTTATAAATTTATTTATGGACTGTATTACCGTACAGTTTCTCGATGGTGTCGCGCATCCAATCACTATCTACTGCTCACCTTGTGTGGGTAGTAGATTAATTACATTTATATCTTATAAATTATATTTGACAGACAATTCCGTTTGTCTTTGAGTCTCGTGAAAGGAGACTGTTATGTTTGATGAAGATGATTACTCTACTGTTTTGGAAAAGGTCAAAGAACTTGCTTCTTTGGGTATTGGGTCTTCTGACCTCAATCTTTCCTATGAACAGATGCTTCAGCAATCAGCTATTCAGGATTTGATTATCAGCAAGTCTACCTCTTTGGGTCTTCACATTCGTGATGCTTGTTTGATTGCAAATTTTGCTACGCATCTTTGTGCTCAAGTTTGGTTAATGCCTGCTCCCTTTGGGGAGTAGGTGTTACCTATTTTATATTATATAAATTATATTTGACCTTATTCACACTACAACTCCTGGAAGGAGGTGAACATGACCGAGCAAGAGCTCAACGAATGGTACATTCGTATGGCCGAAGCTCATACAGAAGCTGCCCCTGACGAAGCTATCGACGGTTGCGGTTGCAATCGTTGCTTCGAGGCGCAGAAGATGTATGACGGCATCAGCTGACTTAGTCTCGGGGGAGTAACGCACCCTGGCAACAGAACAAGCGTCAACTTTACTGCTCACCTTTGGGTGAGTAGTTTAGTTAGCTTTATATATTATATAAATTTATATTGACAGACAATCCTGTTTGCTCTTAAGTCTCGTGAAAGGAGACAATCATGTCAACTTCTATTGTTGCATTATTAAAGAAACAGCGTGTTCTTATTGAAGGCATTTCTGAGTGTAAGTACAAGATTGATGCACTTGATGCAGCTATCTTTGATCTTCGCACTAAGAAGTCTCTTCAGGAAGACGAGCGTAAAGCACTTTCTTTGTCTCTTCAGGAGACTGACTTTGCTTTGCTTGCTTTAATTTGTCCTACTGAAATGGACCGTGCACGTTTTGCCGGTTCACTTCACATGTACTGTTTGAAGCTAAAGAAAGAGTCTGCCTCTTAGGAGGTAGGCTTTTTCATTATTATATATTTATAAATTTATATTGACTTATTTCCTATCACGACTGGAGGTCGTATGAGACTCAATGACACAGCAAGCTTTTGTTGCAAGTGTCATGCACAACTTCGTGCAATGGAAGGCCGCATCCTTTGGGATGAAGGGTTCTTCCGCACGTTCTGCAAACCCCATGCAGAAGAGTTGTTGCATGCGCGCAAGCAACGCAAGCGTAACAAGAAGAACGCAGGCATTACGCCTATGTTCTAGTTAAGTAGCCACCTTCGGGTGGTTATTTAACACTGATTATATTGATATATTTTATATATATAAATTATTTTGCGAAGGTTTTGTGGACACCTCCAAGTTCCACAGAAAAGAGCAATCCCTATGAGCAAGTTCCAGGTAAACTGGATTTCTCCAGAGCCAAGTAAGTTAGGTACGCACCAGATGTTGCTGAACCCATTAGGTTCGGTGACTGTGGACCGCGATACCTCAGTCAAGCCTGTATGGCAGGTTTGGCTTCCAGCTGCGGCACTCGCTGAGTACATTGAACGTTTCGAACAGGCTAAGGCCGCTTCGATGAAGTTCGTTGTTGAAGCTGAAGTCGCAAACATTGCTGTAAAGCCTGTGTTTACCCGTAAGGACGGGTCCAAGCAACAGGATCTTGTGATTAAGTTCACAGGCAAGGTGTCCAAGCTGGTGGAGGCTGACAGCTCCGTTGAGTGGTAGGACACACTCAAGTCACCTAGACCACGCCCCCTTCGGGGGGCTGGTCGAAGTAACATTATATTTATATATATTATATAAATTCATCTTGTCATATTCCCTATGCGAACTGGAGGTTCGTTCATGGCAACATTTAATTTCCCGTTGTTCAATGGTGTAACTCATTACCCTGTTGACGACATCTACGAAGCAGATTGTTATTTCATCTGCGAGTTTGAGAAGCCACTGGATCATCCCGATGGATTCTCTCATGCTCATCGATTTACTCTACCTACTGTAGAGTCTACTTACCCCAACTGTGTTGGATGCCTTCAGGCTGCAGTAGGTGAACTTTCAGAAGAGTTACAATTGTGGGCTCCGCCTAAGAGCATTTGATCTAGTTGTTTGTGCCACTCTTTATTGAGTGGTACTTACAATTAACATTATATATATTTAATTATATTATATTTATTTAGTTTTATATATATTCTAAATTAAATCTTGGCGACTCTAGCCAAATCATCCAAACTATGCCCTCAGGAGGCAATCATGTCAAGAATCCGTATTCAAGCAATCACAGACCAACACGCAATGGACGAGAGTGGCAACATTCTTCGTACTAAGGCATTGGTCTGGCCAACTCAAATTGACGAGTCTGTTATTGTTCCACCTTTTGTCGAAAAGGCAAATGGAGCATATGCCATCTGGATCGAAGCGCAAGCTAAAGCCGATGGAACAGGTGAAGTCATCAACCCAGCACAAATCATCAAGCAACGCTTGGCAAATGCAAATGCATCAGGTAAGCAACTTATGCTTATTTGTGAAATTGCTGGGGTCAATCAGAGCCAGCCAGTAAATGGCGACGCTAGCAAAGGCAATGGTGCAAAGGTCTACCAGACCATCACCTTCAACATCAACCGTAACGCAAAGCGTCAATTGGTTGAAGTAGAGCCAGCAGGCTGGGTTCTGTAATCAAGTCTCAGTAGGGATGAGCGCAATAGGTAGTAGAGATTAGTTTCTCTGCTATCTATTTGCTCTCTATATCTATGTAATCTCAAGATGTCTTGATCGGTTGGGCGCCGGCCAAGCAAAACATAATAGCAGATCCATATCAGGACTAGTAACTAAGTTACAGATAGTCATTGTGCATAGGCACTGCTTACCTTGCGTTTTTATCCGTTTCGCACAGAAAAACGGACTCTTCTCTATACAAGTATATACACATATACTTTATAAAATAATAATTATTTGTTAGACAAACGACTATATCAGGCTCTTGCAGGGGGGTACCCATACACCGAAGCTTATTTCAGGTTATGGTATCCCCTCGTTAGGTCTATTCAGTAATCTATTAATGCCAAATATATATCCGACTAATCAAAGGACTAATTATGTTTACAGAACCAATCAATCTAGAGCAAATAGTCCACAACTTGGACTGGTTAGCTCACGAGATAGGCGTACTCAATCTTGAGCACGGACTATATGAAGAAACTGACCTTAGAAGGTTTCAATCTCAACTACTTAGACTAGCTACTAAGCTAGATAAAATACACAATCATATACCTCTATCTACAAAGGAGTGACTATGTCACAACGTACTTCAATCATCTATACAGCAGATGGCACTATGCACGATATCTATGAGATGAATCTTCCTCAAGCAATTGAGGAGTTCGCTCTTAGGACTCTTGCACTCACCGAGGCTGCACTGTCTGCCAATACATTGGCTATTAGTCAAGCAGACAAGATCATTAAGCTAGAAGATCGCATAGACGCTTTAGAGCAGGCTATGGACAAGGTCTTCGATTACCTTAATGACGACTCTATTGACAAGCTTATCCTAGATAGGCTTAGCAAATGATGACCTCTATCTATGAAGCTACATTCCTTGTAGATTTAGATAATGATCTCATTATTAATTGGGGCGGGCATCACCAGATGTCTAGCCTATTGATTCAGTCACATGGTGGTCTCACCCTCTGTGACTTTAATCAACTATCTACCAATATGTTACAATCAATCGAATTCTACACAGGAGGAAAAGCACTATGATCAAAGATCATGTTAAAGCATACACTGGTTTAGCATCAGCCTGTCTATTATGGACAGCAGCTACACTTGTAAAACCTGTATACATATCTTCTAGATTTGTATTGCGGGCCATTGGTAAAGCCAATGACAAAGTTCAGGCTAAAGCAGACTCTGGATATGATCCCCGTCACGGAGATCTATCCTGGACTTATGACCCTGAGTATATTCAGTGGTTAGAGTCCAAATGAGTAACTACGAATTCTGGGATGAGACTGGCACAGAACTTATGACTCTGTGTCAGTTTCATACCAAACAATATATATATGATTTAACGGGCGACTCTCAGTTCGACCCACAATCTAACAAAGACTTAGACTCTATATCTGGCACACAGACAGTCAAGTCTTGTACATATTGTCAAGAGCTCTTTAAATATAAAGACTCATCTAACACAAAATCTGTGTAAATAATCATTGGACACATATAAAAGCCAATGTACTGGTATACCCTACAGCCAATGGACTATGTCCATCGGATCCAATGGATGTCGAAATGTAGGATAGGTAGTCATCACCTAAATATACTAACGGTCGTCCTACCGTAGTGAAGCTGACAATGGATAGACGAGCTATAGCGTCTCTAAACATTTAGGATAGCCTAGGCCACTGGTACAAGGGCGACATTATCGTACTCTCTGGTATATGGAGGAATAGCGTTGTATCAATATACCACTTACACATCAATCTACTCAGGAGATTAAACTATGGAAATTATTCTAGCATTATTAATAATGATATTTATGTCTGTTGCGTTTTCATTTTATGTAGCTCATAAAGCATTAAAGCGTAATGTTAATAACATTATCTTTATAGCAGAAAACTCATCAGCAGACTTTGTAAAACAATGGCGTAAACAACAGTACCCATATGATTGGGATACTGAAGAACGTTTCGAATCTATTGTAAAGGATTTCAATAAATGAGCAATACTTCTTATAAACTTATACCTAAAGATCTATCTGCAACTAAACTATGGTGTTGTCAAGGTTGTGGCCAGCAACGACTTATTGAGTCGTGTGGCAACGGCCTACACAATGGTTTAGTATTATCTGGCTTTGGCGGATACTACGGTGGCTTTAACGATTCTATGTTTGATGTAGATACTACACAACAATGGGATGAAGTTAATTCAGCCAACCTTTGTCACCACTGTGTAGTAAAACTATTGGAGGCTTTACCTACATTAGCTTACTCACTGGGCTTAACTAGTGGCGCTCATCCATCTGACCATAACAATACACCGTGTTGTCAATGGGCGTGGTCACTAGATGATAATAAAGTAACTCATTACGCTAAACTCAATGTATTCGGTAACTTGGTCTGGGAACCTAGGGAAACCTAGGAACTCAGTCCTAGTTCCACCACTATATAAACCTAAAAATCAAAAAATCGCGGACCGCAAATTGGCCTATTAAGGTCGAAGGGAGTTTGTTTGTATGTTTATCCTATACATATTCCCAACATTACTTGTAGTGTCTTGGGTAATAAGACTCTTAGCCTATGGACTAAGTAACTTAAACCCCAAGCCCTTCTTGAAGGGAACTATTGTAGAGCGCAAGCTCGGAAAGTATCTATAATGTTAACACCTTGTTTAATATGTGAAAAAGCTGTGATCTATTACGCGCCTTTAACAAAGACGCTTAATTCAGCTTCATCTATAACTATAGATTCTAAATACGGCTCGAACTTTGAGAGCCATCAATATACAGGTATCATCTGTGATGACTGCCTGGATCACTTAATTCAATCAAATAAAGTCCTATCTAACCCTTGAAAGGGGTAAATCAATATGTTATTTAAAAACAAATATCAACAAACAGCAAATCCAATTATCGGTATGATTATTTTCTGTCTTGACTTAGTTGTCCTTATTGGTATTCCAGTTTATACCTTTACTCAATATGGAATCGGTTCAGCCATTGTTATGGTTCCCGTTTCATTATTCATAATTAGCCCTATTGTCACATTTTTAAGTGCATCAATAGGTGCTATTCTTATGATTGTTTTAGGTATCTTTACTAAAAGACACAGTATCTAAGGAAACCTATGTCTAAACTAGACCATCCAGCGTATGGGGCTCATTCACTTGAGCCTCATACAAAGACAAACATTACCTATCATGCTGCTTGCCAGCTATTACAAAACTCTCATCTAACCATCTTGAAGGATTTAGCCTTTGGCGATTCCGAATATCAATGGTACGATGACGATAATAAACATATAGCCGAAGGCTATTTAGGGAGTAACTTAATCGATATATACTTTATGGACTATATCGTAGATGCTTATTGTTCATTAAACGAAAAGCTTTATATGTTCACCCTATCTAAAACTAAATCCACTCACCGTAACGATTCTCAAGGAGAATAACTATGCAAATAGAAAAGTTCAATGAGCAATATTCAGACTCTAAAGTCTATGGCTTTATGGTCTATAACCGCAGTGGCAATTCACTACCTAAGGGTATGATTAGCTCTTATAAGGTTATGGCATATAGCCCTACACAAATCCATATTCAATGGAGTGTTCAAAGCGGAAGTCAGGGAGCTGATTCGTCAGATCACTATAACTTCAGCATGCCTGTAGATACATTCGAGCGTGGCAAAGTTATGGTCGATATGTACTCAACAATGGTTCATAATTACATTTACGAACAGGACAATGTTCTATGAACAAAACCATAAAAGTATCTATGATTGTAACAACCGTAGCATTCGTAGCCCTTGGCTTGTACAGGGGCACGAAAGCTTGGTTATCATACAAAAAATAAGATATAAACAACATAAGCCCATTATAAGTTAATATCCACCCTATAATATCTTCCTGAAAGGAAGTACATTATGTATCCAATCGTATTAGCAGTATTGCTAAGCGTAGCAATTGCCTCAGTATATGAGCATATTACATCTGAGTTTGTCCGTTTCGGCAAGCTCAAGTTCATCAGCAACCCACCTCTGATTATCGGAATTCTTTCCGTTGCAGTGGCTTGGTATGGTGATGTATCTATCCTTGGAGCGTACGGTTTTACCGGCGCTCAGTGGATTGATGTTCTTGGCTCAGGTATGGTAATTGCTACTGCAGCACCTGTCCTTGAAGGTTTCTTGGACAGACTGCCTAAGTAATTCATTTAATAAAATAATATACATCTGGCATATGTGTATATTCTAAATATATCTAGATATGCCATTTAAACTAATCACTTCAATCTCTTGAAAGGGGATTATCATGAGTAAGACGAAATATCGTCTCAAGAATGTGGCTGAAACAGCCACTTATTACACGGGCAAACTTGCTATTGCTCCAGTCGTAGCTGTAGTTGATACTACAGTAGCTGCTGGTCAAGCAACTGTTGCCCTCACTAAGGGACTTGGACAAGCTGCATTGCATATTGTCAAAGCCCCATTCTCTGGTATGGCACGTGGCAATGAGTTCTACACAGAACGCTTTGCTATTCGTCATCAGATGACAGTAGAACGTAACCGTAAGCTTGCTTCTGGTGAGTACACTGAAATCGTAGTTCCAGTTAGCGAAGAAGCAGAAATCGTATGATCCGTAAAGTTCGAGAGTTTTTCGGACTTTCATATGTAGCTGTTACCAGTTACATTAAGGGTTATCGAGCAAAATAATCGTATAGCCAGGGGTTAATAGCCCCTGGTTATATACAAAAGAGATGAGATCAACCATCTCTATTAAACATCATAATATAATAAGTCCATATACTTATACCTACCACTATAAACAGGAGTAATCATGTCACAACTTGACAATGTATTCGATCTCTTTGCCGCTGGCGAAGACTTTAGTATTCTAGCCACTGATCCCGGCAGTCTCAATAGCGCAGGCCGTACAACCACTTTGGTTAAAGGTCGGCGCGTCCCATTCAACGCAAGCATTGCAGGCGTTGAGTTCCCAGGCTATGTGACTCTTGAGTCCGCACGCCTACACCGTGTATCGGTTATCGATCACGAATCACGCAAGCAGGGTACAACTTCCAAGCTCGTTACTGGCATCTTTAAGCCAGTTAAGATGAACGTGGAAATCGTTGTTGATGGCGAAGTCCTTACCCTTCCAAACTTGCTCCGCAAGATTGCTATGCGTAATGTAGCTACAGACAAGCAAGTTTCTGAGGAGCAGTTTATTGCTACTCTTGAACAGCTTGGTATGCGCTTTGCTTCTGGTATGAACTTGTTCTGGCAACAATTTGGTGCCAACCAGGAAAGCATTGCTCAGCTTGTAGATACATTTAAAGCAGCTGGTGCTGTAGATGCTATGGGTTCTATGACGAATCCAGGTCGCATCAAGCAGTGTTACCAGATGCCTCGTGTAAACGATGCTGATATCGATGGCCCAGAAGTTGTAAGCTTCGAGCTTGGTCGTTCAGACCGTGCTCAATCAATGACAGGTCAAGGATATCTTGACTTGGTTGATGCTTCAACGGAAAACTTTAAGCGTATCTATATACTGCGTAAGCAGGCTGCAATTATGAAACAGCAGATTCGTGAGAAGTCTGTATCCGAAAACTGGAGCCAAGAGCGTACAGCACAAGCAAATAAGGAAGCCAATGAGTTGGTTCGCCTTAGCCAGCAGTGGGCGACCGTTTGGTCAGGTGCTCAACAGCGTACACTGGTAGATCCTAAAGATCCATCAGTCAAGACCCCGCAAGATATCTATGATCCTACATCCGCACCATGCGGTAGGTTCAAGCTTATCGTTAAGGGTGATGAAGTCGCTATTGACCTTTGGACAAATAGTGCTCGTGCTAATACTTCAGATAACTCGGTTAAGGTTAACGCACCAGCGTCAGCCGATTCCGCAGTTGATGAATCAATCCTTAGCTGGAACTAGTAATTAGTTCTAGCTAACAAGGCTTGGGTTGGGGGTGTCTGTTCCTGAGACAGATGCCTCTAACCCACCTAAGCCTTATACTTATATATATAAATATTTTTTTATTCATACAAAGACTAGCAATGATTGGGGTAACACATGTTCATTCAAATGATGATTATGCTGGCAGTGGCTTCAACTCTAGTAGAGTTAATGTTCGCTGCTAGATTTAAATTCTGGCGTCTAAATGCGCATAAATATAAATGGGTTAACATGACCATTTCTATTTTATTGTCATTTATTCTAGGTGAAGCGTTCGGTGCTGTTGGCCTAATTGCATTAGGTGCAGCAGTACTTTCAACTATAATGTCAGTTCCAGGTTATGCATTCTTACACTGGAACCATGACTCAGCAGTTGCTATTACACAAGGTGGAAATCGCACCATTTATTACTGGAAAAATTTCCATACCCATTGGGCTAAATGGCGCGTAGCTTTAGCTGATTTTGGTCAGTTAATTTATTCCTTTATAAGAATAATCACATTCCCTATTTGGGCAATGCGATATCTATTTATTAAAGCAAGACCATATATAGTTAAATATAACGCATATACAGCTCGTAGGCGTGCCAAATTATCACATTCATAATTTAAACTAATCGGAAACTCAGGAGGGTTAAATGACAAATTTCGCACCAAAGATGAGGGCTATTGGTTACGCCAATGGCCCTCTTCGAAGTGTTAATGAATATCAATATGGATTCTATGAGATTGGTGCTATGCGCCAAGCTTTAGAATTCTCTGGTGAAGACTTCTTTCGTGTTGGAGCAATCCCATTGCCCACTAACGAATACGAGTTTACACAAGTACAAGAAATCATCAATCACCCAAGCATTCAATATGCTTTGGTAGATAAGAATAAGATTGTTATCACTCAAATTGGCGACAATACAGAGTGGTTATCAGTCTTTACAGATATGGGCTTTAAGGTAAAAGGTGGAGGCAAAACCGCTAAACGGTTGAAAGCTTTCCACCGACCTACTTTAATCAATGCCCATTTCGATCTTGGTGATTTGTTTGTTCAGTATGCCGATGCATCTGACTTTAGTCGCTATGAATTTCTCAGTGATTTCACTGAGGAAGAAGTAGACCGTCTATTAGATGGTGGTTTCATTGTTCACCCTCGGGTTATTCAAGCCGGGGTAGACAATCTACCATCGTTCGAAGCAAGTTCTACTAATGATCCTAATGAGTATTATTATAATCCTCATATGCGTCAATTAGCTATTAATGAACTGCTTAATACGCCTGGCTTTAACGCTAGGCTCATCGGCCCTGATGGTTATCTTAAAGGTAATTGCTTTAAATCAGATAAGCTTCCCGAAGGTGTCGATGTCTTAAGTTGGCACGGCAATCTTAAGTCTGAAATCGTATATGAAAATGGTTGGCGCTTTCAAGCAGAACCGCAAGGTGCCAAGTCCCGTGTTCATACCGATGATCAAACTATGGTCAATATGCCACAGCTTTTTACTAAAAGCGAAATGGAATATTGGCTTTCCGAAGAGTACGAAAAGATGTTCCAAGAAGCATTAGCTGACAAGCTATTAAGCAATTGGAAAAACATCTATCAACGTACTTGGAAGGATAAGGTTAATCCTGAAGACGAAGAGGCGCAAGCCCGTATGCAGTATGTAGGTTATCGTTGGAGAGCTATGGGGATGAAGGTAACTGATTCTCCTTGGCTCTTTGAAACGCTAGCCGTTAGTCACGCTAAACCATTGCGGACTAGAATCCCTGTACCTTGTGCAGTTTATGAGCAGATCATCTCAGAGTCTTTGGCTCGGATGGCTGGTTATGACATTGAGGTAGAACAGGGTACCATTCAACGCTTGAAACCTTTAGGAGTTCATGTGGTGAATGATCTAGACTGGATTGAGATGTATGCATCTCATGGTGGTTGTGACCAAGATGATTTCTTTAAGCTATTTTATCGCGAGTTCACTGATGGTGAACAAGCTGGCGAAAAGGTTATCATTGCAGTCCGATCACCTAATGGTATTGGAGAATATTCAATCTTTAAATATGTAGAAAACGCCTGGCATCCGCATTGGCTTACTTCTACAGGTGAGAAGATTACATTCCCCAAGATTAGTGGTCGTGGTTGGGTACAGCGTTTATCTGAAGCTTTGGCTGAAGAGAATGTTACTTATGTCGGTTTGCCTAGTCAGGTAAACCCACCACCTAAGCGTACAAGCGAAGTCTATACTCGTGAGGATGTCTTTACTGATATCCGTACTTCTATGACTACTGGTAGCGTTGGCAAGTTTGTCAATGCTTCTATGTTATATTCGTCAGTTATTGGTGCTCATCGTTCTGTTCAGATGTGCAGCTTGGAAGATGCCATTGATGGCTTTATCCAAACTGCTATTAGTGCAGACCGTGAAGCTATTGACGAAGACGCAACCCAAATGGTTCGAGAAGTAATCGAATCTGGGTTACCAGTAGATCGTGCTCTGTGGGATAGTCGTCGTTTTGACAACTATCTTAAGAAAGGCGAATGGGTCGAAAAGTATGAGGGAGTTATCACTCAGCTTAACGAACTATGTAAGAAATACTATAACGAGTATGTTAAGCGCGTACAACTTTGGTCGCAAGAGAATGCTCGTCCATCTGAATTTATAGATAGGATTGGTTATCGTATGAGCTTTCATGCGTTGCCAATCTTGCGTAAATTCCGTATGGAAATTTATAATGTTAATAGTCAGATGACTAACGAACACGGTGGTCATGTTGACCGCTCTGGTTGGGACAATCTCTATCAAGGCATTGTAGATAAGATTAATTCTTATGAGCGTGACACTGATCGTCACGATCTTGTACTAGGTCTGTATTCTGCTTCATTGAAGCATAAAACTTCTAGTGGTAAGATCACCGATCAGTTGGTAATGAACCGTTTAGTATTCCCGTATTTGGAGCGTGCGCTTCAATTCTATGGTATTGCTACACGCATTGCTATTGCGTCTAATTCAGACGGCTCAACTTCAATTAACCAAATTCGTACTACGAACTGGGAAATTGTTGATGAAGCCGGCACTATTCATAACTTTGATGATCCTTTGGAATATCAAAGGTATTGTGGTAGGCTTAGTACGGTTACATTTAGCGCATCTAAAGCGGTATAATCCTATGGGGGTCTGGTGTCACTTCGGTGATACTGGGCCCCCATATTTTTTTTTGTTACTTTAAGTATAAAGTATTAGAATCGTTTGCCTTAGGGACTGAAGCAGAAAACATTCAGTGAACAGTATGAGGAGATTACGAACGAGTGTCCTGCTGAACGCTTAAAATTATGGCTATATGGCCACGACCAGAATGATTTGGGCTGTGCACAAAAAGCATAGTCTTTGCTGGTCTTTAATTTTATACTTTATATCATAAAAACTTTCCGGATTTCAATATGTTCCACGTGGAACATTTGACATACCGCCATTTATTGTGTAAACTTTAACTACATATAAAACACCGAGATCACTAAATGCTTAGTGGTTTAGGTGTCTCTAGAGTATATTACAGTGAGTCCATAGTCCCTCCGACAAACTCATTTAATGTCAATTAGATTACCCCCCGATTGACATTAACGCTTTCCGATTAGCGTAACAACTCTTATTCTAGAGACATCTAAACTGCTAAGCGTTTTGCATTATATGAAAGGAATATCATTGGATAGTCCGCTTGATCCTTCCAACTTTAATTTAACAACTGAAGATGGTAGAACTAAATTTTACATGACAGCCCAAGCTGAACTTTTTAATTGTATGTCTAATCTCGAAGGAGCAATTCCAGATATTACTACAATAATTCATTCTATAGATTTAGAACTTTCCGCCAATGAACAACTTTTAAGTATTGATAAAATTCTTCACAAGTATATTTTATCTTGGCAGGCTCTTCATTTATTTTTTCAAGAGTTGTTAAAAATTAGACAACTTGAAGTTGAAAAATATTATTAAAACATTTTGAACTTATTCTAATTCAGGTTCTAATCTCATGCAAAAATGTTAGATGCCCAAATTTATATACCTTTTAGAAAAATATGTCTATATTGTATATATGATTTGTAATAGGTATGTTATAATAACTAACGATTTAAATCGAAAGTTATAAAAAAGCTCTTCTATTTATATCACTTTATATATGTTAAATAACCAATACCAATGCCAAATCGGCAAGGAGAACATCAATAATGAGAACACCTAATAAGTCATTATTAATTGAGAAGTATATTAACGATAGAGTAGGCCAAGAAATTAAGCCTATGGACATCGCTAATACATTGAGTTGCACAGTGCAAACTGTGTACCTTTTTATCCGCAATAACCAGAATCGTTTTAGTTCTGTTAACCGTGGTGTATTTAAGATTATAGCTGCTGAAAATCAGTTATTTTTA